AACGAGCGCCAGTAAAACGGGTTGCAAAACCTGCGCCTGTTAGGAACCCAGACTTTACAGACAAGGTTGTTGATCTTATCAAGTGGGTAGACAGTCCGTTCAAGCTGATCTCGGTGGTGCTGATTGCCTTTGTTGCGTTTGCTGGGTACTTTGCTTGGGACTCACGGCAAGTCATTTTGAATGCAATCAGTAGCAAAAAGACAGAGCTAAAAGAGCCGTTGTTGGTTGAGGCTATTGCCAAGTCTTTGATCTACGATCTAAGCGCGGATGTGGTGATTGTGAATTCAGTCAATCTTCAATCAAACAGTCGCACAACCATTTTGGCAATGAGCAATCAGGGGCGTGAAAAGTCTCTCGAAGGCGCAATCAACGCTTTGTTTACCAGTTCGCCTGAACGCAACCGTGCAGTCATCACGATGTTCCAAGGAGAGGTGCATTGCGAGACGTTTGTGCCAAGCTCAAAGATTGGAGAGTACGTTGTTAAACATGGCGTGACGTATATGTGTCGTGGCTCTGTACCGCCAGAACAAGGCAGGTTTGTAGGCTACATTGCGGTAGGCTTTAAGATACCGCCTAAGGATATTATTCAAGCGAAGACTCGCATTAACTTAGCAAGCACGGAGATGAGTAAATGATTGATAACTGGAAACTAGCTTTTGAACAGATGCTCAAAAGTGAAGGTGGCTTCACAGACGACGAGCGTGATGACGGCAACAAGTTACCAGATGGGCGTAAAGGCTCAACCATGCTTGGCGTGACTCAATTTAATTGGGAACAGCACGTTGGGCATCAGGTCACCCACGACGATATGCGTAAGCTCACTCCTGCGGATGTAGAACCCCTGTACAAGAAAAAGTATTGGGACGTTGTGCGGGCTGACGAATTGCCTTCTGGGATTGATTACCTAGTCTTTGATATGGGTGTGAACGCCGGTCCGGGTCGCTCTATCAAAATCATGCAAACCGCTTTGGGCGTACCTGCTGACGGTGGTTTTGGTCCGATGACAATGGCTGCTGTCTTAGCTGCTGACCCTGTTGTGTTAATTGAGAAGTTCAGTCAAGAGAAAGAGGCGTTTTACCGTGGTCTTGAAAAGTTCACTGTATACGGTGAAGGCTGGCTTAATCGTGTTGCAGCAGTTAAGGTCAAGGCAAGCTCGATGCTCGGCTAAATTGTGGTTTTAAATTAGTGCGATAAAGGTTAAAATGTCAAATCAAGCGCTTTGTGATAAAACGCTCTCAAAATTACTTTTGTGGGTGGCGCTATGACCGCGAGCTTTGTTCTAACTTACGACAACTTAGTCACAACGATCGAGCAGTACCTCGAGCGTAATGACGCCGCCGTTGTCTCTCAGATCCCTGTATTTATCACGCTAGCTGAGTTTGAGATTGCTCAGCAGATCAAGACGCTCGGTCAGATCGAGGTTGCGCAAGGCGTGATGTCAATCGGCAACCCGATCATTCAGAAGCCCGCTCGTTGGCGCAAGACCGTGTCAATGTCGGTCACCTCGGGCGGTGAGAAGACGCCCGTTTTCTTACGCAAGTACGAGTACCTGACCAACTACAGCGCGGAGAGCGCGAACGGTCTGCCCCTGTACTACGCGGATTACAACTACGACAACTGGTTCGTGTCGCCTACGCCCGATCAGGCGTACACGTTTGAGGTGCTTATTTATCAGCGCCTACAGCCCCTGTCCTCAACAAATCAGACCAACTGGATCACAAACAACGCCCCCAACGCAATGCTCTTCGGGGCGCTCTTGCAGGCTGTGATCTACCTAAAAGACGACGCACGTCAGATATTCCAACAGAAGTACGACATGGCAATGCAGGCGCTTAAAGTCGAGGACGTGACCCGCGTGGGTGACCGCTCAGCAATCGCTGTGGACTCTTAGAGGTAACTATGACCAACACCTACGTCAACCCGATCACGGGACAGACAATCAACCCGAGTCAGATCGGCTACGAAGCACTGACGATCTCGGCAGACACGGAGCTCGACTGGCCAATCAACGGCACGACAAGCACAGACGTTGTTGCCGCAATCATTCAGGTCACCGCAACCGTGGGCAGCTTAAAGCTGTACCTGCCCTCTGCGCTGCAGGTGAGCACGGGTCAGAGCGTGCTGATTCAGAACATTGGCGCAATCACCTTTACGGTCACGGATATCTCAGGCAACACAATTGTTTCAATTGCCTCGGGTATCGCTCAGTACATCTTCTTAACTAATAACACAACAAACAACGGCACTTGGTCTACTGTCACGTTTGGAGCTGGCACCTCGTCGGCGAACGCTGCGGCTTTAGCAGGGTACGGTCTGACCGCAATTAGCACGACGCTCAATCAGCAATACGCTGAAAGTTCAATTTTCTCAAACCTCACATTAAACTCAACTTACCGCGCTCAGTTCTTAGTTTGGTCAAGCGGCGTGGGCACGATCACGCTGCCCACAGCGTCTACGGTCGGTAACGGTTGGTTTGTCATGGTGCGCAACGGCGGCACAGGCATCCTGACGCTTACCCCAAGCGGCACAGACACGATAGACGCAGCAGCTACGCAGCAACTTCAATTGACTGAGTCGTTGGTCATCGTCTCAAACGGCATTAATGGCTACTCTACGTTTGCCTACGGGCGCTCAAACACGTTCGCTTATACCCAGTTAGCCAAGGTCGTCACGGGAGGCACCACGACCCTCACGGCTGTTGAGTACGCCAACGTCGTGCAGGGTTACTCAGGGGCTTTGCTTTCAAACCAGATTGTCGTGCTGCCTTCAACCGTTCAGATTTATTACCTGAACAACCAGACGACTGGCTCGTTCTCGCTCACGTTCAAGACCTCAGCCGTCAGCGCAGCGACGGTTACTGTGCCTCAAGGTCAGACCTTGACTGTGGTCTGTGACGGCACAAACGTCTACAACTCGTCGAGCGCCTCTGGCGGCACGGTCACGACGCTCACGATTAACTCAGGCTCGGCTGCTGCGCCCTCGTTGAACTTTACAGGCAACACGAACACGGGCATGTACCAACCTGCAACGAATCAGGTAGGCTTTGCTCTGAACGGCGCAAACGCACTCACGCTCACCACGTCCGGTTTGTTCGTGCCTGCAGGTGTTTCGGGAGGCGCGTTTTGACAGCAAAAGTTATCTCGCTCAACATCAAGCCGGGCATCCAGCGCGATGGCACGCAGTTTGATGCGCCTGTCTATGTGGACGGCAAGTGGGTGCGCTTTCAACGCGGTCGCCCGCGTAAGGTAGGCGGCTACCGAGGGATTTTTCAGAACGCCTCAGGCATTAGTCGCGGCATGATCATGAGTTCAGAGGATGGCCTGAACTACGTCTACTCAGGTTGGAGTGGCGGTCTACAAGAGTGGGTCACGGATGATGACGACGGCGTGGGCTCGGGTCCGACCAACATTCAATTTTCTGGTGCTATTTTAACGATACCTACTTTGGTGGGTGGTAGTGCATACACAAACGGTACTTATTCTGGTGTTTCACTAACTGGAGGCTCAGGCTCTGGTGCTATTGCGGATATCACAGTTGCAGGGGCTGTCGTTACCGTGGTGACGTTGGTTTCAGGCGGTATTGGTTATTTGGCTGGTGATGTACTCAGTGCTCCTGCAGCAAGCATTGGCGGCACTGGTACTGGATTTTCTGTTACCGTCGCCACTGTTGCTTCAAGTTTTACCGCAAACGCAAACAATCTCTGGCAGTTTGACATTGGCTTTGACTCAGGTGGCTCGGGCAATCAGACGATTGTGGCGCATCCGGGTCTAAATCTCGTGCACATTGACAACACGCTCAACACGCCAGTATTGATCGGTAACTTCCCAACAGGCGCGATGAGTCAGGTCGGCGTCTTCACGGCTGCTGGCACGATGGTGATCGGTCCGCCTAGCGTGTTCACGATCGCCTCAGTCAACGCACTCATCGCAGTCGGTCAGACGGTGACAGGTACAGGTGTGCCTGCCAACACAACAGTGAGCATCGTGGCTGTGGGCGCGAGCACCACGACTGTGACGCTCTCAAACACGGTCTCAACGTCAGGCGCTTTGACGTTGACTTTTAACAACAACATCAGCGTGTCTGGTGGCTGCGTCATGCTGCACCCGTACCTCTTTGTGTACGGCAACAACGGGCTGATTAAGAACTGCTCAGCGGGTAACTTTCAAGACTGGGTCTCGGCTGACTCAAACGAAAACACTGTCTCTGCGGGCAAGATCGTCAAGGGTTTGCCCGTCAGGGGCGGCACGACTGCGCCATCAGGGCTCTTCTGGTCGCTTGACTCGCTTATTCGCGTGAGCTACGCGCCTACAACTGTGGGCGCGAGCACGATCTACTGGCGCTACGACATCGTGACGAGCCAGAGCTCAATCCTGTCGTCATCAAGCGTGATTGAGTACGACGGGCTGTTCTTTTGGTGCGGCGTAGATCGCTTCTTAATGTACAACGGCGTTGTGAGCGAGGTTGCTAACAACACGAACATCAACTACTTCTTTGACAACGTCAACTACGCGCAACGTCAGAAAGTCTGGGCGACGAAGATACCCCGTTGGGGCGAAGTCTGGTGGTTTTACCCCAAGGGTGACGCCACGGAGTGCACGGACGCAATCATCTATAACGTGCGCGACAAGATTTGGTACGACGCGGGCGAGGCTCTAGGCGCTCGTCGCGCTGCAGGCACGTTTTCTGAGGTGTTTCGTCGCCCGATCTGGGCAGGCACCGAGACTAATGACTCGGGCACCTACACGCTCTGGCAGCACGAGACGGGCACGAACCTTGTGAATTTGAGTCAGCAAAGCGCGATTCAGAGTTACTTTGAGACGGACAGCATTGGCTGGGTCAACGGTGGTCCAAACCAAAACGACGCTGTGGGTATGAACAACTACATCAGGCTCGAGCGCGTTGAGCCCGACTTTATACAGTCCGAGGACATGAACCTGTACGTCACAGGCAAGGGCTACGCATCTGACGTGGATCAGGTGAGCGCGGCTTACGTGTTCTCGCCCACGACGCTCAAGATTGACTTGCGCGAGCAACGCCGAGAGATGCGCTTGCGCTTTGAGAGCAACGTGGTCAACGGCAACTACGAGTGCGGTCTGAACCTGCTCTCAGCAGACGTGGGCGACATGCGCAGCACAGGCAACCCGTAATGGTGACCTATGATCCTCGCGGCCACACTTGGGACTCATGGTGCTCGCTCATGAATGAGCTGTTTGCGCCACAACAACTAGGCGTTGTCACCGAGGACAAGTGGCGCGAGTGGGCAGACGGCATGTCAGGTAACGGTTACTTCATGAGTTCAAACATACCCGACAGCCGCAGCTTTGCTGATTGGCCAGACTGGGCGGCTTCACTTGTTGGCATTATGAGCATACAGCCATGAAGTACGCATTAGACAAAATGTTGCCGTTGAGAGCTTTTCAAGGGCGCGGTACGCCTATTGGCGGACGTGGTCTACGGTTATATGGTGATGGCGGTTACACTTCAGGCAATTACGACCCTAATTGGCTTGACAATACATTTCCAGAACCTGCTCCCTCTTATCAAGCCCCTGCCGACGCTGCGCCTGCGCCTGCTCCTGCCAATCAGTGGCAGCAAACGGTTAGCGACATCTATCAGCAAGAGTTTGGCAGAGCCCCTGACGCGAGCGGCATGGAGTCATTTAGCGCTGCGTTAAATTCGGGCATGACGGGCGAGCAGATGCGTGAGACGCTCAGATCGAGCGCTGAAGGTCAGTCTTACGGTTTGTCACCAGACACGGGCGGTGGCGCGTTACCGACTGCCCTTACCCCAACCGAAGACTGGCAGTATCAGCCAGAGTCCTACGCCGAGTTCACAAACGCTTACTCTGCACCCTATTATTTGGACGTAAACAGTGGCGAAAGACAGGACGTAGCGCCTGTTCAGTATTCAGGTATTAACCTAGTTGACCCAAACACCTTGGCGCAGCATTTAGCACCAAACTTTGAAGGCACGCCAACGCAGTTTTACGACGAGCAAGGCAACTTGAAGGGCGTCCTAGTTGACACGGTTCGTGCGGGGTTGGGTACACGAGAAGGTGAGTTAATTCTTGACCCAATGTCCCTTGGACTGGCACTTAAACCGAACGAGACAGCATCGCTTGACAGCAAAATTCAGCAGCGCAACGAGCAGGGTCAGTTGTTGTTTGTTGACCCTTTGACGGGTGGCACAACAATCTATAACACTGGTGTGCCTGCTGAAACTGGCAGCACGGTTAAAGATCTGCTGTACATAAACGAAAGAAAGTACGGCGGCCAGATTCCTGCCGATATGGCGCAAGGTGCGTTACTACTTGCCGCTACGATGGCCACAGGCGGCGTTGGTGGCGCGTTGATGAACGCCGCAGGATTTGGTGCAGGGGCGGGTCTAACTGCAGCAGAAGCAGCTACTTTAATGGGCGGCACTCTTTCTGAAGCAGGCGCTGCAGCAACTATGGGCGGTCAACTCGCCTCTCAAGGCATCAACTGGGGCGCTGCTGCAACGCAGGCCGCAAAGACCGCTGCAATCAACGCCGCAGTTACCGCTGCACAAGGCGGCAACGTTGGCGACGTGCTAAAGGCAGGCGCTTTGGGTGCCGTTGCAGGTGGCGCAGGCGTTGCAGGCGCTGACTTGTTAGGCGGTGGCACACTTGCTCAGATTGGCACCCAGACTGCGATTGCAACGGCAATTGCTGCCGCAAGGGGTCAAGATCCGCTCCAAGCAGCGCTGAGCGGTGCCATCACGGCAACGCTTTCAACCGTTATCCCTGCAGGCACATCAGACGTATTGAACGGTGCGGGCATTACAGACCCTAGCATTCAGAAAGCAATTAACTCGGCGATTTCTAGCTCTGTTGTTGCGGCCGTCAGAGGCGGCGATATTGGCACGGCTGCAATCATGGGCGCGGTCAACTCAGCGTTGACAAGCGTTGCGGGCATGATCGGCAACAGCCAAGTCGTGCAGGACATTAAAGCCAACATCACAAACGCACTCACATCAACCATTGACTCAGTCAAGTACGAGATAGGCGCAACAAACGCTCAGGCGCTGCCTATTGAGGGGTCAAACAGGTCGCCCGTTGGCACTGAATTAGACACAGCGCCTTATGATGCAGATGCAGAGCTTGATAGAGTTATTCAGAACCTGCCTAGCAGCGCCTCGGGCGTTGAGTACATATCTGCTGCGCCCCCTTTAGTGCAACAGGCAATCAATCAGAACACAAGCAATCCAGAGGATTTAAATCAGTTCTTTGCTAACTACACACCTAACGTTGGTGCGCCCTTAGGCACTTATGCCGGCGCTGTGACGAGTGATGTAAACCCGCCTGCCTTATCCTCTGGCGATGACTACATATATTACCGAGATGCTCAAGGCAACGAGGTGTACGGACCAAGGAGCATGGCTCCTAGCACCGATACCACCGCGGGCAGCTTCTTAGGCGAGTACGGTGACTTAGCGCCGGCACAGAGTAGATTGGCGACTTTTGGCCAAGGCGTTGCCTCGGCTTTAGACAACACAGTGGGCGCTATCATACCTAGCGTTGCCCAGATGGCGTCTTACCTTGGTCTGCGAACGGGCGACCAAATAGCCCAACTGACTGCGTCTATGATTGGCAAGGACTACCAAGCCAACCCAGAGCTGATGCGTGAAATATCGAACAGGGTAGCCGAGGCGCTTAGTAACCCGTTTGGTAAGGCGTTTGGCGTAACTAACACCTCGGGCTACACGAGCGAGGCAAGCGGTCAAGCCCTACGTTTTATCAGCGAGAACTTAGATAAGGGCGCTGATTATTTGGCTGAGAAGACAGGCTTGCCCGCGGGCGATATCCGGTTAATAACAGACTCTATTTTGATGCGCCCCGGTACCGCCCTATCTACGGTTAGAGAGGCCGGTGCGGCCGTCAAAGACGTTGGTCGTGGCTACGCTGATGCAGCCACAGGCGTTGTGAACGAAAGCCCCACAGGCGCTTACAACTTAGGCGCTACCGTTGCTGACTTGACTCGAGCGCCAGACACTAGCTTGATGCGTGGTGATCCCCCTACAAGAAACATCAACCTCGGTGAGATCATTGACGAGGCACCATCTTATGTAAGCCCTGAGAGGTTGTCAGCACCTGCGCCTGCTTTGGGTTATACACCAGCCGAAGTGGTTGCACCGTCTAGAGACGTTGCAAGCATTTTTAATGACGCATTTGATGCGGCTGATCGTATTCCGACTTACGACGTACCTGAGGTATCAAGAGCCGCGCCTGTCACGCAGCTTGCGCCTGAGTCTCGTGGTGCGTTACCTACAACGCTTGCAGAGCCCACAGTTAGTCCAATAAACTTAGGCCCACGGCTCGATGCAAACTCGTTGGCAACCATCACCGAGCTCAAGAGCGTTATTGATCAAAGCAGAGACGGTCGCGCTGAGCCGCAACGGCAGGCTGAGAAGTCGTTGATTGACACTACGGTTAAGACTTACGCGCCAGAGGGCGTTAAGCCGTCTGTTATAGATTTTTGGAATAAAACGTTTACTGAGGGTGCGTACTCTGACGACGTTATTGACGGTATTAAAAACACCTTTGATAATAAAGCCGCCCCACCAGAGGTCATCTTAAAGCAGGTTGATAAAGCTACTGACCCGCTTAGCGCTGACGAGAAACTACCCGCTAAGCTAGAGATGCTCAGTAACGCATCCAAGCTCGGTATCACGCCCGCTGAGGCGATTAAGCTTGGGTTGCTAAATAACAACGGCACAAAGACTGAGCTAGGCGAGATGGTTTCGCCTACGCCTAAACCGCAGCCTAAGCCACAACCTAAACCTCAACCAGAGTCTGTGGCACCGCTCAGGCCAGTCAGGCCAGTGCTGCCAGTTAAGCCTGTTCTGCCGCCTAACCCACCGCCGCCAGCTGTCTATCCACCGCCGAGCGTCAACCCGCCTATACCAACACCGCCAAGCGTCATCCCACCGATTGACGTAGTACCCCCAATCAATATAAACCCACCTATCCCAACCCCACCACCCTTGGTTCAGGCAGCGATCACGCCACCTACGGTTGCGCCTAAAGCATCAGCACAGGGCGCTGCGATGACTCCATCGTATATGTACGCAGGTGCTCAAGGCTCGGGTCCGGGGGCGTTGCCCGGTAACTTACAAAGTACATTCTTGCAAGGTGTGAACGTGAACGAATACAACCCATTTGAGAACTACAACGTCTATCAGCAACTAGGCTCACCAGCGCCTGTACGCGCCGCTGAGGGTGGTAGCCCGCTACAGCTTGCGCAGATGCAACAAAGCGTCTCTGGGGTTGATCCAAGACTCTACAGCGTGCTGCAAAAACGCCAAGCACCTAACTACTTCACCTACGGTCAAGATGCGTCTGGCGGCAATCCTACGACGTTTGCGGGTAGCCAATTGATGGGCAAGCCAACACCCGGCATCCCAGTGATCCCCACGGGTCAAAAAGCAGCAGCCGACTGGCTCTACCAAGGCTCGGGCACCAACCCTCTTGCAATGGCTGGTACAGGAATTGCCAACCTACCCACTGGCATGATGGCAGAGGGTGGGCAGGCTCATGGCGGCGAGGACGAGCATATTCCTGAGTTCATCACGGGTGCGACTGGGCACTACGTCAGGGGGCGCGGCGACGGGCAGTCAGACGACATCCCCGCAATGTTGGCAGACGGCGAGTACGTCTTTGACGCATCGACCGTGTCAACGCTTGGCAATGGCTCATCTGACGCAGGCGCTAAGCTCCTAGACGCGTTTCGCGAGTCGCTCAGAGATCACACGAGGTCAGCACCCGCTGATAAAATACCACCAAAAGCGTCGCCTCTTGAGTACATGAAAGAAGCGCTACAAAACGTAGGAAGGAAATAATCATGGCTGACATTGATCTGACAACTTTTGACCCGACGTCTGTGCCAGTCTCCCCACTGACTGCCGCGGCGGCTACTCCTGCGGCACCCACACCGGGCGCAACGTTCAACGCCGCGACGGGTCCGAACCTGACCGCTGCGCCGTCAAACTATGTGACCCCGCCTCAGTTGGGCACACCCTCTACGCCATCAAGCGGATCGTTCACGCAGGGTGCGGCGCTTCCTAGCATCACGACTACGCAGCAGCAGGCTACAGCGGCTCCTGCGTGGTACATGGACTACCTAAACAACTTAGCCGGCACGAGCACCCAAGCTGGTGCAAACGCTCAGTACATTGGTGCGCAGCCCCTGCAGCAGCAGGCGTTTAATCAGACGGCTGCAAACGTGGGTAACTACCAGCCTAATCTAGCCTCTGCCAACGCGCTCACGATGAACGCCGCGACGACGGGTGCGCCTGACTTAGCTCAAGGCTACATGAACCCGTACATGCGAAACGTCGTTGATGAGGCAGGTCGCTTAGGTTTACAAAACATTCGCAACACGATCTCGCCTCAGGCAACTGCTGGTGCGGTGGGTAGCGGTCAGTTTGGCTCGACTCGTGGTGCTAACGTGCTCGGTCAGAACGTCACTAACGCTCTGCAGACGCTCGGCGGTCAGCAGCAGGGCTTGCTCGCGAGCGGTTACCAGAACGCGCTGACCGCAGCGCAGGCTGATCTGCAGCGTCAGATGATGGGCGGCTCTCAGATGGGTGCCTTAGGCACCACGACGCAGAACTTGGGCATGGGTGACGTGAACGCGCTCAGCACGATGGGCGGTCAGCAGCAGCAGATGGCTCAGAACCAGCAGCTGTTCCCGTTGCAGGTTGCAGCGCAGCAAGCAGCTCTGATGAAAGGTTTCACGATTCCGACGTCTGTGTCGTCTACGTACACAGGTCCAATACCGGGCGCGTATCAGACCTCGCCGCTCATGCAGCTCGGCTCGTTGGGTACAGGCGTTGCTGGCTTGTTTCAGACGCCTTCAGGCGGTGGTAAAAACACTATTAGCAACATTGGCGATTGGCTGAGCAAGACTTTTGGTAGCAGCGGTGGAGGTGGCGGTAGCGGGTCGTTTGACCCAAGTACAGCCACAGACATTGGTCAGATATCACCCGGCGATTAAATTGAAGGAATAAATCATGGCTCTCCCAACAACAGCACTACCCGCCGCGCCAACAGGCATGAGCTTGGCTGATCCTGACATTCAGAAGCAGTACTCCGAGTCGGTTGACAAGGTGCTCGCTGCGCTTGAAAACAGGGGCAGCTCTATACCTTGGTTCAAGATCTCTGCAGCCTTGGCAGACCCCGGTCGCACAGGCTCGGCTGCTGAGGGCTTTGGTCGCGCAATGGGCGTTCTTGGTCAGCAGCGCGAAGTGGAAGAACAACAAGCCCTGCCAATCGCCCAGATGCGTGCGCAGTTGGTTGGCCAGAAGTACGAGATGGGTAAGGAGGCGCAAGCCCTTAACGCGTTTGCTAAGGTGCTCGGCACGACCCCGCAAGACATTCAGTCAGGCATCTCTCAGGCACGGACCAACCCCGCCATGATGCAGCGCCTGAACGCCGCGATGCCGTTGTTTTACGGTTCGCCCAAGATTACGGAACTAGCCAAGACCATGTTCGGCCAGTACAAGGACATGGCAAACACGCTGCTTGAAGAGTTCAAGGCGGGCATGACGCAGGCCGACTTGATTGCTAAGTATGGTCCTGAGATCGTTCCGATGATCCGTGGCATGGGCGGCATTCAACCGAGCGGGGCTGGGCAACCACGGGCAACCCCTGCAGGTGGCGGCACTGCCGAACCCGCGCCCACTGGCAACGGTATGATGGGCGAACCTCCCCCAAGAGCAGCAGGCGAAGAGGCTGACTTTCATGGCACTGAACAAAACAATAGACCTGCCGCACCTGCCGCAGCACCAACTCCCGCGGCTACTACTGGCACAGTCAGAACGGCCACCGAGGCTCTTGGTCCGATTAGGGTTGAAGGTAACCGCATCATTGCCCCGGATGGGGAAGTGCTGGCCGAGCGGGGGTCAACAACGCTTGCCACTTGGCAAGACACAATAAAAACGACCCGTGCAGAATACGATAAGCGCAGGGCTGAGACTATTAAGTTTGAGCGCGATCAGATTGCGAACGCCAGTAAAGAACGCGGAGAGAGTTTTGCGCCAAGAATCAAGGAGGTCGGCACGATCAACCCCGACGACATCATGCGCACACAGGGTCTGTATGACTCGCTTGATAACCTCGTCAACAGTGACCCCGACATGAAGAAGGCGCTCGGCTTGATGTTCAAGCAGGGTGCTGGTGCTGCGATGTATGAGCTGGCAAAGAGCGGGGTCAAGGTCAACAACTTTGGCATCGGTGTCGACGCCTATCCTGCGTTTGTAAAACAATTGCCACCCGAAAAGCAGGAGAAGCTGCGTCAGATGGATATGATTCTGTCAACCATCTTTATACAGAAGGCTAAGGACGGCAAGTCGGCGTTCGGCCCGGCCATCAGTAACTTTGACGTGCTCACGCAGAAAGAGCAGATGGCATCGATTCGCGACACGGCCAAGATCATCAACAGCTGGTTGGCTCAGGAGCGCGCGTTGGCCGACCAGAGGCTTGAAATTGCCGGCGCGTTTGGCGACTACGTGACGTCCACCGAGGGCACGAACAAGAAGCCGTACCAGTTCTTTACCTCGCAGGAGTACAAGGATATTGCCAAGAAGTACGGCCAGCTTTATCGTGACCTAGCAATCACCACATACGGAGCGCCCAAATAATGGCTGACGAAAAAAAGTCCCCCTACGAGGAGGCCGCCGAGCGCCTGCGCGGCATGGGCGGCCACTACGCGACCCACGTTGACCGCATGGAGGAGTCGTTCAAGGAACCCACCACCGGATCCGACATCGACGCCAACTTGGTGCCCGCAGGCATCGGTGCTGTAATGGGTGCCCCTGTGGCGGCCTACAGGGCGCTTCGACCAACACCTGCACCCACGGCCTCAGTGGCCGACATCGCACGCACTGTGGCCGCCGAGGGCGCCCCTGCGGCCGCTGGCGCGCCCGGCGCTATGCCCAGAGCCACGGGACGTGGTGCCGCGGTCATCAACTACGCAAACCAAGTGACCCCCGCAATTACTAACCTTGAGGCCTCCCGAGCTGGTAACTACGGCGCAGTGTGGGACGAGGCTCGCAGGGCGCAGGCGCTTGCTAGCCAGACGCGGGGCTTCGTGCCCGGTGAGAACCTGATGCTGCCGCGTGAAATTCAAGAGCAGCAGGCCGCGCGTCAGGCGGTCGAGGCACGCAGGGCGGCTAATCCATCGGCAAGTCAGACCATTAGAAACGTTATAGGCGGTGCTGGCGACATTTTGGCAAAGAGCAAGGTGATGCCGATTGTGGGTGGCGCGGCCTCGGGCTACGACATTGCAAGCGCAATTGACGAATACAACCAAGGTGACTACGCTAACGCGGCCATATCAGGATTAGGCGGCGCAGGCGGGCTCATGATGATGTCGCGCAATCCACTGCGCATCGGCGCGGGTGCGTTGATGCAGGCACCTGCGCTCGCTCGCGCTGGCTACAGGTACCTCACAAAGCCTAAGGAGTAGGTTTTTCCTGTGTAATGCGCGCCTGCTCCCACGCCTCTAGCCAGATGTTGTAGGGGTCCTCGAGCAGGTCGCGTGCGTTGGCGTCGTCGAGCAGTTTGAGCCAGTCTTGGTATGCCTGTTCACATTCGTTCAAGGTATTTCTCCAGTTTGGTAAATTTATCAGCGCTTGGCTCGTACTTGCCCAAGAACCACGCGTACACCGCGGTGCGTGACACCTCTAGGTGATCGGCAATATCCACAATGCTCACGTCAAGCTCGATGGCCTTCATGGCCAAGCGTGTGAAGGGCGTGAAGGGCGTGTCGTTGATCTGCTTGATCAGTGATAGCGAGTAGCCGGCCACTACGAGCTCCCCTGCTCGGCAATCATCTTTTGCGCCATCTCGTTGGCCAAGTGCGGGATTAAATCCCAAGGCACCTTGGCGGCCGTTATCAGGGCCTGCATCGCCATGCCGGCGTACAGTTTGAACAGCTCGTCGTCATTCATCGTGATTCCAAAAAATAATAGGGGTGGCTTCACCGTGGTAACCGCCCTCGATGTTGAAGTCGCAGTACTCGCGTGCCTCACCCTGCGGCATGTCTCGCATGAGCAGCTTGATGATCTTCTCGCCGTCGTAGACTGCCCGGGTGACACGGTTACCGTCCGGTTGCCAAACTTCGGCTGTGCCAACTAGGGCGCTTTCAAGCCCGTCAAATGTTTTCATCGCTCACCTCAATAAGTTTCTGTAGGTAGTGCTGCGCCTTCTTCAGGTCCTCAACGCCGCCCTTGTCCTTCCACCTACTAACGTACTTCACTACGTTGCCCTCTAGATAGCCCAAGTTGTTGGCGATGATGTAATCCCACGGCTGTATGGCCTTGACTGCGTAGTGTGCGCCACCTACTTGTTGCGCGTTGGCGCGTATTGCTGCGCCTATTTGCGCAATACCTTTTAACTCTTGCTCGTTCAGTTCCATGTCGGACCCCTTAACCATGCCGCTGCTTCGTTAGCCTATCGCGGATCTGCGTTGCGAGCTGCTCGAGCGCCACGTCCAGCACCATCGGCACGTCCACACCATCGAGCCCCTTGCGCATCGCGTCAACGAGCTTGGCGCATTCGTCGCGCTCGATTGAAATCGCGGTCTTGGTCGTGTTGATCGCGATCTGCATGATCTCGGCCCGGGCAATTGCAAGGGACTGATCAAACTCCTCCTGCGTGAACAGCGTGGCACCTGTGCCGCGGGCAAAGAACTTCTTTTGAAAATCGGTTAGTTCTTTCATTTAAACCACCATTTAAAAAATAATATCAGTGCGCACCATGCGCCGTAAAACCACATCATCCATATTGGCAGGTCAGCGGGGATGTTCATCTTTCTTCCTCTGCTCTGTATACATCCCTGCGCGATAGCCGATCTCATACGCCTTGCGTAGCGTCATCATGCCCAGTTCGATTGCGTCACTCTCCGATATGAAGTGCAACGCACTCTCTTGTGCTGCGCGGCGTATGCTGTCCTCGACCCGCTGCTGTTGGGCGCGTTCAATTGCGTCAAAGGCTTCGTCTTCTTCAGTCATCGTTTTTGTCCTTGCTTTAATCACTTGTATGTGGTCAAACATCTTTTTGCCAAGGTCGTAAAACTCCTTGTCCTTGTTATCTTTCATTCTTCCACCCCATCAATCCATTGATCCAGTTTGTCGTGCATCTCTTTGCGGCGAGCCTGCGCAATCGTCATGTCTTGACCGCCGACAATGACTTCTATGGTGTTTGCCATTTCATTTTCAAACTGCTCACCTTTTTTGAACATAATTTCTTGAGAAGTTGTGCCAACTGTAAAAACAATACCCTGCAAGTTAATTGCTGATTGGACTTTCATGTGTTTAATTCCTTTAGTTTGGCTTCGATAGCAAGACACATTCGTTCGGGGTATCCAACATTTGCTGCAAAGATATGATTTATTTCTGTTCCGGTCAGCCCGACCCATTCACGCTTAGGCGCACGAACCTTTACAGTTAGTTCTTTGATTGCCTCGTCATAGCCATAACCAATCACTTGCGTTGCTACCTCATTGACTACATCTTCCATTTGTACAGCTAAACGTTTTTTGAGTTCCTCTCGCATTTGCCATTCGAGTGATGGTATTAAAATTGACAGCAGATCATCTGCCTTTGACTTACCTGATTTAAACAGACCCATAATTCTTCTCCTTTAGTTTGGCTTCAATAGCACGATAGCGCATCAATAATTAAGTCAATCTTGCTCATGATTACCCCTTGCTCTGATTTCATCTGCGGCATAAGTAACGTAAGGCTGTCGTTCAGTTGGCTCATATTTAAGAGCAATCTTCGCACAAAGCTCACGTTCATCAAGCCTTGCAGCCTCAACCGCATCACAGCAATCTTGCAGGTAGTCGGCAGCACAAGCCTCACGCTCGTCTTGGCGCACAAGGTCGGCAAAGTGTTCAAGGTGTTCGGCTCGTACATCAGGGTGATTTAATGAGCACCAGTCGCCATCACCAAGCTCTTCCAACCCCGCTTGTTCAGCCAACTCTTTTAATCGTTCGTTCATGCGTCATCTCCCATTGGCATAGCAAACATCTGACCTGAGAAGGCGTTCAGGATCGCAGCCTTAGCCTCCTCACGCTCGTCTTCAGGGTAGTCAGCAACAACATCGTCAAGTATCTTCAAGATGTGCGCTGCAAGTTGTTTTGATGTGATTGGTGTGGTCATAGCTTGCCCCTTGTTTCAGCAATTTCGTCACAATCTTTAATGCATTGCAACACTTGCTCTTGCATTCCATAACTCATAACAAACGAAAGATTTACTTTATTTAACAAAAACCCCGCCACCATACAAACCGTTTCCAAATGCTTAATGCGTTTAATACAATCTTCATGGTTGTCAGTAATTTTGATTGTCATACTGCCCACCTCGGTGTCATAAATGATGCGTGTTGTCGAGCCTTAGCCCTGCGTGTTGCCTTGCGCTGTTTAAACGGCATCAAGTGCTTCTTGTGCTTGCCGTGCATCACAAAGATAGCCTTGCGTAACCACTTGCGCGGCACAATCAACTTTGTTGGACGTACTGTAATACGCTCACCTGACTCATCAATTGCGTTCCACAAAGACAAAAGGGCTTGCTCAAGTGCGTTAGAGGTTAGGTCTATCACGGCATCACCTCCGCTGATTTCAACCTGCCCTTGCCATCAATAACAATCTTGATACACTCATGCCCGACTTGGTCGTCAACCTCTACCCACGACTTCAGACCACAGATTAGATACTTCACTACATCAGGCTTTGGTTCAGGCTTGATGCGATATTGCCAACTTTTATCCCAAGACGGGTGTCTTAAATCGCGCCATTCCACATACTCACTTTTACCTTGAATCTTCGCACCATCCGCCCAAGCGTGGATAAGGTCTGCGTGTTTGTGTTTCATTTCACCTTCTCCTTCACATACCCAAACTTTTTAGCAAGCGTTTTAAATTGCACCTCATTGATGAAGTACCAATCTTTCTGTACGCTCTTGTATACAGGAGTTGATTGAATCAACTCATCGTCAAGCTCAATTGCATGTTCTGTCAGCATCACGGACCGTGGTGCGCCGTTGATGAATACAACATGTGCTACGGGTTCCTTGTTCATTTCACACCCCCCGCCATAGCACGATCAACCTCGTCGTTCATCTGCTGCTCGGTCACCATGAACAACTGGCTGGTGTACTTGTTCAGCCAGCGGTAGCGTGCCGCATCAGCCGCCAGACCGCGGTGTATCCTAGTCGTTCGATCAAGCGTCGCGCTTAAGAAGTCAATCCTATCTGACTGCGCCTTAATATGAGCGTTGAGCTCGTCGACGTGCGTCTGCATTTCGCGTTGTTCTTTCATTGCAGCCTCATGAACTCGATGACGTTGTTTTTAATGGTGCTTATGACCGAGCCGTTGCCCCACAGCTTGCACCCACGCGACACGGCCGCCGATCGCAACGACTCGGCGTCAAACTCGCCGGGTTCAAGTAAAAACACGTCACTGGGTTGCATTTTGTCAAAGTCTTTGCCGGTTAAAAAGGTGCTGTACGTGCCGTAGGGTACCGTCATCTGACGCCTCTTACGCTCGCGCGGTGCGACCACCTCAAGCGAGCCCTCGTTGATGATTGGCTCATCCGGTATCTGGATGACGTACTCGGCCTTGATGGCCTTTAATAAAACAATGGCTTTGTTCAATGCGATCTGTGTAATTTGTTCCACGGTTTAATCCTTTTTAATGTGTAGGGCGGTTTCTGATAACAACGAGAGACTCTTGTAGTAGTCCCACTTGGCAATGGTTTCTGAATCTTTTGAGGGTGGGGTCCAGCCGTATTTTTTCCAAGTGCGTTGCACGTTGGTGGCCGAGGCTGGGGCGTAGGGTAAGTGCTCTGGTTTGAGTTCCATGATCACATCCCGTAAGAAATAACAAAGTACAGGATGAAGATGGAATACAGAATTACTGAGGCCTTAACTACAAAAGCAAGATATCGTGTGAGCATGTGTTTCTCCGTGTGAATTGACAATGTAAAGCTTTTTTTTAACTGAGTCAATAAAGTTTATGAAGACCTACGTCTATCAGAATCTTAATCGCCTCGCTCATGTACCACTGGTAGTCGATATCAGTGGGTAAAACTTCTGGCAGCTCCATGATTGGCACCGCGTTGTCTGACTTGGGTACCTTGTTGCCGTTCTTCTTGTAGCGTATGAAGTCACCCTCAGTAGCGCGGTACCAGCGCACCACCTTGCCCAAGTACCTGCCCCTGTAGATCGCACCTGTGCGCACCGCACGCACCGTGGCAAAGAGCGTGATGTCCTCGCAGCCGTAGATGGTCTGCCTGATCGGTGTGCCCTCTGCCAAGTACTTCACGGCCGCGATCGAGCATATCTCGTTAGCCGGGCTCTTTGAGAGCGTGGTGGCAGCATACGCACCCTTGAGCTTGACGCGGCCGTCTGGCTTGATGGCCACGTAGCTGTTCACGTCACGCGAGTGCAGCGCGCGGTAGGCGGCCTCCTCGGTCACAAAGCCCGTGCACTTCTCCCACTTAACCACAGCCTCCTGCACGGCCACGTAGCGCGTCTTCTTGCCCCGTATCACGATGCCGTCGGTGTTTGCACTCACCACCTGCGCGCCCGCGCCCTCTACCATCGCGATCAGGTCAAGTAGTGCTAACTGGCCGGTGAGCGTGACCTGCACGAGCAGGCCCGGTGAGTACAGGCAGCTATACCTGCTGCCAAGCTTACCGAAGGTGCCGTTAAGCGCAATCTTGAGCGTGTCCGAGGTCACCTTGTCACCCGCGGCCTTGGCGGCCAGCCTGCGCTCGTAGATGGTCGTGTACACGTCAAGGAAGGCCTCGCCCATCGTCTCTGGGTACAGGCCGCACTGCAGGATGATCGAGGGGTAGTAGGACGCCACGTCGCGCTCGATTAAGAACTCGTCCTCGGCCACGATGTGCGTGATCGCGCTCTCGGTGCTGTGCAGGCCGCCGATCCCCATGCGGTAGTTGCCAGCGCGGTAGTTGCCAGCGCGGTAGTTGTCTAGCGCCTCGCACTTGGGTGAGCCTGTGTCGGCGATCACGAAGTCGCACGCGCGCACGAAATCAAGCGCTTCGCTCTCTTGGATGAATGGGGGTGCCTTGTACTTAAACACCTTGCCGATCGTCACACGGGGCTTGCCAACGGGCTTACCGGTCACGTTGTGCACCTCGGCCTTGATCACGGCCTCTGCAATCTGCGCGTCGGACTTGCTGCGCAGGTCTTGGCCGTACTGGTCGCCTAACTTCTCACGCAACGCGATCTGGGGCTGCAGGCGCTCGTAGAGCATGAGGGTCACATTTAGGTCGTTCTCGCAGTACTCGCGCAGCGCCACGCGGTCGGTAGGCGTGATGCTTGCCGATGGCTCGATGGGTAAATCCTGCATCTTGGGTGCGCCCATACGCCCGGCGTAGTTCTTAAGCCCTGTGAGCCCCGGTGCGACCTCGATTAAGTCGATGTGGTTCACACCCTTGGGCGCGCGCAGGTCAAGCTCCCACGGCCGTGTGTCGTGCACGATGATGTTGTCTGAGTGATCTTTAAGCTCTTGGCAGCTCGCGCCCTCGAGCGCGGCGTTCAAGAGCGGCATGTCGTAGCCGTTGCCGTTAAACGTCACCACGCAGACCTTGCTCAGCACGCTGCGCAGTGCGTCGCGGTTCAGGTCGTGGCCTTCGTACATCTCGTAGTACATCGTCTTTTGCTGGTCTTTCAGCATGACGAGGAAGTAATCCTTGTAGACCTCAATATCTAGTGCGACCGTTTTCATCGTGTTCTCCGTTTTAGTTGTTGGCATACTACTCGCTGCACCGTGGCAAGCTGTTCTCAGCGACTATCTAGAATGGCTGCTGGGCGCTACCCATCACCACAGCATCTGCTTTCACATACCAACACGGCTGAGGACTGCTATTCGGGCATAGGGTCTTACGACTTGCTGCTCTGTGGTTACGGCAATCCCCATGCGTGTTGGTGCCGGGCTTTGGGTTCAGGTGCCCGGCGACCTGTAATGACTTTACCAGTCCTCGCCTGATGCCTCGTAGGCACCGAGCTCGTTGACCGCGTCGGTCATGGCCTTGGCTGCGCCACCGAACGGTGTGCCGTCGGCGACCTTCTGCACGACGTTGAGCTCGAGCGTCACGCCACCCTTTTGTGAGGTGCCGTAGGCCTTGGCGTTCAGGCTGGCGCGCACGTAGCAGCCACCGTAGACCTCGAGCTCGTCAAGAATCTCGGCGCTGTTGGCGTCCACGATGCGCGGGCGCTGCTTGTTGCTCGCCTTGATGACCCAGTTGCCCTTGGCCGCAGGGTCGTCGACCTCGTCGCCGTCGGTGATACCCCAGCGCTCAAAGTTCGTGGGCACCTTGGTCGGGTAGAGCTCCTTCACCGCGGCGTCTTGGGCTGCGCGCAGGTCGTCGATAAACTTCTTCTCGGCCTTGGGCACGAGCAGGCTGATCGAGTACTTCGGGTCACCCTCGCCTTGGAAGGCTGTGGGCTTGAAGATGTGCGGATAGGACGCACGTGCTTTGGGTGAGTTAACTCGTGAAGAGCGTGTAACTTGGATTTTAGCGGCGGTTGCCATAGTAGGACCTTTTTAACGTGTTTAAGAACGCAGCAACTCGGCGAGCGCTGCATCGTTTGTGCTGAGTTCCGATCGCTTGTCCTCGATCGTTGTCAGCGTGGGTTTACCGGGCGGCTTGGTAATTAAATCACCAAGTAACTCGGTAAATTTCTTCTTGCCAACGAGGGTTTCGATGGCACCTATTCCAAGCAGCTTTGTAGCATAAATATGTTCGGACTTGAAGTCGTTTGTTAAAAGCCTGTCTGCAACCTTTGCATCGTCTGACCAACTGCGCACGCTGCGACCTTCGACCAACTTCAAACCCGGTAACTTCACGCCAGTCTCTGCACGCTTAAGCGCTTGATCCTGCAAGTCGTTTGCCCACGCGACGATGCCAGCAAGTTTGGGGTAGATGGCTGCAAGCTCTGCATCGGCCATCAGCTCGCCTGCGGGTTGGTCAGACACTGTTGCAATCATCATGTCAGCGCGTGCCCGGCACGAGTGACGCGCCTTGCAGAACCGGCAGTGGTCACCTGCAACAGCCTCGCCCTCGCCCTTAAACGCGATCTCAGCAATTGGCTTGACTGTCTCGCCCCATGCAAGGAGTGCGTCAACGTTGGTGGCCCACGAGCTGATGTTATGAATGCGTGGCTGCACGATGTGGAGCACGATGTCAGTGAAGGGCCCGTACACCAAGTCGTACTCGTTAATCGCACCCAAGCCGTAGAGCATGGCCTGTGAATTATTCTCAACGTCCACGGCCACACCCTTGCCGTGCTTGTAGTCAAAGACGTGGATGGTCTGGCGATCGATCAGCACGCAGTCGCTCGTACCAAAGCCTTCGGGCACCCACGGGCTCACGTCAAGCTTAACCTCCACCAGCATGTGCTCGTGCTTGAACGAGCGCACGTAATCGAGGTAGATCTGCACCGCGTCGCGCATCTCTTGGCTGTAGTCACCGATAATTTCATCGGCCGGTTTGCCTGTCACCAGCGCGCGCTCACCGAGCTCGTGCGCCAGACGACCCTCGGCCGCGTATGGGCTCTGCTCGTCGGGGAAGTGCGACTCAAGCCGCACACTCGGTGTGCAATTTAACCACTGGTGGCTCTTGGAGCATCCGAGGTAGGCGTGCTCACTCATGGCGGTTGCTCAACTTGGCGGCCAGCTCGTCGCGCTGCTCGTCGGTCATGGCCTTGATGCCGCCGGTGCTGTAGGACGAGATCATCGCCTTGACTGCGGGGCTACCAACCTCCGCGGCCGTGGCCACGCACAGCGCCTGCAGGTCTTCGACACTGATGTGCTCGGGCTCTTTTTTCTTGCGGGTCTTGGGTGGTGTGACGGGCGTGGCTTCCTCTGCGACTGGTGGCTCGTCGGCCACCATCACCGCGTTGCTAATCGTGGATATCGCGCTACTTAAATCAGATACCTTGCGGCGTAGCTCTTCAATTGTCTGGGCTTGGATATTGATCGTAAACATTTGTGTTTCTCCGTGTTTGTGAAATTAAATAGTAGCACGGATTTTAACTGTGTTAATATTTTTGCTCTTTCGGAGGTTTTGTATGTTCAAGTTCAGTAAGTATTATGCCTCGCTGACTGCGCAGCAAAAGCGTGATCTTGCGCTTGGCGTGCACAGCAGCATGAGCTATCTTGGAATGATCGCGCACGGGAAGCGCAAACCCTCGGAGCGCTTCGCAGCAGCGCTGAGTTTGGCCGCGGGTAAGAAATTCAACTACAAGGTTTGATATGACAGACACGATAACGTTGCTTAAAACGATGAACGGTCGCAGGATGACCAAGTTATGGAAACAAGACGGTACGATCGATGGCTACGAGGACGCCAAGCACTTTAAGATGCGCCGCGAGCAGGTCGCAAGTTTAGACGAGCTCGGCGCGATGCTCAAGAGGATTGAGGGTAATCCCGACGTGTGCCTGATACGCGGGGCTTACGTGGGTGACGAGCTCGCTGAGAAGTCAGAGTACTCGGGCTACGTGCGTCGTGCTCTGGTTAACTTTACTGACCAGCCGCTGCACGCGGTCATGTTTGACGTTGATAACTTCGAGCACGAGGGCGCGCCCGAGGAGGCGATCGACGCGTGGATCGAGACCACGCTGCCTGCGTTCGCTGGTGTGCGCTACTGGTGGCAGCTCTCGTCGTCTGCAGGGCGCACACCCGGTGTGCTCAAGGCGCACGTGTGGTTCTGGTTGGCCGAGCCTCGCACGAGCGCTCAGCTACGTGCGTGGGGTATCGGCATCGCAGGCCTTGATCACTCGGTCTTTAACCCAGTGCAGGCGCACTACACGGCCGCGCCTGTGTTCGAGGCCGGTGTGGCTGACCCGGTCGGTGCTCGCTCAGGCATGTCGTCTGGCTGGTTTGACTCGGTCGCAATCGACGTGTCGGACGTGAAGGTGCCTGAGTACGAGGGGTCGTACACGATGAGTGACCCTCGCGAGAAGCCCGGCGTGGTGGGCGCGTTCTGTCGCGCGTTTAGCGTGGAGGAGGTGATCGTGCGCTGGCTCCCGGATAAGTTCCGCTTCCAGATGGATGACAACGAGCGCCGGCTCACCTACAAGGCCGGTGGCGGCTCAGTGGGTGGTGCCTTTATCAGCGACGACCGTATGCACGTGGTCAACAAGCACGCGACCGACCCGTGTCTGGGGCGCGCGGTTAACGTCTTCGATTTGGTGCGGGTGCACAAGTTCGGGCACCTCGATGAGGGTGCTGACCCGCTCGATCTGGTGCAGATACAGTCACACCCCTCGCAGCTGGCCATGCTCAAGATGTGCGAGGGTTTGCCAGAAATCGCCGCGGAAAAGACAGCGGCCGTCGCCAGTTGGTCGGAGCGCATCGCGGCGGCCGCTTTAACAGATTTGGAGGCGCTCACGGCAGAGATCGGTTTGGACGTTGGGCAGGTTGAGCAGGCGGCACTCGTGCAGGCGCTTAGGCGTCGCTTTGCGGAGCTGGGGGCGAACATGCCAGTTGCCGACATCCGGCGCATGATGCGCCCACGGCGTGCGCAGGTGGCGCTGCCTGACATGAACGCCGAGGGCGCGCCCCAGCAGACGATTGAGAACGTGGCAGCGGTCTGCCAGAACGCGGGGATAGTCGTGCGCTACAACTGCATCAACAAGCACGACGAGATCCTCGTGCCCGGCGCGGGGTGGACGATGGACAACGCGGCCGAGGCCTCGCTCACGGTGATCCGCTCGATGTGCCACAAGTCCGAGATCAGGACGCAGTACCTGAAGAGCATCGTCACGACCATCGCCGACATGAACGTCTACAACCCGGTGGTCGAGTGGGTGAGTAGCAAGCCGTGGGACGGGATGAGCCGGCTGCAGAGCTGGTACGACACGCTGGTGGAGGTGACCGAGGCCATCGAGCGCGGGCGCAAGGAGCTGCTCATGCGCAAGTGGGCGCTCTCGGCGATTGCCGCGGCCTACTCGCCCGACGGGGTGATGGCTCGCGGCGTGTTGGTGCTCCAAGGCGCGCAGTACATCGGCAAGACCCGGTGGCTGACTTCGCTTGTGCCGGCGAACTTGAACCTAGTCAACACCGGCAAGAGCCTGAACGTGCACGACAAGGACTCGCTCATGAACGTGCTCTCGGGCTGGCTGGCTGAGCTGGGTGAGCTTGATGCGACGTTTAAGAAGAGCGACATCGCGGCGCTCAAGGCGTTCCTCACCCAGACGGTGGACGAGATACGCAGACCCTATGCCGCGGCGTCTTCGCGCTACGCCCGGCGCACGGTGTTCGCGGCCTCGGTGAACGACGAGACGTTCTTGGGTGACCCCACGGGCAACAGTCGCTTCTGGGTGATCCCGGTGAGTGCTGTCGTGCACGACCACTCGATCGACATGCAGCAGCTCTGGGCGGAGGTGCTGGCGCTCTGGAAGGCTGGCGAGGTGCACTACCTGAGCCAGTCGGAGATGGGCGAGGTGAGCGTGCATAACAACCAGTTTGAGCAGTCCGACCCGATTGTGGAGCTCATAACGGACGGTTTGGCGTGGGCGGATTTCAGCGAAACGCGGTGTAAGTGGATGAGCGCCTCAGAGATTCTGAGGTGGCTGGACGTGAGGAGTCCCAGTAAAAGGGACACCAGTTTGGCGGGTGCGGCGGTGCTGAAGTTGAACGGTGGGCTCAAAAAACGGCTCTCAACGGGCCGTTATCTGGCTGTTCCGCTGAGCAAGGCGATGGGGGTTGTGGACGTTGGGGGCGAGGTATGGTGACATGGCTAAAAACTGTTGGCGTATGTCACCGTATGGGTGACATGGTGACATGCGGTGTAAAAAGTAGGCAAAAAAGGGCTTTCATGTCACTATACGGTGACATGAAAGGGGGGTAGTGACATTAGGTGTCATCATAGGGAACATGTCACCTATGTCACTATATTTATATATATTTTATATAGGGTAACTGTGATGGTAGGTGGTAACACACTACATACTTCCTATATAGAGTTAGCAAAGCTGGTCATAGTGTCATGGGTGACATGGAAAAGGACGTAGAAAAGCGTTTAGTGGGGGGTATAAAGCGGCTTGGTGGGCAGGCGGTGAAGTTCGTCAGCCCGGCCTCGGCGGGGTGGCCTGATCGCTTGGTTTTGATGCCGGGCGGGCGGGTGACGTTCATCGAGTTGAAGACAGGCACAGGAAAACTTAGTGAGTTGCAAAAGTACCGGCTGAAGGTTTTGGGTGACTTGGGGTTTGATGCCCGGGTCCTGTATGGGCACGATGAGGTTAAAGGATTCTTAGATGAAACTGCACGATTATCAGTTGAGGATGGCCGAGCACATGGTGGAGCACCGCGGGGCGATGTGTTGGTCGGAGGTGGGGCTGGGCAAGACCGCAGCGACCCTGCAGGCGCTTCGGATGATGAAGGCAAGGGGTGAGCCTATCCAAGTGCTGATCGTGGCTCCTAAGCGTGTTTCTGAGCACGTGTGGGAGGCTGAGCGCGATCTTTGGGCACCCAAGATGCCGATGCTGGTGATTAAGGGCAACCAAGCGCAGCGACGACGTGCGCTCAGGACACCGTGCGCGGTCAAGGTGATCGGGCGAGACAACGTGAAGTGGCTGGTGGACGAGCTCAAGGATCGTTGGCCGTTCAATGTTTTGGTGGTGGACGAGAGCCAAGGGTTCAAGAGCCCGTCCACGGCGCGTTTTAAGGCCCTTAGGCGCGTTAAGTTTGACCGGGTGATACTCCTGAGTGCCACACCGGCCTCAGAGGGCTTGCTGGGGCTCTGGAGCCAGTGCTACTTGGCTGACAGGGGCGAGAGGCTGGGCAGGACCTACACGGGCTACATCAACGCGTTCTTTGTGGGCGATTACATGGGCTGGAACCTCGCACCGCGGCCCAACGCAGAGAAGGAGATACACGCAAGGGTTAAGGACATCACGGTGGCCATGCGGGCTGAGGACTACCTCGACCTGCCTGAGCGCATCAACAGCAACACGGTGGTCGAGATGCTGCCCGGTGAGCTCAAGGTCTACGAGCAGCTCAGACGCGACGCGCTGTTGCCCATCACAAACGGCGAGCCGATCACGGCGGCCAACGCCGCGGTGCTTTGGGGCAAGCTGCACCAGCTCTCGGGCGGGGCGATCTACGACGAGGACAAGGCCGTGCACGTGTTCTCCAACGTGAAGCTCGCAGGCCTGCAGGATGTGATCACGGCCGCGAACGGCAACCCGGTGCTGGTGTTCTACGGCTACAGGCACGAGATCGAGCGCATACAGGCCGCCACGGGTGCCGAGCTGCTGGACGTTGATAAGTGGAACGCCGGCCTGCAGAAGGTCGCCTTAGCGCACCCTGACTCGTGCGGGGCGGGGCTGAACTTGCAGCACGGGGGAAGTATCGCGGTGTGGTTCACACTCCCGGCAAGCCTTGGGCAGTACATTCAGGCTTGCGGGAGGTTGCACCGTCAGGGTCAGACAAGGCCGGTTTTTATCCACCACCTCGTTGTGGCGGGTACGACAGATGAGGTGGTGTTGGCGCGGCTGGGGGAAAAGAGCACGACGCAGGTCGAGCTCTTGCGCGCGATGGTTAGACCCGCTTGATGGCGAGCGTGGACTGCAGGTTGTCGAGCAGTCTGAAGAGCGTCGAGGCGGTCGAGTAGTTGCCGGCCTCGGTGGCGACGGTGATCTGGTTCATGATCGCGTTCATCATGACGGTGTTGGCCGCGTTCCAGCCCGTGCACACTGCGTGCTTGGCGAGGTCATCGGGGTAGGACGCGAGCAGTTGTTCGTAGTTCATAAGTTTCCTAAGTCCTCTAGGGCGTTTTCAAGGCTGTTAATGGCGTTTTCGATGCCGACCATACCCTCGGACATCTTCTCACCGCGTTCGCTTTGCTGGAGGCTTTCTGGCATGTTGCCAAAGGCCTCATCTTCTTGGTTAAAAACTTCCTGCAGCTGGCTAAGCGCCTCTTCGATGGCGGCGATCTGGGCACTGATGATTTTGCGGCGTTCGTTGTTCATAAAAATCCTTGAGCCCCCGAAGGGGCTGGTGAGTTTACTTGCGGGCTTTGACGCGGACTTGGAACGAGGCAGACTGCTTGGTGTACTTGGCGTACTCGGCCTCGCCAAACTGCTTGACGAACTTTTCTTTGTCGAAGATGGTGCTGTTGAATTCGCTGTAGGTCGCGCGAAACAACGAGCCTTCGACGAACGCGACGCCGTCGGCATCGATCTCGAGGTTGCCGTCGGCACCGCGTTCTTTAACGACTTTCTTGATGGCGTCGGCTTGCTTGGTGAGGTCGGCGATTTGGGCGAGGAGGAGACCGAGTTGGTCGACTGCTGAGGGGGTGAAGTTCATTTTTAAGGCTCCGTGTTTGTCGTGTTTGGGTACTGAAACTACAGTTTACATTGTAAAGTTATTTTGTGCAAACGGGGCCGAAGCCCCTGTTGTTTTTATGCCGCAAGCTTGGCGTATTCGTCGGCCAGCGTCCAGAGCGCCTTGTTCAACTTGACGTTCTCGGTCACGCCACCCACAGCACGGGTTGACATGTTGCGACCGTTAGCTGTACGACCCTGCACGCCGCCCTTGATCATGTTCTCCTGCACACGATTGAACGTCGTCCAGAGGTTGTCCTTGTTGTCATCCCAGCGGCGCAGGGTGAGCAGGCGATCAGAGGTGATGGGTGCGGCACCGTCGTCGTAGCGCAGTGCCAACGCGGCGCGTGCGAAGAGCTCTTGGTGGGGGCGATCCATCGTCACGGCCTTGTAGTCGTCGATGCGCGAGCCCACAGCGTTGAGCTCGTCGATCACGCGGTAGGACGCGTCCACCACGTCGTCAACTACGCGCCCGGTGTGACGCACGCGGCAGTCCGCGGCCACGTCGCCGGCGATGATGCCGTTGGCGCACACCATCCTAAAGAAGCCCGACATGAGCTGGAACGAGCTCGTGCCGTCGTGCGAGTTCAGCAGGATGATCTCACCATGGCCTTCGTCGTTCTTGAGCGCCGTGGGGTGACGCAGGCGCAGCAGGTGCTTGGTGTGCTCGCGCTTGTTCAGATCACGCACGCGGGTCTGGCGAACCTCGTAGGGCTCAAAGCCCTCGGCGCGCAGGCCGTCGAGCACGTCGCTGGTTGGGATGAAGGCGTAGCGCTCACCACGGCTGTCGTGGGCTTCCTGAGCGAACACAGAGGGCGCGTAGCGCGCGATCATTGCGTTGTCCAGTGGGCTCTGTGAGCGAAAGGCTGTTGGTGCTGACATTTTGATGTTCATGGTGTTTTCCGTGTGGTTGGGTAGAAAGATTTTAGTATAAAGCGGCTTACTTAACATTGTCAACTACGTTGTACGAGTACGACTTAAACTTGGCTATCGCGGCCGCGTCCTGCTCTGCAGTAAGTGTGAGCCGGGGCTTGAAAGCTTGGCGGTACTCGTGACGCGCCTCAAGCGTAGTGATGTACCATCCAGTGGCGATACGCCCAAACTCAATGTAGGTCACAAGGCGTGAGAACTTGTAGGCGTTAGGTAAGGCCTGCCCACTGCGATACGCAGCGCGTGCACCTTCAAAAAGTTTTTTGTTGGGTAACAACTTACCAAGTTCAGATTCAAAAAACATGGTGATCTCAGGGATTGCCCAAGCTGCAGTTAGTACGTGCTCGGTTGCGCGCCCGTTTGCGGCGTCCAACAGGGCCTGAATTTTAGGTAAGTTTGCTTCGCTGACTTTGATCGGTTTCATGGTGTGACTCCGTGTTTGCGTTGAAGGAATGCGAACAACTTGCTGCTGGCACAGCGAGCGCAACGATGCTCGGCTGACGTGGCAACAAACTCTGCGTGGGGGTAGGTGAAGTGCTCGCCACGCAACGAGCCGCCCGTGCGACCGCGTTGACAAGCTGGGCCACCGTGGACGGTGTGTTGTAGGTGATTTTTGTGCATTTAGATCTCCGTGTTTGTCGTGTTTTGTACTGAGCCTCTACAATAATCCTGTCCTGTTTACATTGTCAACCGATTATTTTATTATCGGAAACCCTAATGCAAAAATACAACGGTGGTATAAAATCGCGAGAATCACGGGAGGTTTGCTATGGGAAGGCCTAAGGGTTCAGGGAGTCTGTACACGCAAGAGCTCGCGGCTCACATCTGCGAGCGCCTGTCGATGGGTGAGACGTTGGTGAGCATTTTGCAGTCGCCGGGGATGCCAAAGCGCTCTACCGTGCAGCACTGGGTGACCGACCTGCCCGAGTTCGGAGAAATGTACGCGCGCGCGAGAGACGCAGGCTTCGACGTTTTGGCCGAAGACACCATCAGAATCATCGACGAGGAACCCGAGCGGATCACCGGCGAAGGGGGCGGTCGGCGTGACAGCGCCTACGTCCAGTGGCAAAAGAACCGCGTCGAGCTCAGGCTGCGCCTGCTCAAGAGCTGGTGCCCCAAGCGCTACGGCGATCGCCAAGTGCTGGTCGGCGAGGCCGAGAACCCGCTCACGTTGGCATTTACCCCCGAGACGCTCATCTCGCTGGCCGACGGCCTGCAGACCGAGCGCCAAGATGGCAAGTAGTCTGGCCAAGAGGCTGCTCGATCCCGCGTTCCAGCGCGAGTACGCAGCTTACCCACCCGAACACCGCGCGGCCTTTGAGGCCCGCGTCGCGTGGCTTAAGAAGGCCCACGCGCACCAGATCCTGCCGGCCGGCGACTGGTGGTCGATCTGGCTGCTGCTGGCTGGGCGCGGCGCTGGCAAGACGCGCACCGCGGCCGAGCAGGTCTGGTGGTGGGCGTGGACCCAACCCAACACGCGCTGGCTGGTATCCGCCCCCACGTCGGGTGACGTGCGTGCGACCTGCTTTGAGGGCGATAGCGGCATTTTAAACGTGATGCCCAAGGTCTTACTGGCCGACTACAACAAGAGCCTCTCTGAGATCGTTTTAACCAACGGCAGCCTGATCAAGGGTATACCCGCATCCGAGCCCGAGCGGTTCCGCGGCCCGCAGTTTCACGGCGCGTGGCTCGACGAGCTGGCCGCATGGGAGTACTTAGACGACGCGTGGGATCAGATCCAGTTCGGCGTGCGGCTGGGCAAGCGCACGACCATCATCGCGTCCACCACGCCGCGCCCCAAGGACCTGATCAGCGCGTTGGCCGACCGTGACGGCGAGGACGTGTACCTGACCACGGCCAGCACCTACGCCAACCTTGACAACCTCGCCCCCAGCTTTCGCGACCAGATCCTGCAGTACGAGGGCACACGATTAGGCGACCAAGAGATTCACGCCTCGATCCTCTCGAGCGAGGACACCGGTATCGTCAAGCGCGCGTGGTTCAAGCTCTGGGGTGCTGAGAAGCCCCTGCCCCAGTTTGAGTACGTGGTGCAGTCATATGACTGCGCGACCAGCACCCGCACGGCGGCCGACCCCACGGCGTGTGTCGTGCTTGGCGTGTTTAAGCCGAGCGAGGACAAGGGCATGAGCGTCATGTTGATCGACTGCTGGAGCGAGCGCATCCAGTACCCCGAGCTGCGCCCCAAGGTGATCTCGGAGAGCGAGGAGATTTATGGCGACGAGAACGAGTTCGGCAACGGCAAGAAGGTCGACCTGATCCTGATCGAGGACAAGTCGGCCGGTATCGTGCTGCTGCAGGACTTACAGCGTGCCGGGCTGCCTGTGCGCTCTTACAATCCGGGCAACGCCGACAAGACCATGCGGCTAAACATCGTGAGCCCGCTGATTGCACGCGGCCGGGTCTACCTGCCCGAGTCGACGGTCAACCCCGGCTGCGCGCGTGATTGGTGCGACGCGTTCCTCAGTCAGGTCTGCAGCTTCCCCGACAGCAAGCACGACGACTACGTCGACGCGCTCAGTCAGGCGCTCAGGGTGCTGCGCGACATGGGCTTCGTAAACATTGACCCGGTCGCCGACCCTGACCTATACTACGCCGACGACGACCGCCCCAAGCGCGACAACCCCTATGCAGCATAGGTAAACCATGAGCCGTATTAAACGAGCAGTCAAGGGTTTTATCGATCCCATTACCACGAAGGTGGAAGACTGGAAGTGGCGGGCGCTTGCTGACGTCGACAAGGAGCTCAAGCTCAAGGAAGTACCCGACTACATTCAAGGCGGCTACGGCGGCTTCATGGCCGACCAGCTCAAGCGCGCAGAGGCCGGCGACCTTAACGCCCGCGACCTCATCAAGGCGTACACCATTACTCAGTCATCGATCGGGCGCGGTGGCCTGTCGCACGCGACGGCAACCAAGCGCGGCTTGAAGCTGCCCGACACCGGGGGTGAAGTGCGCCCCGAGGGTGCCTTTGCCGAGTGGCTGGGCTCGCCCTTAGGGCAGCGCTACCTCGACATGGCCGAGCGCGGCGAGCTCGATTCCAAGGCGCTCAAAGAAATCCAAGCGGCGTTCGCGCCCTTTGGCAAGCAGAACGATCAGGTGGCCAAGATGGAGTGGGCGGCGCAGAACCTGCCCGGCATGGCCACCGACCTCAATACCCGCGTGACCGGTTCGCTCGGCGACTGGCGCAACTACACCGACGAATTGCGCGGCATCGCGGCCGCCAAGTCTGGCTTCGTTGGCTCGCTGCTCGGCCGCGGCGACGTGCCCACGCTGGACGCGCGTCAGCTCAACCTGCACGGCACCACGCCCCCAGTCGGGCTGGGCTCGATTCAGAACCGCGGGGGCGGTACAGGCGGGCGCGAGCTCGTCGATCGCCTGAGCGCACGCCAAGAGGCGCTGGGGCTTAAGCTCGACCCAAGCCTTGACCCGTTCTACCAGCACCTTGGCCACCACGCCGTCTGGGACAAGATCGGCAACACAGAAACCACACATGCGGACTTGGTGCGAGCGATGCGCGACTACAACAAGGGCGGTGCCGTACACATGGCTGGCGGCAGCTTAGTCAAGAAGGCTGCCAAGGCCGCCACCAGCCGCATTGACATGAACTACAAGGACGTGACTCAGCGCACGCCTGAGCTGCAAGATGCGGCCAACAAGCTCATCGGTGGCGAGCTCTCGGCGGCCGAGTACGACGCGCTGGTCAACCAATACAAACCCGTCACGCCCTACGCCACGGTGCCCACACCCGCCACGCGCGAGGAGGCCACCGGCGCACTCACGGCCGATAAGCGCGAGCGCTACGGCCTGCCATCGCAGACGCTGGAGCAAGGCCACCCGGTCGGACTGCGCCTTGACATCCCGTCGTACAGCAACCACGGCGTCTGGGTGCCCACCGTGCACGAGCAGGAACCCGGCTTTGGGGCTGGCAAGAGCATCGGGCACGAGAGCGTGGCAAGCGTGCTTAACCCGCAGTTTGGCATGTCCGAGAAGGCCGCGCTGGCCATCGCGAGCGGTAAGCCCAAGGGCACGATCGCAACGATCAAGGGCGACTGGAATAAGCTGAGTGAGCAGGAGGCCGTCGAGCGCGCAAAGGAGTACCTGAAGAGCCCCGAGTGGCGTCAGGTGGGCATGGATCCCGAGCGGCACTCGTACTTCTACGACCGCGCGACTATGCAGCCCGTCACGAGCGCCGACGAGGCGCTGCAGATCGGTCCGCTCGTGCTGGTGAAGAACCCCGTGTATGGCAAGAAGGAGGACTTTAAGTACGCCGCGGGCGGGATGGTTGACTCGGTGCCCGAGGAGGCGATCAAGAACATGGTTAAAGACCCACAGGCAGCACGACTGCTCGACCTTGATCTCGCCAAGTACGCGCTGATGAACCAGCCGCAGAAGATGGCCGCGGGCGGTATCGCGCGCATGGCCGGCGGTGGTGCGCGCAAAGTAGCTAGGGACGCCTCAAGTTCAATTTTGAACAAAGGGTTTGAAGCACTGGAAGCGCAAGCAGCGCAAGCAGCCGCAGCCAACACGATTAAAGCCGCCGACCGGGCAGCAGCCGGGCGCGCAGCGGCAGCACAGATTGAAGCCCAGCCTGAAGTACCAATGTCAGAGGCGCTGGGCAATCTGAACACCGAGGGCAAACGGATAGTTGGCACCCAAGCCGATCGTACCCGCGTTGGGGGCGGCAACATTGGTGGTGCTCCCTTTTCCGCAATATCGCTGGCCGATCCTAACTACCAAGGTAAGGTCTGGGGCGTGGGTAGCCAAAGCGCTGCAAGTACGCTCACTAATCAAAACGACCCACGCACAATTTGGACAACACTGCTGGGTTCAAAATTCCAGCTTAAGACCAATCCGATTGTGTTTGCCAAGCTTGAAAAAGAATTTAGACAAGCAATGAAAGACGGGAAACTAAGCCCCGAGCTCGAAGCCAAGATCAATCACAACTTAGCGCTTAACTTTGGCGAGGGCGCTGACATCCGCGATCCGAACATTTGGAAGGCAGCCGACAGCTTTGATCGCCGCGCGGCATTGTCCGATATCATGATCGGCGAAGGCATCCCTCCTAGCAAGGGCGGCGTAGCGTTGGGCGGCGCGAAGAGCGGCAAGGGGGTTATTTTTGATCCGCTTAGCATCCTCACTCGTGAGACGGAGCCCAGCCTTCGCGGCGATGTACCCACCTTTTCGCTCGGCCCGCGTCTGTTCACGATGAGTGGCGAGACGTCGTTTCGCCCTGACTTACATCCCGGCTTTCCAATGCTGCTTCACGGCGAAGACCTTGGGTTTAACGTGCGTCCGGTGCCCAACGAGATTGCGCTGCCTGATTATCGTACCGAGTTTGCACGACGTAATCCTACGCGCGATCCCAGCTACTACGATCTGACCAAAGGCTTTAAGGGTGAAGGCCTGCCCAGCCAGATGATCACTGAAGAGTGGTTGAGTCATTTGCAAAAGCACGGCCATAAGGACGGCGGCGCGGTGCATATGAAGGACGGCGGCAAGGCCGACGAGGACCTCTTCGCGCTCAAGCCCCAGCCCAAGCCGGCCATCCCGACGGTGCGAGAGCTCGTTGCTGAGATCGGCAAGAACCCTGCGCGCTACGAAGCACCATACCCACCCAAGGATGCTACGCCGCTGAGCTTGCAGGCATATCACCTGATGCAGGCCGCCAAGACGACGCCCGACGCTAATCGCTACCTCGAGTCGTTGAACCCGTACTTTGATTCGCAACTTCGCTTTGACATCGGAGCGGGCAGCGACGCAGGCTACGTGAAGTTCAAGGAGCCGAACATCGCGGTGATGCAGAAACTCGAGGACGTGAAGAACACGATCCCGCATGAGCTCACGCACACGCTGCAGCTCGGCAAGGGCGCGAACGTTAACCTTGAGCGCGACCGCCAAGTCATGCAGCGTGCGCAAGGGTTGCCCGCTGCAACGCAACAAAGCGTGCTGCCTTCAACAAATCGTTTTGAGAACATGAAGGAAGTCTGGGCGAACATCAACGCTCGGGCGCATGAGGTTAACGCAGCGGGCGGTGACTTCATCAACACACCCGAGGGCAGGGCGCTCTTCCCCACACCTGAGGCGCAGCGCGAGTACTACACGAAGTCGATGCCGGGCGTGAACAGCATGACTCCTAGCACTGGCACATTTGTGCCGAATCGCCGATATGGTGAAGGCGGTGGTGTATTTAACCCACAGGGGTCTGACTACGACTACCAGACGGCTCGCGCTTACGGCATGGGACAAGGGGACAACGGTCATTGGGGCTCGGTCGCACCCGCGTCAGAAAGCGAGCGCAAGCTGCACGGCTTGCCCGAGGACAGCTACCTCATGCTCAAGGGCGCAGAGCACCCAACGTGGAGTAAGGCTGTTGAGGCAGAAGAGTCTCGCGGCTCAAAAATCGTCAAGTACGGCGATCGCTACTACTCTGTGCCCAAGAAGGCCAACGGCGGTCAAGTGCAGCGTTTTGATGACGGCGGCGAAGTCAGCCAGTCAGAGCTTGATCGCATGCGCTTCGAGATTGCACAACAACAGAACCCTAGCAGCCCTGTCATGCAGGCGACGCCACGCAGCCCGATACAGGACGCCATCGGCACGTTCGGTGGCTACATGGATCGTGCCGGCAAGTTCGTGAGCGAGGCGATTGCGCCGACCGCCGAGAAGCACCCGGTCAAGCATTTCCTCGCGGATCTGATTCTGGCTTCGTCGCTCAAGAGCGCCGGCACCGCGCTGCAGGACTACACGGGCACCGCACGCGAGGCAGACGAGGACAACCCCGTGCGTGGCCTCATCGACAAGGACTGGCGCAAGCTCAGCACAGGCACCGAGCCGCTGCTCGACCCGCGGGCGCTGGACATCGCGGGCTTTGCAACACCAGTCGTCAGGGGTGCAACGAAGCTTGCCCGAGTGGGTGCGAAAGCCGTTGCCCCGTTTGCAACGAGGGTCGACGACATGGTGCGTGAACTCAGCGCGTCAGGCGCGATCCCGCAGCCGGGTCTATCTATCAAGGATGTCACCCCCAAGGTGCTCGCCCCCGCCAACGCGCAGGGGTTCTACTCGCCGACCGAGGCGGCGGCATTGAACCTGCAGCGCCAGTCTGGCAGCGGGCAGGCGTTGCTAAATGACATATTAAAGGGCGAGAACGTGCGCGCGGAGGAGGTCAGCGGGATGGGGCTCGATACGTTCTTGAAGGACAAGCCCAACGCTACGGCCGCCGAGGTGCAGGACTACATCGCCAAGAATAAACTACAACTGGGCGACAGGACCTACAAAAAAGAAAACGTGACGTGGGGCAAGAATGAAAACGGCGAGATAGTCACTGAGAACTTGCCGAACCCGTACACGATTTCAAGCGAGTACGGTAAGACGTACATCACCAATTCCAAAAACAATACGTTAGGCATAACGTTTAAAAACGAGGCAGAAGCTAAGAAGTACATCGAGGACTTGGTCGTCGATGACGCCCTGCTGCCCAACGACCTGAAGTGGGCGCAGTGGTCACTACCCGGTGGCGAGAACCACCGCGAAGTCACCCTGAACCTGCCAAGCGGCAAGCGCGAGGACATGGTCTACAAGGAGCAGAGCCTTGAAGCGCTCAAAAGAGGGGCGCTAGATTACGCGGCAATGGGCGACCTCAGCAGCGCCAAGCAGCTCTCAACAAGAGCCGAGAAGCTCGAGCGCGAGATCGAGCAGTTAAAGCGTCAACCACAGAACCGCACGCCCGAGTTTCCCAAGCAAGCCGAGATTGATGACTTAGACGCGCGCATGGCGCAGCTAAAGGCCGAGGGTAATCGTGAAGAATTTGGCAAGCTACAGAGTGAAAGAACCGAGCTGCGTGCTGAGCGCAGTGCGTACTTAGCGCGCGAAGAAGCGCGGCTTCAAAAGGAAGCATACGCAAATCAATTCCGCGAATCGCACTGGGAGGACCCCAACGTGCTTGCCCACCTGCGCATGAGCGACCGCGTGACCGACGGCAAGAAGACGCTGCTGGTCGACGAGTTGCAGTCCGACTGGCACCAGAAGGGGCGTGAGCGCGGCTACAGGGGCGATGAGATTGACACCAAGGGCTGGACGGTCGAGAGCCTCTACGTCACCAAGCCGGAGGAGGTCGCCGTATATGACGCCCGGGGTAAGGAAATCTGGGCGGGTAAGTCAAAAGGTGACGAGGCACAGACCATAGCAAAGGTCGTGGAGGAGTTAAAGAAGAAGCAGGTACCACAGGCACCCTACAAGGACGACTACTACCAGCTCGCGTTACGCCGTGCTATTAAAGACGCGATTGACGGCGGCTACGACCGCGTGGCGCTGCCCACGGGTTCGCGTGTGGCCGAGCGGTTTGGCACGGGTAGTCGCATCGATCGTCTTGACTACAACAAAAACTCCGACGGCACCTACGGCATGTCGGCCATCAAAAACGGCCGCGAAGTCGCCGCAAGGGAGTACCTTAGCGAGGACGAGTTCTTCGGTCTTATTGGCAAAGATATTGCAAAAAAAGTTGTTGACGAGGAGGGTGGTGTATCTAAAGAGGTTAAGGGTCGTTGGGGACCTGATGACGACTACTTTGAAAATTTCAAATCGCTTACAGGCCTTGACCATGTTATTGGCGGCAAGGGCATGAAGAAGTACTACGACGAGATTTACCCCGGCTACCTCAAGAAGTTTGGCAAGAAGTACGGCGCAAATGTTGGCAACACAACCGTTGACGCTGACGGCGTGGCCGAGCCTTTGTTCTACATGGACATCACTCCTGCGATGCGCAAGGAGTTCAGCACTGGCATTCACATGAAGCGTGGCGGCAAGGTGTCGTTCGCCTCAAATGTTGACGCGATGCGTTACGAATTAAATAAAAGGCAATAACTATGGCTACTGAAATGCCAATCCCGCAAGACTACGGCCGCTTCATCCCGCCCGCGGCGCAGGGTGACAACGAGTTTGCAAGCAGCGAGTTCGGTGACACCGCGGAGGTCGATCTGTTTGATCAACCCGACGTCGAGGAGCAGGACGACGGCTCAGCGATTGTGCGTCTAGATGATGACACGCTGGGGCCAGAAGACTCACCGGACTTCTACGAGAACTTAGCCGAAAGCATCCGTGCGTATGACTTATCGGGCATTGCGTCTAAGTACATCGAGCTCGTTGAGAAGGACAAGGACGCCCGCGAGGGACGTGATAAACAGTACGAAGAGGGCCTGCGTCGCACGGGACTTGGGCAAGACGCCCCCGGTGGTGCGTCGTTTATGGGGGCGAGTAAGGTCGTGCATCCGATCATGGCCGAGGGCTGCGTGGACTTTGCGGCGCGAGCCATCAAGGAGCTCTTCCCACCAGACGGGCCAGTGCGCTCAAAGATTCTGGGCGAGGTGACTGAGCAGAAGACGATGATCGCCGAGCGCAAGCGCGATTACATGAACTACCAGTTGACCGAGAAGATCGAGGAGTACCGTGACGAGGAAGAGCAGCTCTTAACCCAGTTACCGCTCGGTGGCTCGCAGTACATGAAGATCTGGTACGACGAGAGCAAGCGTCGTCCGTGCGCCGAGTTCCTGCCGATCGATAACGTGTACTTGCCCTTTGCCGCGGCGAACTTTTACACCGCGAGCCGTGTGACCGAGGTCAACGACATCACGCAGGACGACTTTGAGGCTCGCGTCTCATCAGGTCTGTACATCGATCTAGATATCTACCGTGCGAGCCAAGAGCCTGAGGAGAGTAAGCCTGAGAAGGCGAACAACAAGATTGAGGGTCGCAAGTCAGAGTCTGACAACATCGACGGCGTGCGGCGCGTGTTCCACATCTACACTTGGATGGAGCTCGAGGACGATCAGAAGTCCAAGGGCGAGCGTGCGCCCTACATCCTGATGATCGATGACCTGTCATCCGAGGTTGTGGGGCTGTACCGCAACTGGGAAGACGGCGACGAGCTCATGACTAAGCTCGACTGGATCGTTGAGTTTAAGTTCATCCCTTGGCGAGGTGCGTATGCAGTGGGTTTGCCCCATCTTATTGGCGGTCTGTCTGCTGCTCTTACTGGCGCTCTGCGGGCTCTGCTTGATTCTGCTCATATAAACAACGCCCCCACGATGCTTAAGCTCAAGGGCGGCAAGGTCTCAGGGCAGAGCATTGTTGTTGAGCCCACGCAGGTCACGGAGATCGAGGGTGCGCCGGGCGTGGACGACGTGAGAAAGATCGCGATGCCGATGCCGTTTAACCAACCCTCTGCGGTGTTGTTTCAGCTCTTAGGCTGGCTCACATCGGCGGCTAAGGGTGTGGTCACCACGGCCGAAGAAAAGATCGCTAACGTCACCTCTAACGCCCCCGTAGGCACCACGCAGGCGCTGATCGAGCAGGGTGCTGCGGTGTTCTCATCCATCCACGCGCGGCTGCACACAAGCCAAGCACGGGTGCTCAAGATCATCGGGCGCTTGAACCGCTGGTACTTGGATGACAACCCTGACGAGATGAGCCAAGAGTTAGGCGTCACCTCAAAGGACTTTGAGAAGAACTCTGACGTTGTACCAGTGTCTGATCCCCACATCTTTGCGGAGTCACAACGCTATGCACAAGTACAGGCTCTCGCCGCACGCGCGCAGGCGAATCCAGACTTATACAATCGACTGGCTGTTGAAAAGCGAATTCTTAAGCAGATCAAGCTTCCTGATATCAATGAAGTGCTACCTGATCCGCAAGACGTTAAGGAAATGAACCCCGCGCTTGAGAACGTCGCCATGACGCTTGGTAAGCCCGTGGGCGCGTTTCCCAACCAAGAGCACTTAGCGCACATGCAAGTTCACTTGGACTACGCCAAGGACCCTATGTACGGCGCAAGTCCTATCATGGCCCCGGTGTTTATCCCCGCGATGCTTGAGCACTTAAAGCAGCACTTGACGCTCTGGTACCTGAACTCGATGGACCGGTACGCATCCAATGCGCTAGGCGAGCAGTTTGACATCCTGAAGGTGCAACCCATCATTCAGGAGGCGCAGAAATTGCTTGCAGCGAGCTCGCAGCACGTGCACCAAGACACGCAGCAGCAGTTTGCGGGTGTGGTGCCGATCATGCAGCAGATGATCCAGACCATCCAGCAACTCAAAGCGCAGCAACAGCCTACTGATCCGTCAGTGCAGGCGCTTGTTCAGACCCAGATGGCCGAGACTAACCGTAAGGCGGCCGATGATCAGGCTCGTTTACAGCTTGATGGCGCAAAGCTCGCGGCAGATACGAAGGCCAAGCAGGAGAAGAACGTTGCCGACCAGCAGATTAAGGCGGCAGAGCTCACGCACGACATCAACTTACTCACGCTTGAGCAGCAGCACGAAGCACAGCGTCAACAACTCGCAGCACAACAGCAACAACAATTAGCAGCACAACAAGCAGCACAACAATCCCAACCTGAAGCACCACCCCAAGGAGTTTAATCATGTCAGACGCAATTTCACAACACAAACGCATGGCAATGGGCGAGTCTGTGCCTATGGCTAAGGGCAAGTCAGTCATTCAAAAGTACGCCAAGGGCGGCGCAGTCATGGCAGAGGGCGGCGCAGCTAATCTGCCAGCAAGAGGCGGCGTTCTAGAGCCAATGAAATCAACGGGCGCAAAGATTGCCAGCCTTAAAAAAGGCGGCGCAGTGCCTAAGAAGGGCATGGGCTTGACGATCGCCATTGGCATCCCAGTGCGCAAAGCGGCCGGCCGTGGTCGTTAACCCAGTCAGCGACCTGATCGGCAAGATAAAGGAGCGGCGCTTAGAGTTGGCGCTGTCGCTTGCTGACGGCTACGCGATAAATATTGAGTCCTATCATCGGCTTGTCGGAACGTATCAGGGCTTAGGTGAAGCTCTAGACATACTTGACGAGATTTTGACAGAGAAAGACGAAGATTTGTAACGCCTTTAGCAAGCGGGGTCGGGCTTTTGATAAGGGTCACCGACCTAACCACTCGGCTTTAGAGTTGACGCCTCGGAAAGACGAGGATAACCGCGCCGAATGGCGCTTTTAACCAAGTGCCGAATGGCGCTTTAAGGAGTAGGTATGAAGGACTTTGAGACCCTCGACGAGGCGTTCCCGCAGTGTGTGCACGGCATTACCCCACTGGGCGCTCGAGTGTTGTTACAGCTCAAAAGCGTCAAAAAAGCGAGTAAAGGCGGCATCATTCTAGTAGAAGAAACACGCGAAACTGAGCGTGCGCAGTCAATGATCGGCAAGGTCTTAGCACTTGGCCCGATCGCATTCAAAAACCGTGACACTTTATCCGAATGGGGCGAAGGCATCTGGTGCCAAGTCGGTGATTACGTGCGCGTGCCTCGCTGGTCAGGCGATCGGTTCACGGTTCCCAACCCAAACAACGCAGAAGACCAAGTTTCGCTGCAAATCCTGAACGATTTTGAGTTATGGGCAAAGGTTGACCCTGACCAAGTCTTAACCATGAGGCAATTCGTATGAACTCAACAGAAAAAATGGAAATGCAGGTTGACGAGGAGCAAGACGGCTCCGCGATCGCCCAGTTACCCGAGGGCGAAGCGCCCGAAGCCGAAGAAAAACCCGAACTTGCCGAGGGTGGTGAGGTCGAAACTAACGACGGGCTCGATTCTGACCCCGATCGTGAGCAAATTCGTGCTGCCCGACGCGAAGAGCGCAAGCTCAAGAAGCAAATTCATCGTGAAAAGACCAAAGAATCCAGTCACCTTATCAACAACTTAAGAACACAGAACCAGCAGCTCTCGGAGCGCTTAGCGCACCTTGAAAAGCGCACCTCGGGGGCTGAATTAGCGCGTGTGGACAAGGCGATTGACGACACCGAGGTGCAGATCGAGTACGCAAAGATGAAAATGCGTGAAGCGGTCGCAAATCAGGACGGCGACGCAGTTGTTAAGGCTCAGGAGCTGATGTACGAGTCGCAACGCAAGGTCGAGTCGCTTAAATCTATCAAAGATCAGGCAACCCGGCAGATGTCGCAGCCACCTAAGCCCACGATGAACGTGCCCGACCCGTCTGTTCAGCGCAATGCCGCGGAGTGGATGGAGCGCAACCCGTGGTACGACCCACAGGCAAAGGACATGGACTCTGAAATCGCTCAGCGCTTGGACAAAAAGCTCACCGACGAGGGTTACGACCCATCTTCGCCCGATTACTGGGATGAGCTTGATGATCGCGTCTCAAAGTACCTGCCGCATCGCACCGGCAATGCTGCACCGCAACGTTCTGCCCAACGCCCACGCATGACGGGCTCAGGGCGTGAGTCTGCACCAACTGGGCGCGGTAACGAGTTCAGGCTCTCTGCGGATCGTGTGCAGGCAATTAAGGACATGGGCGCGTGGGATAACCCCGATCAACGCGCAAAGATGATCAAATCCTACGCAAAGTATGACCGTGAAAACAAAAGGAACTAATCATGGATAGCCGCTTAAAACGCAGTGCCGGCGAGAGCCGCAACAACCGCACCGAGCAGGACGCATCGCGTGCAGCGCCCGAGGAGAACTTTCCGATCGTGCGCGAGCGTCGTCGTGCGCGTAACGAGTTTCAGCAGACCGTGCTACCGAATATCCCCGAGATACCCGGATTTCACCTGTGCTGGCTCGCTACAAACAGCCAGTATGACCCGATTCACCGCCGGTTTTCACTAGGTTACATGCCTGTACGCGCCGACGAGATGCCGGGCTACGACATGTACAAGGTCAAGGAAGGCGATCAGTCGGGCCACATCATGTGCAACGAGATGCTGCTTTGCAAGATGCCGATGGATGTTTATCAAGACATCATGCTCGAGCACCACCACTTCCAGCCGATGGACGAGGCCGACAAGATTCGCGTCGACCAAGAGCAACTCGTGAGCCAGCGCGACCGATCAGGCAAGGCGGCGGGTAGCATTGAGGGTAGCTTGCCAGATGAAAGTAACGTGAAATTGCCACACTTTAGTTGAAATAGTTTTACTTTTTGTAAAAACGTATTAAAATCAGCATCAAGTCGCCCGTTTTGTATAAAGCGGGTGACAACAAAATTTAGTCCTAAAAATCATGTTTCAGATGATTTTGCCTGTAGCTTTGAAGAAAGCGAAAACATTATCCCTTTAACTGTTTTTTAGGAGCATCCTATGAGTGCAACCTCTGCACCTTTTGGCCTGCGACCTGCGTATTTCCCAACAGGGTTGGAACGCGCACAAGCACTGGCTAATGGAATTACTTCAGGCTACGGCACATCAATCCTGAAGGGTCAAGCTGTTCAGTACTCGCCTAACGCTGGCGTCATCTTGCCAGTTCTGGACACAACAACCAACAGCGGTCAAGTCTCTGGTGCCTTCGCAGGCGTCGAGTGGACTGACACAACTGGTCGTCGCCGTGTCTCTAACTACTGGCCTGCAAGCACTACTGCAATCGCCGGTAGCGTCGTCGCCTATTTCTACAACGATCAGCAGATCGTCTACGAAATTCAGACTGACGGCACAATGGCTCAGACGGCAGTCGGCAACGAAGCCAATCTGAGCAACTTCACTGCGGGCTCAACAACTACAGGTCTGTCGCAAATGACCCTGTCAGCCTCCTTGGCTGGTTCAGGCTCTGCAGCCCAGTTCCGCATTGTTGATCTGGCTCCCTATGTAGACAATAACTGGGGTGACCCATACGTGATCGTTCGCGTACAAGTCAGCAAACCACAGTTCGTTGCTACTGTTAACGCTATCTAAGGGGGACTAGAAAATGGCCGCTCCAATGCGCAGTACGGACTTCCGATCGATTGTTGAGCCAATCCTCAACGAATGCTTCGACGGAATCTATGACCAACGAGCCGATGAGTGGAGCACAGTGTTCCGCGAGCAAATGGGCATCCCAAGAAACTACCACGAAGAACCCGTCCTGTACGGTTTCGGCGCGGCACCTCAGTTACCTGACGGCACCCCCGTCTCGTACCAGCAGGGCGGCGTGCTGTTCCTCCAACGCTATGTGTACAACGTTTATGGCTTAGCCTTCGCGTTGACCAAAGTCTTGGTTGAGGACGGCGATCACATCCGTATCGGTCAGGTCTACGCTAAACACTTAGCGCAGTCGTTGATTGAGACAAAAGAACTGCTCGCAGCTAACGTATTGAACCGTGCGTTCAATAGCAGCTACGTCGGCGGCGACGGCGTCTCACTCACCAACACCTCGCACCCGATCGTAAACGGCGTGTTCAGCAACCAGCTCACGACCGCAGCTAACTTGTCGCAAACTTCGCTTGAGCAGATGCTCATCCAAGTGCGCCAAGCTGTGGACAACAACGGCAAGAAGATCCGTCTTCAGCCGCTGAAGCTGATCGTTGCACCGGGCAACGTGTTCCAAGCAGAAGTTCTGCTCAAGTCTGTGCTCCGTACCGGCACCGCCAACAACGACATCAACCCAGTCAAGTCGATTGGTCTGATGCCCGAGGGCGCTTCGGTACTGAGCCGTTTGACTTCAGCCACCAACTGGTGGGTGCAGACTGACGCGCCAGAAGGTCTGAAGTTGATGATGCGCCGTGGTCTTGAAAAGACTATGGAAGGCGACTTTGAGACTGACTCAATGCGCTACAAGGCAACAGAGCGGTACACGATTTCGTGGACTGACCCTCGCGCAGTGTACGGGACTCCCGGAGTCTAAAGTAGAACAGGGGCTAGCATAAAACCTAGCCCCTTTTTCAATCAACCCGAGTGGTTCAAGCCACAGGAGATTAAAAATGCCTCAGTTTTCAGACGACCTATTCTTAGGTTCCGCTATTACCGTTCAGGGTATGGATGCTTACCCTGCTGTCTCAACTTTTACTGGTTCAATTGCTACCACTACATTAACTGTCACCGCAATGCTTTCTGGTGACCCAATATTTGTGGGTATGTTTATTGACAGTTCAACATCACTTACCAATGGAACTTACATTACCGCTTTTGGTACAGGTTCTGGCGGTACAGGCACTTACACTGTAAGCGCCTCACAAACTGTAGCAAGCGCCACAATCATTGGTTCTGGTAATGCTTTGTTGCAAAACCCATCTCCAATGAGCGTAGGTGTTGGTCCGGTGGGTCGCCTTTATGTTTGGGATGCTGTCCCACAGGCAAAACTGACAACAAACATCGTCGCCGCTGTTATCACAACTGCTACTACGCTCACGCTCGCAGCAGGTGCAGGCGTGACATCAGCCACGATCACAGGTGGCGGTACAGGCTTGCAACTCGACTGCCCTCGTGCGGTCTCTACGACCACAGGCGCGGGTAGCCCGACTACTGTAAACATTACTGTCTCTGGTTACGACTACTACGGTCAAGCCATGAGCGAAGTCATTGCAACAGGAACAGTGGCATCAACAACCGTCAGCGGTAAAAAAGCCTTTTACCAAATCGCCAGTGTTGTCTCTTCTGGCGCAAGCGTGGTGACCGTCGCGGTAGGTACAACCGACATCTTAGGCGCGCCATTACGCATTACTGATGCTGGATACATTACTCGTGCAGGTTGGAACAACACTCTAGCAGAAGATGCTGGTACTTTTGCAGCCGCCGCTACTTTGACGGCTACGACAACCACGGGCGATGTGAGAGGTACTTATTTACCTTCCTCTGCTTGTGACGGTATCAAACGTCTTGTAATGGGAATAGCCCTGCCAGCCATTGCGGCAGGTCCAAATGCAACCCGTACTGGCGCTCTCGGCGTCACACAAGCCTAAGGGGTAGATCATGGGTTTCAAAGAGATGAAGATGATGAAGTCAACCGAGCCCTCAGTTGATGAGGCCGGCAAGGGCATGAAGAAGGGCGGCAAGCTAAAGATGCAAATGGGCGGTGCAATGCCTACTGCTCCTCTAGCCGCTGCAGCCCAACCTATGGGTCGTCGTCCCATGCCCTCGCGCCCAGCAATGGGTCGCCCAGCAATGGGTCGCAAGCCTGATCCTCGCGCAGCAATGCTCGAGGCCGCGATGGCTCAGCGTGCAGGCGCTGGTGCTGCCCCGATGATGCGCAAGAAAGGCGGCGAAGTTGAGAGCAAGGCGATGCACATGAAAGAAGAGCGCCAGATCAAGGGCATCAAGAAAGAGCTGATGTCTCATGAGGGCAAGCCAGCGTCTAAGGCTCACAAGGGTCTTAAAACTGGCGGCATGCCCAAGTATGCAACTGGCGGCGTTGTTCAGAAGTACGCAACCGGCGGTGTTGTGCAGAAGTTTGCAGACGGTGGCTTCGCTAAAGTAGCGTGCAAAGACGGCGGCGGCTTTAAGGCGATGAAAAAAGGCGGTTGCTAGTAATAAATCGGGGGCGGCTTCGGTCGCCTCAACTCAGCCAAGGAATAGCAATGGGTACATATTCGTCAGCAACTCGTCAGGGTGCGTACGAGCCGTTTGAATTGCAAGTCGCTCGTAATCAAGTTGATGGTCACAAAACTTTGTTTAAATTTGGCATCAACGGCGATGTCGGCACATCCGTAGAAACAGTTTGGGCGCAAGGCGGGACATATGTGTACCCCGCTTCTGCCACGGTAATGAAAATTTCTAGTTCAAGCGCAGACGACACTTCTGCTGGAACTGGAGCAAGAACAATTGCTATTTTTGGTCTTGATGCAGATTACAACGAAATTAGCGAGTCTGTTCTTTTAGATGGGCAAACAGCAGTCAACACTGGCAACAGTTATTTGCGTATTTCTCGTATTTATGTGACCACCGCCGGTTCTGGTGCAACTGCCGCAGGTACTATTTACGCTGGCACAGGCACTGTCACTTCTGGTGTGCCTGCAATTGTTTACGGCATGATTACCCTTACTGCAAACCAAACACAGATGGCGTTTTGGACAGTGCCAGCAGGGTACACACTGTATTTAATGGGAACTTTCTTCACATCTGCAAACTCAACCGCAAACGCATCGACCAACTTTCAGTTGATTCAACGTCCACTTGGTGGTGTTTTTATAATACAAAGTTCAGCGCGTACCCCCGGTAATGGAGACTTCGTGATTGACCTGCACACCCCTTTGGCTTTTACTGAAAAGACAGACATTGAAATTAGGGCGATTGCTTCAGCGGGGGCTTCAAATGTCTCTGCTGAGTTTGAAGGCATCTACATCAAGAACCCAGACTAATCATGCCGAGCAAATCACCTGCCCAAAAGCGCTTGATGCAGGCCGCCGCTCACACTAAGGGTGGGTTCGGCGGTGTGCCTCAGAAGGTCGGTAAAGAGTTTGCGGCGGCTGATAAGATGAAAAGCGGTGGGCTATACGCCAACATCCACAAAAAACAGGAACGTATTGCTGCGGGCTCGGGCGAGCGTATGCGCAAGGTAGGCAGCGCAGGAGCACCGACCGCAGCAGCTTTTAAGCAGTCTGCAAAGACTGCAAAGATGAAAGACGGCGGTGATGTCTCTTTAGCAGTCGGTCGGGGCGAGAAATTGCCAACAGATCAGGGCGCGGGACTCACAGCCAAAGGTCGTGCGAAGTACAATGCAGCAACAGGGTCGAACCTGAAAGCCCCTCAGCCAGAGGGCGGTAGCCGTAAAAATTCATTTTGCGCCAGAATGTCTGGTGTAGTCAAGCACGCAAGCGGCGATGCGCCACGCGCAAAAGCCTCCTTAAAACGCTGGAAATGTCCGGGGTGGTAGATGTCAACTAGCGGCACAGTCTCTCAGACCACAATCTCTGTCCAACAGCTAATCGATCACGGCGCACGCCGTGCGGGTAAGCTCGCCGAGGAGCTGACCGTCGAGCAGGTGCAGGCCGCTAAAGAGAGCCTGTACTACCTGCTCTCGAGCCTGAGTAACTACGGCGTCAATTACTGGGCGATCAACAAAGTCATCGTTGGTCTGCAACCAAACAAGTACGAGTACTTCCTGCCCGTGGGCACGGTCGACGTGCTCAACGCCAACTACCGCACGCTCACCAACATCAGTACGGGTGCCAACAGCACGTCAGGAACGACCCTGAACGCATTTAACGGCGTAGGTGACCTGATATGTCAACTGAGCAACAACACGGGCTCTATCGGCATTGCAAACGGCACGAGCAGCCCTGTCTACATCAGCACGATTGGTATCTTGCCTGCGGTGTCAGGTTCTGTGACCGTGAATCTGCAGTACTCGCAAGATGGCACGACTTGGGTGACGGTTTACGCACCCGGCGCAGAGACGTGGGCATCTGGCACTTGGATTTATTACGACCTTGACCCCTCTGAGACAGCGCCTTTCTGGCGTATCCAGCAGACTGCGGGTGTCAATATGGGCTTCTATCAGGTTGTATTTGGCACGATGCCGATGTCAATTAACATGTCGCGCATGAACCGTGACGATTACAGCTCACTGCCTAACCGCTCGTTTACGGCGTTGCGCCCTTTGCAGTACTGGTTTAATCGCACGATCCCTCAGCCCAACATGGAAGTCTGGCCCGTGCCTGACAACATCAGCCCTCAGCTCGAGCTGTGGTTAAACCGCTATATTCAAGACGTCGGCGATCTAAGCGGCGAGATTGAGATCCCTCAATACTTTTACATGGCAATTCAAAACGGCTTGGCGCACCAAATGGCGTTGGAGTTGCCGCAAGTTGATGCCGCGCGTATAACGTACCTTGAGCAGCAGTACGAGAAGCACTTCATGTTGGCTCAGAACGAGAACCGCGACAAGTCACCCATTATGATCTCGCCCAATATCAGCATGTACACGAGATAGGGGTATGAAATGCCTCGCTTTTTGAATACAATTGGTAACAGTAGTTTGAGTGTTTTCATATGCGACCGTTGCAAGATGAAAAGAGCTTATAGCGACATGCGTGCAGACGGCAACATACCCGCTATAAAGGTTTGCTCTGAGTCGTGTAGTGACCAGTTTGACCCATATAGGTTGCCGGCAAGGCAGTCTGAAAAGATTAGCTTACGTTTTCCTCGCCCAGATGAGGATGTTGCAGAGCAGCACAACAACATTATCCTTGATCCTGACATTCAGAACAAAGATGACGTTGGCATCGCAACTGAGCAAGCGAATACGCCGAATGACGGTAATTTAGACGTACTTTCACCGTAGAGATTTATATGGCCGATGTCAGGATCACAGCCCTACCCGCAGCTCAGGCCATCACAGGCACTGAGCTAGTGCCTGTCGTCCAGAACGGATTAACGGTTCAAACGACTGTCTCTGCGATTACCTCGAGCCCCTCGCTCACGCAAACATTTTTGACTGTTGGCCTGCAAACAACGCTGCCCAATAGCCGTTACTTCTCAACAGGCGTCGGGCTCGGCATCACAGACGGTGGTGCGCAAGGCGCGTATGCGATCAGTTTAAACGGCACTAGCGGCTCATTAGAGACCGCAGGCACGGGCATCGTTGTTAAGACTGCTGCTAATACCATCACAGCACGATCGTTCGCTGTGAGCGGTTCTGGGCTGTCTTTGACCAACGGTAGCGGGGTAAGCGGTGACCCAACGCTCGCTTTGAGTGGTTTACCATTAGTCCTTGCAAACACGGTTGGCACGGGCTTATTGGCGGTCAACGGCGCGGCACTTACGCCACTCACGATTACAGGCACTGCTAATGAAATCGCGGTCACAAGTGGCGACGGCGCAAGCGGCAACCCGATTATTGGCATTGCAACAAACCCAGTGCTACCGGGCACAGCCGCGGTGCAGGTACCAAGTGGCACGACCGCGCAACGCGCAGGCGCTGTTGGCGCGTTCAGGCTTAACTTAGACACAAACCTATTTGAGGGCTTTAACGGCTCTTGGAACTCTTTTGCAGCGGGCTCAGGCGTCACCTCAATTTTAACGGGCACGGGATTAACAGGCGGTCCGATCACCTCCACGGGCACGATTGCAATTGACTCAACGGTTGCCACGCTCGCAGGCACCCAGACGCTCACCAACAAGACGATTAGTGGCGCGAGCAACACGCTGAGCAATATTGCAAACGCATCATTGGCCAACTCTGCCATCACGATCAACGGCAACTCAGTCAGCCTTGGTGGCTCGACCACCGTGACAGCAACGGCGTCTAATCCACTTACAATAGGCACTGGGCTTTCAGGTACAAGCTACGACGGCTCTGCTGCTGTGACTGTGGCGATTGCCAACACCGCGGTGACCGCTGCGGCGTATGGTTCTGCCTCGAGTGTGGCAACGTTTACCGTTAATGCTCAGGGTCAGTTAACGCTGGCTGCGTCGACAGCAATTGCGATTGCTGCGTCACAAGTCACTAGCGGCACGCTTGCAATTGCTCAGGGCGGTACAAATAGCTCCGCCACGCCGACTAATGGTGGTGTTGGTTACGGTACAGGTACGGCGTATGCGTTTTCTGCGGCAGGCACATCAAGCGAGGTTTTAATCTCTGCAGGTGCAGCGTCGCCTACTTGGGCAAGTCAGTCAAGTCTAGCGGTTGGTACGTCTACTAACCTTGCAGGCGGTGCAACTGGATCATTGCCTTACCAGTCAGGCGCTGGTGCAACGACGTTCTTGCCTACAAGCACGAACGGTTACATCTTGACCTTGACCGCAGGTTTACCTTCTTGGCAACCAGCCCCAGCGTCTGGTGTTACAACATTTAGCGCAGGCACCACAGGTTTAACACCTAGCACTGCAACAAGCGGTGCGGTAACCTTAGCAGGTACTTTAGCAATCGCTAACGGCGGAACAAATGGCACTGCCACGCCGACTAATGGTGGCGCGGCTTACGGAACAGGGACTGCTTACGCTTTCACTTCAGCTGGTACCGCTGGGCAAGTTCTAACATCAACAGGTGCAGGCGCACCAACTTGGTCAGACATTTCTGGAGGTACATTCTGATGGCACAAAGCGGCTTTACCCCAATCAAACTTTACCTCTCGACGACCGCGGCGGCAGTGCCTACGGCTGGCAACTTAGAGCCCGGCGAGTTAGCGATCAACAACAACGACGGCAAGCTCTTCTACGAAGACAGCTCGGGCGTTGTTCAAGTCATTGCCACAAAGGCGTCTGCTGCTAATTCTTTTTCCGCTGGCACAACAGGTCTCACGCCTAACACTGCTACTACTGGTGCAGTAACCTTAGCGGGTACGTTGGCTTTAGCAAACGGTGGAACAAATGCCTCGCTGACGGCTGTAGCAGGTGCGGTGCCTTACTCCTCGGCATCTGCGCTTGCTTTGACAGCGGCGGGTACAGCAGGTCAGGTCTTAACGTCAAACGGCGCAAGCGCACCTACATGGTCTACTCCTGCGGGTGGCGTGACACTTGCCAATGACACATCAACAACTTCTAACCTTTACCCCACATTTGCTGCGGCAACCTCTGGCTCTGTGTCTACTATTTACACGGGCAATGCAAACTTGCTGTACAAGCCAAGCACGGGCGAGCTTCAGTCAACAGCTTTGGTCGCAAGTAACGGCATCGTGGTAAACAGCGCAACAGTCGCAGCCAACTACACGATTGCATCGGGTAACAACGCCATGTCTGCGGGTCCTGTGACGATTAACTCTGGCATTGTGGTCACGGTTAGTTCAGGTTCGGTCTGGGTGGTCGTGTAATGGGACTGCGACTCAAAGCCTTCGCTCTAGGTACGGTTGAGGTCAACCCTGTTGACACAGCATCTAACGTGTCTGTGAACGTGCAGGCAGCGAACGGTGTCTTGTCGTATGCAGACTCAGCGACTGGCGGTTTATATTTGCCATCAGGAACAACGGCACAGCGTCCTGCAAGTCCTGCAACAGGGCAGATGAGGTTCAATACCACGCTTGGCTACGCTGAGTTTTATGCGTTGGGGAATTGGTTCGCTGTGGGTGCTACGCCGACTCTTGCTATATCGTATTTAGTTGTGGCGGGCGGTGGTGGTGGTGGTGCAAGAGGTGCAGGTGGTGGTGGGGCAGGAGGGTTTTTAACAAGCACCACAATGTTAAGTTTAGGCACAACATATACAGTTACTGTTGGTGCTGGTGGTGCGGGTGGAGTCACTTCCGCCAAAGGCGCTCAAGGTTCTGATTCTGTATTTAACTCTATTACATCAACAGGTGGCGGTGGCGGTGGTACTTATGATGCTGCACCATCTAGTGGCGGTGGTTCTGGCGGCGGTGGTGGCGATAATGAAGCAAATAGCAGCGGCGTCGGCGCAACTGGAACTAGCGGTCAAGGAAATTCAGGCGGGACAGGCGCAAATAGCGCCCCTGCGTATGTTGGCGGCGGTGGGGGCGGCGCAGGCGCAGTAGGTGGAAATGCAAATACCGGAACAAATACTGGTGGTAGTGGTGGTGCTGGTACAGCTTCTAGCATTACAGGAACATCTGTTACTTATGCCGGTGGTGGTGGTGGTTCTAGCTTTAGTGGCACAGGCGGTAGTGGTGGTGCGGGCGGCGGCGGGGCGGCATTTACGGGGAACACAAATGGAGCAGCAGGTACAGCAAACACCGGCGGCGGCGGCGGTGCGGGTGGTTATCCAACATCAACAGGCGGTGCTGGCGGCTCAGGCGTAGTCATCCTATCAGTACCCACGGTGTACTACTCAGGCACAACCACAGGATCACCAACTATTACTACCTCTGGCTCAAATACGATATTAAAATTTACCTCGTCGGGTTCTTACACGGCATAAGGAATAGATATGGCAGGCTCAATTAAGTTGAACGCACCATTAGGCGGAAGTGTCACACTCAACGCTGTGGACACCGCATCGAACTTTGTAATGACCGTACCTGCTGCGGCTGGCATCTTAATTAACGCTGACTCTGCTACGGGTGCTGCACAACTTCCTGTTGGCACTACGGGGCAGAGACCTGCTTCGCCTGCTACTGGGCAGACTCGGTACAACAGCACGACAAATGCGCTTGAGATTTACGCAAATGGTGCTTGGGGCGCAATTAACGCGTATACGGGCAGTTATCTTGTTGTTGCAGGTGGCGGTAGCGGCGCTGGGTATATCGGTGGTGGCGGTGGCGCAGGTGGTTTGTTAACAGGAACAATGACTTTTTTTGCTAGTTCTGTGTATACGATAACAATTGGCGCAGGCAGTCCTGCATCAAGTAGTGGTGGTGTTGGGGCAAACGGGTCAAATTCTACCGCGCTTGGTTTAACCCTTCTAGGCGGCGGCGGTGGCGGTAGCTATGTTGTAGCCCCATATACAGGTCTTGCTGGTGGGTCAGGTGGTGGCGGTTCTCAATCGCAAGCGGGCGGTGCAGGCACATCCGGTCAAGGAAATGCGGGAGGGTCAGGGAACAATACTGGCGCTAATCAGTATGGCGGGGGCGGAGGTGGTTCTGGTGCTGTGGGCGCAAATGCAAGCACAATTGCGGGAGGAAACGGCGGCGCAGGAACTTCAAGTTCTATTTCGGGTTCGGCAGCGTTTTATGCAGGCGGCGGCGGCGGGGGTACTGGCGGTGGTAGCACACCGGGTACTGGTGGCGCAGGCGGCGGCGGAGCTGGTGCTGCATCTGGTGCTGGTACAGCAGGTACGGCGAATACCGGTGGTGGTGGTGGTGGCACAGTAACCGGAATTAGTGGAGCAGGCGGTTCAGGCGTAGTCATCATCTCCTACGCTGGCGCACAACGTGCTACTGGTGGAACCGTAACTAGCTCAGGCGGCAACACAATCCACACCTTCACCACATCTGGCACATTTACGGCGTAAAGGAAAGAACATGACAGCATATGTAGGCGGCTCAACAGGATTTGGCCCACCATCATGGACAACAGCAGGTCGCCCCGGCAGTCCTGTCTTAGGTCAGCTTGGTTGGAATACAACTTTGGCACAACTTGAGGCTTACAACGGCGTAAGTTGGCAGACGCTTGCGTCAACTGCATATTCTATTGACAGTTTAGTTGTAGCTGGCGGCGGTGGTGGGGCGGGTATTTCGGCAGGTGATGTTGGCGTTGGTGGAGGTGGCGCAGGTGGTGTATTAGTAGGGTCTGCCGCTTCTGTAAGCCCCGGGACTTCCTATACCGTCACTATTGGCGCAGGCGGCGCAGGCGGCGCAGGATCACTTTCTATTACAGGAAAGGGAACTTCCGGCAGCAATTCATTGATAACTTCAATTGCAACTGCAATCGGCGGAGGTGGTGGTAGCAACAGATATTTTTCTGCTGATTCTGGCGGTTCGGGTGGTGGTGGATCATTTGGTACTGGTTTGCCCGGCTCAGGCACTGCTGGTCAAGGATTTGCAGGTGGCACAGGAACAGCCACAGTGAATTACGGCGGTGGTGGCGGCGGTGGTGGGAGCGCTTTGGGCGGAACAGGTACAGCAAGTGTTGGCGGTAATGGCGGTGCAGGAACGTCAAATGCTTATTCAGGCGCTTCGGTAACTTACGGCGGCGGCGGAGGAGGTGGAATTGCTGGTGGTACAACAGCCGGAACTGGCGGAGCGGGTGGCGGAGGAAATGGTGGCGCTGTTGCTGCGGGTTCAGCGGCTAGTGTAAACACCGGAGGTGGTGGTGGTGGTGCAGGGTCTAACGGCGCTCAAGTAGGTGGCGCTGGTGGTTCAGGAATTGTCATCATCCGTTATACAGGTACTGTTGCTAGAGGCACAGGCGGCACAATCACCATTACAGGCGGTTACGTTATTCACACATTTACAACTAGCGGTACATTTACAGCATGATTACGCAAGAGCGCCTGAAAGAACTTTTTGACTACCAAGACGGGCAACTGATTTGGAAAGTCAAGAAGGCTCGTGCAAACAAGGGTGATATTGCTGGTTGCAATGCACTAGCTAATGGCATTATGTATCGCCAAACCAAGATTGATGGCAAGCAGCATCGAGTTCATTGTTTAGTGTTTTTGTTGCACCACGGTTATTTGCCAAAACAAGTAGACCATATTGATGGTAACGGTTTAAACAACAGAATTGAAAACTTGCGAGCAGCAGACGCTAGTAGCAATGCGCTTAATTCAAAAATAAAATCATCAAATACATCAGGATGCAAAAATGTTTATTGGCATACTGAAGCAAACAAATGGTTTGTAAGAATTACTTTAAAAAACAAATTGTATAGTTTTGGTATGTATGACGATTTAGAATTAGCAGATTTAGTAGCAACAGAAGTTCGTAGCAAATTTCATGGGCAGTTTGCCCGTCATTTTTAAGGAGTATATTTTGAGCCACTACGCCAAAGTCGTTGACGGTAAGGTTGTATCAGTTATCGTTGCAGAAGCAGAATTTTTTGATACGTTTGTAGACTCTTCGCCCGGCGCTTGGGTCAAGACCTCATACAACACCCGTGGCAACGTCCACTATGTGCCTGACAGCAACACCCCAAGCGCAGATCAGTCAAAGGCACTGAGAGGCAATTATGCGGGACTAGGCTACACCTACGACCCCGTAGCAGACGTTTTCTACGCACCACAGCCTTACGCATCATGGGTACTAAGCCCACTGACGTTCTTGTGGGAAGCGCCTGTTGCTATGCCTGCTGACGGTAAAAATTACGAGTGGGACGAAGCCACGACTTCGTGGAAAGAATTGGTTGCTGCTTAATTAAGGAAAGATCATGGCTCTTGACGTACAAGGTACAGACTATTTAAAACTGCCGGTAGGTACTACGGGTCAACGTCCGTCTGTTCCTGCGTCAGGCATGATTCGTCAAAACTCCACAACGGGTAATCCTGAGTGGTGGGATGCGGTATCTTCTCAATGGCTGACTTTTAGCCAAAACTCGGGTTACACAATTAGTTACCTTGTTGTAGCTGGCGGCGGCGGCGGCGGCGAAGCTGGCGGCGGTGCGGGCGGTTTATTGTCAGCTACAACATCACTTACTGTTGGCACCGCTTACACAATTACAGTAGGGGCAGGTGGTGCTGGCAGCGCAACCATTACAACCACTAATGGTACATCCGGCTCGACTTCTTCATTGGGTTCTATTGTCACTACAACTGGTGGCGGTGGTGGTGGACAAACAGGAGCGGTTGGTTCTAACGGTGGCTCCGGTGGTGGTGGCGGGTATCAGGCAAACTATGCTGGCGGTTCAGGGACAGTAGGGCAAGGTTACGCAGGAGGTTCAGGTTCAAATGCGTCTAATACGTCAGGTGGTAGCGGTGGCGGTGCAGGTGCAGTAGGTGCTAACGCAACAGGAAGTGCTGCGGGTAATGGTGGTACGGGGGCTGCAAACTCAATTAGCGGAACTTCTGTCACTTACGCTGGCGGTGGGGGCGGTGGTGGCGATAGCCGAGGTGTAACTAATGGCACTGGCGGTACTGGTGGCGGTGGTGCTGGTGCATATACTACTGCTGGTGTAGCTGGTACAGTTAACACCGGAGGAGGCGGCGGCGGCGGCGGATACAACGCCCCAAATTGGTCAACAGGCGGCGCAGGCGGTTCAGGCATCGTAATCATCAGCTACCTTGGCAGTCAGCGTGGCACAGGCGGTACGGTTACATCGTCTGGTGGCTACACAATCCATACCTTCACTTCGAGTTCCACATACAACGCTTAATAACTTGTCTTGCAGCGGTGCTACTTTTACCAGTAGTGCTGCTGTGTAGTTTGTGGTTAATACCGTGGGCTATTTTTGCAGTGTTTAAACAGAGGTAACGAATGCTTGGCCTATTCCCTATTGCGGGAGCGCCGTTTGCTGATATAGGGGCATCGAGCGTATCTGTCTCTGTTACGGTAACTGGAGTTACTGGCACGGGGGTTTTAGGCACGGCTACGGTTACTGCTGACGCTAATGTCAACGTCACAGGCGTTACGGGTACAGGCGTTTTAGGTACAGCTACGGTTACTGCTGATGCTAATGCATTCCCAACTAGCGTTACCGGAACGGGTGTTCTAGGCACAGCCACGGTTAATGCTGGTGCTACGGTCAACGTCACAGGTGTTACGGGTACTGGGGTATTAGGCACAGCCACGGTCACGGCGGGTGCAACGGTTAACGTCACAGGCGTAGTTGGTACTGGAGTATTAGGTACAGCTACAGTTACAGGTGGCGCTACCGTAGATACAACGGGTGTTGTGGGTACAGGGCAAGTAAACTCTGTTACGACCAATGCCGATGCAAATATCTTTCCAACTGGGGTCAGTGCAACAGGAAGTGTTGGTACAGTATCGGTTGATTTAAATCTTGAAGTGTTTGTTACAGGTGTTGTAGGTACAGGCAGGATTGGTACGTTCTTTGTGTGGAGCGACATCGTTCCGATTCAGGCATCTAACTGGGTAGACATCAATGACACGAATGCTGAAACTTGGGCGGATATTACGCCAACGCAGACAACAAATTGGCAAGATATTCTTGCCGCATAGGAGCTAATAATGCCCAGTACGTACAGCCCATCACTTAAACTTGAACTCATTGCAGACGGTGAACAACCCGGCACTTGGGGTCAAACAACCAACACGAACCTCGGCACATTGCTTGAGCAGGCTATTACGGGTGTGCAATCCATTGTGATGACCAATGCCGATTACACACTTACCGATTTAAACGGTCTGTCTGATGAAGCACGAAACGCTGTACTGATTGTGACCGGCACAAACGCCGCGTCAAGAAAGGTCGTTACCCCACTAGTCAACAAACAATACATTGTCATCAACAACACCACAGGCGGGTTCCCAATTACGATTGGTGCAACCACAGGCACGGCAGTGACCATTGGCAACGGTGTCACACAAGCTGTTTACTGTAACGGTACAAACTTCTTTGCGGTACTGTCATCAATCAACGGGGGTACATTTTGATTATCGAGAACCAAGCAACTGATGCGGAAGCCGCACACAAGATTGAAATCCTTTGCCCGTCATGCAATGCAAACGTGACGCAAGACGAGCTTGATAAAGCGCAGTGTTCAGACTGTGGTGCTGACTTAGCCGTACCCAAGCAAAACGTTGAGATTCATGCAACGTCTGTTCCAGCCTTCATCATTGCCTTTACGGGGTAGATCATGTTTCCAATCATGGATATTTTAGGCATTGGCATGAAGGTCTTGGATAAGTTTTTCCCAGACCCCGAGCAGAAAGCCAAAGCACAGCTTGAACTCATGCAGATGCAGCAGAACGGTGAGCTTGCAAAAATGCAGGCTGATATGCAAGAGCAAGGCGAGCTTACCAAACGCCAAGAAAACGATATGCGGTCTGACTCTTGGTTGAGTAAAAACATTCGCCCTATGACCCTAATAGCAATTCTGAGCGGCTACTTTACGTTTGCAATGATGAGCGCCTTTGATATTGAGACCAACAAGGCATACGTCGAGCTGCTTGGTCAGTGGGGTATGTTGATTATGTCTTTCTACTTCGGCGGCAGAACGCTTGAGAAGATTATCGACATGAAAAGCAAAAGCGGCGACAAAAGCGAAAAGTAATGGTGACGGCTAAAAAACCTGCGGTTAAGCGAGCGCCAGTAAAACGGGTTGCAAAGCCCGCGCCCGTTAAAAACCCAGACTTTACCGACAAGGTTGTTGACCTTATTAAGTGGGTGGACAGCCCGTTCAAGCTGATCTCAGTGGTGCTAATTGCGTTTGTTGCGTTTGCTGGATACTTTGCTTGGGATTCACGGCAGGTCATTCTTGGTGCAATCAGCAGCAAGAAAACTGAACTTAAAGAGCCAATGCTGGTTGAGGCTATTGCCAAATCTTTGATTTACGACCTAAGCGCGGATGTGGTGATTGTGAACTCAGTCAATCTTCAGTCCAACAGCCGCACAACCATCTTGGCAATGAGCAATCAAGGTCGAGAGAAGACGCTTGAAGGTTCAATCAACGCTTTGTTTACAAGCACCCCTGAGCATAACCGTGCGGTCATTACGATGTTTCAAGGCGAGGTGCATTGTGAGACGTTTGTGCCAAGCTCAAAGATTGGTGAGTATGCCGTTAAGCATGGCGTAACGTACATGTGCCGTGGCTCTGTACCACCAGAACAAGGTAGGTTTGTAGGCTACATTGCAGTGGGCTTCAAGATACCTCCCAAAGACATTTCACAAACCAAAACTCGAATTAACCTAGCAAGTACGGAGATGAGTAAATGATTGATAACTGGAAACTAGCTTTTGAACAGATGCTCAAAAGTGAAGGTGGCTTCACCGATGATGATCGTGATAACGGCAACAAGCTACCAGATGGGCGTAAAGGCTCAACCATGCTTGGCGTGACTCAGTTCAACTGGGAGCAGCACGTTGGGCATCAAGTCACCCACGACCAAATGCGTAAGCTAACCCCTGCGGATGTAGAACCCCTGTACAAGAAAAAGTATTGGGACGTTGTGCGGGCTGACGAATTGCCTTCTGGGATTGATTACCTTGTGTTTGATATGGGGGTCAATGCGGGTCCGGGTCGTTCAATTAAGCTACTACAGACTGCCGTAGGCGTAACACCTGATGGCGGTTTTGGTCCGATGACAATGGCTGCTGTGCAAGCGGCTGATCCTGTTAAGTTGATTCAAGACTTTAGCGATGCCAAAGAAACTTTTTACCGCAGTCTTGATACTTTTACTGTCTACGGTACAGGGTGGCTAAATCGTGTAGCAGCAGTTAAACTGAAAGCCTCTAGCATGTTGGGGTAACCTATGCCGTTACAGAAACTGACCTTTCGACCCGGTGTAAACCGTGAGGGTACTAACTACGCAAATGAGGGTGGTTGGTATGACTGCGACCATATTCGTTTTCGTTCAGGTCAGGTTGAAAAGATTGGTGGGTGGACTCGCTTATCCAACGGTTCGTTTCTCGGCACGGCACGGTCAATGTGGAACTGGATTAACCTTGAAGGTACAAACTACCTTGGGGTTGGCACAAACCTAAAGTATTACATTGAGTACGGTGGTGGTTACTACGACATCACCCCAATCAGAAAAACTGTAAACCCTATGCTGGGTGCTGTACCTCCTAGCACTGGCAACCCGTTGGCTACTGCGTTTAATACGCTCAACGGCGGCATTACGGCAACGCAGACTACACTTATTCTTACTTCCGGTGCATCGTTCCAAAACTCGCCGGGCATTATCAAGATTGATTCAGAGCAAATCTACTACACAGGCAAGTCAACCAACACCCTGACAGGGCTTGTGCGGGGTTACAACGGCACAACTGCGGCTACTCATGCTACGAGCGCATCTGTAAGCTGCTCAACAGTTACTGTGACTGATGTTGCTAATGGTGTGGTGCAAAATGATTTTGTGACGTTCAGTGGACTTACGGCTACAGGCGGGTTTACAACGGGTCAGCTTAACGTCGAGCAACAAGTCTTTAACGTAATAAGCGTTGATAAGTACACCTTTAATGTGTCGGGTGTGTTTTCTACTAGTGCGGTGACCACTGGCGGCGGTACGGTTGGAATTGCTGCGTATCAAATCAATACAGGTCTGGACATTTACGTTATCGGCACAGGCTGGGGTGCGGGTGTCTGGGGTCGTGGCGGCTGGGGTAGTGCGTCTTCTACTCAAGCTGTTGGGTCTCAGTTGCGCCTCTGGTCAAACGAGAACTACGGGCAGGACTTAGTTATTGCGCCACGCAACGGCGGTGTTTACTATTGGAAGAGTGCTGATGGGCTGACTACCCGTGCTAAGTTGCTAAATGACTTGTCAACAACGGAAGGTTACGCTGGTCAGTACGTTCCAAACCAGACGCTTGAGATTTCAGCATCGTCAATTCAGCGTTTTGTTATTTGTTTTGGTGCAAACCCGTACGAGTCTGGAACGCCTAATACAGCCTTTAACCCGATGTTGGTACGCTGGTCAGACCAAGCCAATCAATACGACTGGGTTCCTGATCCAACCAATCAGGCGGGTGAGTTTGGGCTTTCGCACGGCTCATCTATCGTTACTTACGTCAATACTCGCCAAGAGATTTTGATTTGGACTGACTCGGCGTTGTACTCAATGCAGTACGTTGGCGCACCGTATGTGTGGTCGTTCCAGCTTTTGATGGATAACATTTCCATCATGTCACCGAATTCAATCTACACAGTCAATAACGTGACCTACTGGATGGGCAATGGTAAGTTCTACCAATACTCAGGTCGTGTTGACACATTGGCTAGTTCGTTGCGTCAGTATGTCTTTGAGGACATTAACCAGAATCAGTCGTATCAAGTGTTTGCTGGTGGCAACGAGGGCTACAACGAGATTTGGTGGTTTTACTGCTCACTAAACTCAGACACTATTGACAAGTATGTGATCTACAACTACCTCGACAAAGTTTGGTATTACGGCACAATGGCACGTACCGCATGGCTTGATTCAGGCATCAGGGAATACCCTATGGCTACGGATTACAACAACCGTGTGCTGTACCACGAGTCTGACGTTAATGACGTTGCTGGCACAACTTCACTGCCAATTGAGGCTTACATTCAGTCTTCTGACTTTGACATTGGTGACGGGCATAACTTTGGGTTTGTATGGCGCATCCTGCCTGACGTTAACTTTAACGGCTCAAACATCAACCAGCCGTTTGTCACAATGACAATTAAACCTCGGCAAAACGCGGGTACGCCATATGGGGTGGCAAACATTCCTGAAGTGCAAAGTGCAAGCAATTACACAACGAGTCGAGCATACAACGTGCAGCTTTTTGATGGGCAGGTTTACACCCGCCTGCGTGGTCGCCAGATGAGCTTTAGGATTGAGTCTGGCGAGCTTGGTGTGCAATGGCAGTTGGGAACCCCCAGAATTGATATTCGCAATGACGGGCGGCGTTGATGAGTACCGGCACAACACAATCCCCAAACCTGCCAACACCCCCTGTTGAGTATGAGCAACGTTACCTTGAGCAGTTAACAAACGTTCTTAGATTGTATTTTTCACAGCTAGATAATCCGGGATTTTCTGCGGCAAGTGGTTTAAACTTGAATATAGATAAACTTCCGACCCAAACAAGTCTCGCTGACCTACGGGTTGGCGATGTGTACCGCGACACAACAGCCGGTAATGTCCTAAAGGTCAAAGTATGAGCTTAACTAAAATTGCACAATATTTAGAACATCAAGGTCGTGGTGACGATAAGCATTTAGTTCATATGACTAAAGGCGAACTGCAAGCCTTGCAAAAATTAGCTGAACAAAATGGCGGATCTCTTACGATTAACCCGCAAACTGGTCTTCCAGAAGCTGGGTTTTTAAGTAGCATTTTGCCAATGGTTGCAGGCGCAGCAATGGTAGCTTTAGCACCAGCAACTGGCGGCTTATCAATGTTAGGCAATCCATTAGTAGCTGGAGCTATTGTTGGTGCTGGCAGTTATGCAATGACGGGAAGTCTTCAACAAGGCGTAATGGCTGGTCTAAGCGCTTATGGTGGAGGTGCTTTGGCTGGTGGGTTAGGCGCAATTGGCGCGGGTGCAACAGATGTTGCCACTAGTACCTTGGCTAATGAGGCAGGCAATGTTGCTGGACAAGAAGCCGTAAAAGTAGCGGCTGCACAAGGGATTACAGATCAGGCGGCATTAAACGCAATTCAACAACAGGCAATAGATTCTGGTGCAAACGCTGTTGGTCAAGTTGCAAGCCCAAAAAGTTTAGCAAGTATTGGTGGAGGATTGTCCAATCCATCAGGCACAGGAATTACTCAGTCATTATCAAACCTTGGTAGCTTTGCCAAGAATAATGTCGGGGCATTAGCAGGTTTAGGACTTGGGGCGTATCAAGCCTTTCAAGATTCTAATAAATCGTCTGAACCAGAAACTGATGCCGCCCCAAATCCTTTTGGATTGAAAACAATTCCAAAGGATGCAAATGGCAATCCTATTTTTAAACCATCATTGCCAACTCCTCCCGCTCAACCGTATCAAGCACAGTACAGAAATTACGTGCAGAACCCATACAACCCAATGAGCGCAAAGAGTGGTGGGTTAATGGATGTTCCTAAGTATGCAGGTAAAACTGATTACGGAAGTATGGTTTCAGGCGCTAAAGATCTTCAACAGGGTTTATCACAAGCCAGTCAAGCAGCCCCATTAACGCCATTGCAAGAACAGTTAATTGCTATGGGACAGCGTAGCTCTCAAGAAGGTCTTTATAACTTGAGCGATATTGAATACGCTAAGTTATCACCTAAAGAATTGATGAAAAAACACAAGATTGATATTGCTAAAGGCTTGTCAGAGGTTGGCGCTTTGGGTGCTTATGACACAAAATCCGCTACACAATTACAAGCGGAAGCTGCCGCACAAGCTGATATTGCCAAGAGTCAAAGTCGAACTTCTGCTAAAGAAGGCGGTTTAATGGCGTTTGCAGAAGGTGGATCTCCTATTTATCATCCTCAATATCAAAATTTTGCTCCTACGGCGTACCAACAACGAGACTCAACCCTCGCGCAATTACAAGCTGAAAATCAAGCATACATGAATCAAGGTATTCCTGAGTTTTCTAGACTAGCAAGTAATGTTGGTTACGCAATTGACCCAATGCAAATGAAAGGATCGCCTGCTTTACAAGCGTTTAAAGCAGATGAAGCCGCAAAATTAGCTGCCACTAATCTCATAATGCAACAGCAACAACAAATGGCTGGTTATGGTTCTAACCAAAACACCGGTGATGGTATGGGCGATGATGGGGGCGGCACTGTAGGTCAAGGCATGGGAGCTGGCGGTGAAGGTGGTGAAGGTGGCGATGGTGGCGCTTCGGGTGGAAATGGTGGGTCTGCGTTTGCAATAGGTGGTGGTATTGGATCTGATTACGGTGTGTTTGCCGACAATAGCAATTCAAATAGTGGGATGGATCAATTCCATCGAGGTCAACAATATCCTATGCAGCAACCACAGAATTTTAATAACGGCGGTAGCACCAATAATCTTGGCGGTTATTCTGATGGAGGTCGTTTACTTAAAGGACCCGGCGATGGTGTTAGCGATGGTATACCTGCTACGATTAACGGTCGTCAGCCTGCTCGTCTTGCTGATGGTGAGTTTGTCATTCCTGCTAGGATTGTTTCTGAATTGGGGAATGGGTCTACAGATGCCGGTGCTAAACGTCTGTATGCCATGATGGATCGAATTAAAAGTGCAAGATCCAAAGCAAAAAATATTGCAACCGACACAAAAGCATATAAACACTTACCAGCATGAACGTACAGTATGTTCCCATTCATCATGTAAACCAAACTTGGCCTCTTGTTTCGGGTTTTTTGCAGGCAGCAATTGAACAACAGTCTGGCAACAAAGACTATACGCTAGAACAGGTTCAGGTTTATGTAAGCAGTGGTCAATGGGTTTTATTGGTTGCAACTAAAGACGAAAATATTGTTGGTGCAGCTACAGTTAATTTGTTTAATCGACCCAATAATCGTGTTGCTTTTATTACGTATATTGGTGGGCATTTAATTGTTGGTGAAGATTCGTTTAAACAGATGTGCCAAGTCTTAAAAACTTATGGGGCTACGTCTATAGAAGGCGCTGTTAATGATGCTGTTGCTAGATTGTGGCAACGCTTTGGGTTCGTTGAAAAATACAAAATTGTTGAGGTTGCGCTATGAGATATAACCATTTTGACATGCTGCCTGATCGGGCTTTTCTTAAAGTCGGTGGACGAATTAAACCTCAAGGTGGCGGCAGCGGTGGTTCGCCAAGCAGCACGACAGTAACAAACACTAATATTCCCGAATATGCTCAACCATATGTCGGCAATATGATGAATGCTGCACAGGCGCAAATTTACAATAAGGATATGACGGGGTTTAATAAATACACCCCTTACAGCACAGATCCAACAAATTATGTAGCCGGATTTAGCCCTTTACAACAGCAAGGATTTTCTTCTCTTGCCAATATGGACATTGCCCCGCAGATTGCGATGGGTACAGATTGGGCTAATAAAGGCGCACAAGGGGGTATAGAGTCGGCTCCTGTAGCTTACAACTATGGCGCTCAAGGTTCGCAGGCTGGACAACAAGGTCTAGGTATTGGTGTTTCGGGTGGGCTTGAGTATGGCGGTAGGGCAACTGATCTAGCAGGCGCTAACATTGGTATTGGTGCGGCTGGCATGGGTGCAGGAATGGGTTATGGGCAGGCTGCTCAGAATCCATACGCCGTTCAACGTTACATGAACCCATATTTACAAGCGTCTTTGCAACCTCAACTTGCAGAAATGAGTCGCCAGTACGGTATTTCAGGTACACAACAGCAGAGCAATGCAACTAAAGCTGGAGCTTTTGGTGGAAGCCGTGAAGCGTTAATGGCATCTGAAAATCAACGCAACAAAAATATTGCGATGAACCAAGCGATTGGTCAGGGCTATAACAACGCTTACGATGTTGCCAACAAAAATATGCAGGCTGGCGCTTCCCTTGGTATGCAGGGGGCGCAGTCTGGTCTTGCTGGTTTACAAGGTGCAAACCAAAGTTACGCTACTGGACTGCAAGGTGTTAATACAGCATTAGCTGGAACTGCTCAAGGTATGCAAGGCGCACAAACTGGATTACAAGGTGTTGCTGGAGCGCAAGCAGGGTATGGTCTTAGTATTCAAGGTGCTAATGCGCTTAATGCACTGGCTAATACTCAATACAACCAAGAAATGGGTATTGCTCAAGCCCAAATGGGTGCTGGCGCTCAACAGCAAGGGCAACAACAGAACATTATTAACCAAGCTGTTCAAAACTACGCAACAGAACAACAGTATCCATACATGCAGTTGGGTCAGCTCAATGCAATGTTGCGGGGATTGCCAATGCAGCAGTCTACTACGCAGATGTATCAAGCGCCGCCAAGTACGATTTCACAATTAGGTGGAGCAGGTATCGCTGGACTGGGTGCAACGGCAATGTATAACGCAGCAACCAAAGCTGAAGGCGGCGTAATTAAAATGGCTTCGGGCGGCTCCGCTATTCCAATGCGTAGAATGAGTGAACAGCAATTAAAACAAGTTCAACAAAGCCCAGCATCTAGCCCATTGGCAAAGATTAACGCTGTAGGGTTAGAGCAGTTGCATGGCTATATGAAAAACAATCCACAAGCTGCTCAGATGTTTCAACAGGCTCCACCAGTTCCTGAACCCGTCAACGCTCGTTCAGGCGTGGCGGCTATTGGCACAGGCGACATGACGCAAATGGCAGGTGGTGGGATTATTGCGTTTGCTGAACCAACCGCAGAAAACAATAACGGTTTGGTAACTAGTAAAGAAGACGCTATTCCTCGCACTAAAGATGGTGAAATAGATTATGGTACTTATCTTGCTACTAGGTTAGCAGCGCAAGACTCTGGAAAGAACTCTGTTGCTACAGCCTATAAGCCATTGGCAGAAACCCAAGCAGCGGATATTAAACAGCAAAGAGCCATGTTATTGCCTGAACTGGCAACACGATTTGGTCTTGGTTTAATGAGTTCGCCGGGTGGTCGAGGTGGTTCTGTATTAAATAGAACCCTTCAAGACGTAGGCGCTTCAGGATTGGGTACACTTCAAGATATGTCGGGTAAACTTAAAGACATTGAAGCGGCTAAGAAAACTATGCAACAAGGTACGATTGAAGCTACCAAAGCCGATCAAGCCCGTAGAGATTCTACGACAAATACTATTGCTCAAGTGTTTGGAACAATCGAAGCCAAGAAGATCGGTCTTGCTCAAGCGGCGGCTACTCGTGCTGCTGGACTTGATGCCAAAGAAGCTGCATTACTAAATGCTGCATCTTCACAATATATGACTTCGGTAGAGCGTGTATTTAAAGATTTGGCAACACAGCAAAAGAATGCCATGTTGTTTGAAAACGAACCAGAAAAACTGTGGGCGTTGGCTCGTCGCCAAGTATATGAGGCAATGCCTGAAGTCACTCGTAAGTTGCTTAACCTGCAAACTCCGGTCGCTGCTCCACCAGTTGCACAGGCTACACCTCCAGTCGTTACGCCGCCAACACCACAGAGAACCAATCCTGCAATGCCAGCAGTGCCGCAAGGACAGTTTAGATGGGATCCTGCTGCAAATGGCGGCAAGGGTGCAATGGTTCCAATCAAATAAAGTAGAAAAAATATGCCTTCAGTCAATATTCCATACGTTGGTGTAGTTGAGTTTCCTGACACCATGTCTTCTGAAGACATATCTAATGTCATCAAAACTCAAATCATTCCCAATGCTCCTCGTCCGGATGCGTTAACAGCACCTCCATCGACAGGTGCGGCTGATACAGTTCAAAGAACTTTATACAACACCATCAATGCAATTCCCTTTGTCGGGCAAGATTTGGCTGAGAGGGTTGCTGGGAAACCAATGGTTGCCGCTGGTTCGGCAGGCAAAGGTCTCATGGCATTAGGAAATGTACTAAATGAATCTAGGTTAAGCACAGCGCTTGAAATGTACGAAGCGCGTAAAGGTAAGTATGGTCAAGATTACGAATTAGCTACGCCAGAACAAAAGATTGATTTTGCAGATGCTGATAAAAAACTTAACCAGTATCTTACTGAAAATGAAGCTCACAAAGCAGATTTAAAAGCTATTGAAGCAAAGTACGGCAAAGATCCATTAGCTAAAAGAGTTGATTCTTTAGAAGAAACTCCAGAATTCAAAAAAGCAACTGGCTTGCAACAAGCAGGGATGATTGGGAAAGAATTAGTCAAAAATCTTGACGAATTCCCTGAGTATGTAATGAACTTAGGTTTGGGCAGCCTGCCTCAATCTATTGCTTATGCGCTTGCTGCTAGATTTGGCATGGCGTACGGTACAAGAGGTGCAATGGTTGCAGGTGGCGGTACGTCTGCAATGATGGAATTTGGTCATCAATATGTTGAATTAAGAGAGCAAGGCTTTGACCATGAGCAAGCTAATAACAAAGCGGTGGTTAAGTCAGGCGTTATTGGTGCGTTCGATGCGTTGTCTCTTAAATCTGCCGGTAAGTTAGCTGAACAATTATTTAATAACACTGCTAAGAAAGCATGGAAAGAAACGGTTAAAGAGGTTGGTAAAGAGCTGCCCAAGCAAATGGCGTATGGCGCTGCTGGCGAGGGTTTTGGTTCTTACCTAAGCAATCAACCAGTTAATCCTCGTGCGATTATTGAAGAAGCGCTGGGTGAGACGGTTAGCCTTCCTGCTGAAGTGGCAGCTACTTATAAGGGCAAGCGAGAAGAGATCGCCAACGCCCCTCCACCTCCTGCCGCTGGAGTACCTCCTGCGACCCCGCCTCCTGCTACCAACACTAGCGGCTTAGTCGATCCAAACGATTTAGAAACGGCTGCTGATCCTGTACTTACTAGGCTTCAGGCTTTGCTTGATAAAGCCACGACTACAGGAAAACCCCCATCTGCGCGGGAGGTGAATCTACTTGCAAAAGAATTAAACATTACGCCAGATAAAGATCCGTTAAAAACTATTGACTCCATAGTCAAGAATATTTTCCCAACAGTTCCAAATGGTGTTTTGAATCAAACACCAGAAAGTCCAATTGTTGCCACGACAACAACCACTGTTGACGGTAAAGACAGCGTAAAGACCACAAGAGAAGACGGTAGTGTCGAGATTGATGGTGTATTAGTTACGCCTCCTAAGACTCCTAAAGCACCTGAGTCCACTACTGCACCCGATCCTATGTATCAAGATGCTGTGGACTTGGTTAATAAAAATAACCGTGCGTCTATTTCTCTTGTTCAGCGCCATTTTAAAATTGGCTATAACCGTGCGGCACGTTTGCTAGAGCAAATGGAGAAAGATGGCATTGTCTCTGCTGTAAACGAAAAAGGTTATCGTGATCTTATTGCCAAAACAGAGCCAATAGAGACCACCACCGAAACCACTACCGAGACCCCTGCTGAGACTACGACTGAAACGCCTGTTGAGACTACTGTTGAATCCACGCCAGTGTCTTTTGCTGACTTGCCGCAGACTTCAAAAGATTTTATTGTTGACGAAGCAAGGAAGCTATACCAATCACGGGAAATTGTTTTACCCGTTGAACAGTCTTGGGATAACCTGCCTAATTGGAAGCGTGAGTTATTTGCCGAACGTGCTTACAGTGGTGGACAAGACTTTGTTAATGATCGGGATCAAGTAGCAAAAACTCTGAGGGAAGTTGCTAACCTTGAAAAGAACCCTGCTGCTGAAGTAGAAACACCAGTTGAAGAAGTAAAGCCAACAGAAAGAGAGCAGGCTATTACTCCATTGGATATGGGTAATAACACTGAGTATCGTGTTGTAAAAAATGACAAAGGCTGGGCTGCTGTTCTATTTGATAAAGAAAGTGATAACGTTGTAGGTGTAACGGTATGGCCTTTTGATAAATTTGGCGAAGAGGGAAGCAAACAAAGCGCAATTGATTATGCCAAGGCGCAACAGGAAAAGATTAAGGCTTCTCTTGAACCTACTGAAGAAATATCTGAAGAAGACCAAGCTGATTTACAAGCTGAATTAGATGCTGAAATGACGGGTACGCCTGTCAAGACACCGGCTCAAATTAACCAAGAGCGCCAAGCTGCACAGAAGGCTGCTGCGGAAAAACCTGCGGCTCCTGAGCCTACACCTGAAACGCCTCCTGCCGAGAAAAAGACTCAGGCTGAGATAAATCAAGAACGTCAAGCAACGCAGAAAGCCACAACCCCTGCCAAGCCGGTTGTATCTGCAAACAAAGTATTTACTGAAGACGCTGCCGAGAAAGCTCGTGCGTTACTCAAGAAAAAACTTGGTCAATTAAACAGCGGTATTGATCCTGAAGTCTTACAGGCAGGTATTACATTAGCCGGTTATCACGTTGAGAAGGGTGCTAGAACCTTTTCGGCGTATGCAAAAGCCATGCTTGGAGACATGGGTGAGATGGTTCGACCATACCTTAAATCTTGGTACATGGCGCTGAAGTTTGATCCACGTTCTGAAGATTTCTCTAAAGACATGGATGCTGCTGACGCTGTTGAAAAGGCAGACGTTAAGTCATTCAAGGCAGAAGAAGCCGAAGAATTGCCAAAGCCAAAAATTACATTGGGCATAAATCTTCTTACCCCAGATGGTAAGTTTATTATTGCCGAAGCGATTGCCAATCACTTTATTGAAGGTAAAGGATTTAAAGACATTAACGAAGCTCGTCGGTTTATTGCCGACATGGCTGGCACCAAGATTGAGGCAGGCACACAGTCTGCTAAAGAAGCAGATGAAGCCGTAGAAGTCGGTGTTGTACTGGCTGCTCGTGATATTGCTCAAAACACTAAATCACCTCAAGAGGCTTACGACAAGTTAGTTAGCTTATATAACCGTCAGCCTAACCTTGCCGTTCGTTCTTCAACCAGTATCCGAGATCAGGCTTACTCTACCCCTGCCCCTCTGGCGTATGTTGCATCTAAATTAGCAGGGATTGACGCAAACACCACTGTCTACGAACCAACTGCCGGTAATGGAATGCTTTTGATAGATTCTCACCTTAACAATGTTAAGGTGACCGAATTGAACTCAAGCCGTTATGAAATGCTCAAGCGAGTATTGAAAGGTGCAAAGGTTGAGAACAGGAACGCTCTAGACTACAAGCCTAGCTTAGTCGATGTAGTCATTGAGAACCCTCCGTTCGGCGCTCTTGGGCGAACTTACGAAAGCACTAACGGTGTTAAGACCAATCAAGTTGACCATGCAATTGTCTTGCATTCTTTAGGCAGCATGAAAGAGGATGGTAAGGCGGTCTTAATCATTGGTGGCAGTCTTGCCGATACCGAGGAAGGGCGGCGTGAAGACTATCGTGGCAATCAGAAACGTAACTTCTTTTACAACCTGTATAAAGACTACAACGTAGTTGACCACTTTACCGTGGCTGGCAGTATGTATTCTAAACAGGGTGCTAGTTATCCTGTTGATGTAATCGTCATTCATGGCAAAGGTCAATCACAACGAGCATTACCCGCCGCTGAATTGCCAGAGCAGATCAAATCATATCTAGAACTTAAAGGAAAATTAAATGAACCTAGCATGGTATCCAGAGAAAATGGCGTGTCCACCGGAACTGACAGTGGTAAGTCTGCCGCAGGGGACGGTAAATTACAAACAGTGGCTGGAGGGGCTGGAAGACCGAGTGGTGAAACTGGCGTACAAGGAAAAAAACCCACAACAGGCAGCGGAAGCGGCGTGTCGAAGAATGTCACTGGCGATGGTGGACAGCCCAAATCAACTGGGACAAGTGTTGGTACTGGACAACCTGAACTTGATAACAAATCTAAACGTAACGATAATCGAGTCACCGTTTCCGACACAACTGAAACACAGCAACCCAGTAGCGGAAAAAGCGTTACAGGAAACGAGCCTAGCGGAGTGGGTGGAACTAGCGTTAGCACAGGTAAGCGTGTCGAGTCTGGATTAAAAGACCGTAGGGGACAAGAGACTGAGACGAGTCATCAAGTTACTTATGAGCCACATTCTCAAGCACCTTCAGTTGGAACGTTGGTTCCTCGCGCAATGGCAGAGTCAATTGATAACTCAATCTCTGCTGTAGAAAATGAAGTAGGCGATGTAGATGAATATGTCGCAGCAGCGCTCAACATGGATGCCGAAGCATTAAAAGCAAACTTTTCAGCAGAACAAGTTGATGCTTTAGTGTTGGCTATTCGTAATGCCGAGGCTGGAAAAGGTTTCATCATTGGCGATCAAACCGGAGTTGGTAAAGGTCGCGTTGTCGCTGCAATGATTAAGTACGCAATTGAGAATGGCAAAGTGCCTATCTTTGTCACGGAGAAACCAAACCTTTACCCCGATATGATCCGTGACTTGGATGATATTGGTATGGGTGACGAGTTAGGTCTTGATACTGCCAAGCCAAAAATCTTAATTACTAACGGTGGAGAATCAGTTCCTTATACCTTAATTCGTGACGGGGAAAAAGGCACAAAAGTAGAATTGTCTTTAAAACTTAAAGCACCTAAATCTGGCAAAGATTTAGATAACTTGTTTAAAGGGATGATTGAAAAAGAAAGCATCGGCGATTACAAAGTAATATTTACAACGTACGCCCAACTTCAAACCGTTAGAGGAAAAGCAACAGAACGTCAAAGATTTATTCGTCAATTTGGCGCAGGCAACTACATGATCTTTGACGAAAGCCATAACGCAGGTGGAGCTGGGGCAAAACCGAATAAAGCTCGCAGCTCTGAACAGCGAGAAGCTGAAGGTGAATCAGAACAAACCGGACGAGCAGGTTTTGTTCGTACCCTAGTAAACGCCGCCTTTGGTACATTCTTTTCGTCGGCAACCTACGCCAAGCGACCAGATGTGATGGACTTATATTCCAGCACGGACATGAAACTGGCAGTCGATAAGATTAGTGAATTAGCGGATGCCATTAAGAACGGCGGCATCCCAATGCAGCAGATTGTTGCCAATATGTTGACCAAGGTTGGGCAATACATTCGTAGGGAGCGCACGTTTGCGGGGGTAAGTTACCAAACGCAAGAGACTAAAGTCGATAAGCAAACTGCCGAAAACATGGCAACGTCGATGCGTGACATTTTGGCGTTCTCTCGCGCCAAAGAAAAAGTTGTCAAGGAAATGCAATCAGAACTTGATAAAGAGGGGAAAAGAGCTGGTTCAGAAGGCGAGAAAACACAAATCCAAAGCGCAAACTTTGGTGGCACTATGCATAGTTTGATTTCTCAGATGCTTTTATCTTTAAAGGCACAAGATTCAATTAGACATGCAATTGAAAGTCTCAAGAATGATGAAAAGGTTGTATTAACTGTTTCAAATACAATGGGTTCATTTTTACATGACTATGCATTAGAGAATGAAATTAACGTAGGTGATCCTGTTGATCTGTCATTTAAAGATTTGTACATTCGTTATTTAGAAAAGCAACGCACAATTAAAATTAAACCACCAAGTGGTGATGCGGTTAAATATCGTTTAACAGACGATGACCTTGGTCCGGTATTGACCGCGCAATACAACAGAATTAAAAACTTCATTGATACCGCTGGGTTTGGTGCTGCTCCTGTTTCCCCAATTGACTATATGCACAATGAGTTGCGTAAGGCAGGGTATAAGACAGAAGAAGTCACGGGAAGGATTGCAACGCTAAATTATGAAAGCGGCATTCCTATTTTGACTTCACGTATATCCAATATTAACCAACGTGTAAACGCTGTTAGTGCATTTAATAGGGGGCAAAAGAATGGTGGCGTAGATGTCATCATCTTAAATCAAGCCGGTTCAACAGGCATATCGCTTCATGCGTCTGAAAAATTTAAAGACACACGCAAGCGTCATATGATTATCGTACAGGCTGAAATTAACATTGATACCCATATGCAGATGTTGGGTCGCGTTCATCGTACTGGTCAAGTGCAGCCTCCTGCTTATTCTCAAATGATGGCAGATATTCCTGCCGAAATGAGACCGGCGGCGGTGTTGCTCAAGAAAATGGCATCACTTAATGCGAACACCACAGCTTCGCGTAAGTCTGCTGTAACCGCAGAAGGTGCTGTTGACTTTATGAATGACTACGGTGGACAAGTTGCTCAAGAGTATTTGCGTGACAACCCTGAAGTCCTTGAAGCACTTGGCGGCAAGATAGTTGTTGAATTGACGGATGATCCTGCTGATGGTGACGAACAAGACATTCGTAAATTGACAGGATATATCCCTATTCTTCCTATTAGTGAGCAGGAAGAAATCTATAAAGACTTGATTGATCGTTACAACGATTTAATCGAACGTGAAAACAGCATGGGGTCTAATAAACTTGAGGCCAAAGCGGCAGACCTTGATGCTGAGACTTTATCTTCTGAGCCTATCACTCCAGATCGGGGTGATCCGTCTTTGTTTGCTCAACCAGCATACATGGAAAGGGTAGACGTTAAACGCACCGTTAAACCTTTTTCTAAACAAGAAGTTATTGATCTGACTAAGAAAAACCTTGACGGTAAAACTGCTCAAGAAAAAAACACGGCATTGTTTTCAGGTTTACAGGAAAGAGTTTCCGAGTACACCTATAAGCAAATTGAAAACTTAAAAGAGAAAGAAGCCGATCCAGTTCGCATCGAAGCGGCTAAAGGACAGATCGGTCTTCAGCTTCAACACGTTAAGACAATCCTAAGTAACTACCGTATAGGCACTCCTGTTTCGGTTAAGAATAACCAAGGCGTATTTCTTTACGGCGTTGTAACTGACTTAGAGCAGAAAAACAAAACAAACAATCCTGTCGCCGGTTCTGACTGGAAGATGCAGATTGCCTTGGCTAACGGGGATGCAAAGTCAATCACAATTAACTTTTCTCAGATTGGTAGCACTTATCAGCTCAAAGCAGAAAGCTATATCGAATGGTACAACCCTGAAACACAAAAGGGCGAGAACATTCAGTTAGCAGACCTTTTTGATAAAGGCGCAAATGTTCGGCGTGAGAAACGTTGGATGGTGACTGGCAACATCTTGGCAGGGTTTGCGTCTCCTACCGTGGGCAACTTAGGTCAGATCATGTCGTATACCAAGAGCGATGGTACGACTGGTCAAGGCGTTCTAATGCCACGCACGTATGACTTTGAAAAGTCCAAGAAGGATGCGCCAATCCGTTTGACCAAGGCATCTGATGCATTGCGATTTATGGATGAAGTTGGCGGCGTAGTGACCTCTGCGGACAACGTGTTACGCATTGTCAAAAGCGGTAGGAATTATTTGTTCAGTGTTCCATCTTCAAAAAAGGAAGGCGGAACTTACCATCAAGATCAGAAATTGACCACTCTGCTGCGTAACGATTTCTACAAAACTGGCAGCATAATGACTGCTAGGGTTTACGATTCGGCAACGGCAGAACAAGCGATTGAATATATCTTGAATGATCGTGGCGATACGTTGATTGCTGCGAATCCTAAAGAGAAAGCTCGTGAGATGTTTGCCCCCCCTAAAGCGACTGTTACGCCAAGCGTAGTGGTCTCTCAGGAAATGAAGGATCGTATTGCCGCAGTTCACAAAGAGAAAGTTGCAGAACACGCTGCCGTTCGTCGCAACATTTCCAAGCTGCAAAGAGCGGTGGTCAAGGGTCAGGTCAGCATCGATGTGCAGCGCCAGCTAACCGAGCTTAACCAGTTGGCAAAAGAGTTAACGGAAGAAAAGAAAGCTACGGCAGAGCGCAAAGACACGCCAGAGAATTTCTTAAACCGAGCTTTGACTGAGTTCAATAAAGGCAACATTAGCAAAGATGTACTGGACGTTATTCAGTACGTCTATAACCAATCCCCGTCTTTGCTGAATGGTCTTAAACTGTCCGTCACCAAAGGTGGCAAAGAAGCATATAACGCAGCCGGTGTATTTGATGCTCTGAACAAAATCGTGCGGCTCTACAAAGAGTCCGGTGCGGTTAACGCAGGTACGATTCGCCATGAGTTGATGCACAGTCTTGAGCAGTTGATGGATCCACAGACCCGTCAGGCTTTGGTCGAGGCATGGAGAGCCAGCCTAGAGAAAGCGATTAGGAAGAACACTGACTCAATTTCTCAGCGTTACTTCAGTGCGGTTCTTGATTACGTGAACAATCCTACCGAGGCAAACTTTGCTGCGGCAATGGACGTTCTGCCTTCTCAGGATATGTACCAATTCATTAACCCATCAGAGTATTGGGCGGTCAATGCCGAGCCTATGTTGGCGGCAAAGATGGGTAATCCTTGGAAGCGTTTTGTCCAGGCTATTAAGCAAGTCATGGAAGGGATGAAGAAGATCTTTGGCTTTGATAACCGCTACACGGTTTACAAGACTTTTAATGATTTGATTAAAGGTGAGAAGCCTAGAACGCACAATCAGATGTTGGTCGATATGATTGGCTCTATGCCACAGAAGACTCAATTTCTGTATGACGTTAAAGACACGGATGACCTGTTAGCCAAACACGCACGAAACGATGCACCTATCCATACGTCTAATACGAATATGGATAAGCTCTTGGGTGGCGCTCAAGAAGCCAAGAACATTGCAGCCAAGGCGGTTAAGTCCCCTGTTCTTACGACTAACAACATGATTGGCAGTCTAGATCGTGCCGTTCTGTACACTCGTGTCAAGAACACTGACTTCACCGCAGGGCTTACAGCAGCAGATGCCGAGCGCTATGGTCGGATGTTAGAAGACAGTGATGGTCGGGCAGTGGCTTCTGTTGCAATGAACCAAGCGCTTAAAGCGACTCGTATCGGTACGCAAGTTGTCTTGTTAGGCAAGCTGGTGTTTGACAACACCAATCAAATGTTTCATGCCGTGAAAGACAAGTTTTCAATGGCAAACATCATTAGTCTTAAACATGATCTTGAAAAAGAGATTGGCACACAACGGGCGGCTAACGTTATTCAAGCGTACTTTGAGGCCAAGCGCTCACGTTCTATTGTGGAAGAATACTTAAAGCGTGAAGGTCAACTGGAGGATCTGAAGACAGAGCAGATGGATCCTGCCACGCCCCCTGATCGTCAGCTTGATCTGTTGCAAAAGATTGCCGAAGCCGAGGATGATTTTAAGAACATTGGCATTGCGCTTCAAAAGGTCAACATGACTGATGAGGCAATTGATGATTTCATCAAGCTAGAAGATACCTATCCGGTTTTAGCAAAGATGATGCAGAACTGGAACTCTGTTAACAAGAACATGATTGACAATATGGAATTGTCACGCATGATTAGCAAAGAGAGAGCCGACAGCTTACGGGACATTGAAGACTATGTGCCGTGGCAGCGGATCATGGATGACCAAACGGACGTTCATGCCCCGATCTACAGCACCAAGGGTGTACGCAATATCTCTAGAGAGCAACGCTTCAGAGAAGGTAAAACCGATCTGGACATTGATGACATTGTGGACAACATGCTCCATAACGTCATGGTGACTACTCGTAATGCCATTAAGAACTATGCGGCAAACCGTATTGCTCAAGAGTATGGCTTGCGTAATGACAAGAACAAACTCAAGGTATTTCCGAATGAAGATCATTCAAAAGGCATCGTTAAGATTCTTGTGAGCGGCAGAAAGATTAACATTCAGATTCCAGATATGTTGATTGCTCAGTCTGTTATTGGAATTGAGAATATTCAGATCCCAATGGGTAATATTCTTTCAGCCCTGTCCAATGGCTTGCGAAGGTCAATTACTTTCTCAGGCGTATTCCAACTTAAACAGTTGTTTATGGATGCGCCAACTGCTGCTTTGGTCACCGGAGTTAAGAACCCAGCAGCTTTATACGGCGGTGTGTTTGGTTCTTTTATCAAAGGATTAACGCAGAAAGACCCAGTAGTTGAGTTGCTCAAGTCATACGGGATCGGTGGCTATCACTCAAGCGCCAGAACGGCTGAACATCAATATCGTCAAGAGATTGGTTTGTTAAACAAATCGGCGTTTGCCAGAGCGACTAGCATTCTTGACCAAGTTGCGGATGCTTCTGACTTTGCACAACGGCGAGCCATTTATATTCGGGTAATGAAAGAGACTGGTGGTTTCCCTGTTGGGGGCGATCAACGCAAAGCAATCTTGTCAGCAACAAACGTGATCGACTTTGATAAGCGAGGCAACGGCGCAACGGCTCAATTCTTAAACCGCACCATTTCGTTTATGAATGCGTTTGCCCAACAATTAGATGTATTAACTCAGGCATTAGCAGAACCCGTTGCAGGCGGGATTGAAGCCTTAACGGGTCAAAAGATTAGCAGCGTCAGCGGCGGCTTGAGAGGTGCGTCAAGAGCCACAGCTATTGGCAGACTGGCGCTTGTTAGCGGTTTACTTGCCACGACCTGTCTTTTGTACGCAATGGCAATTGGGGATGATGACGAATACAACAGGATGGATGACCAAACAAAGATGCGTAACTTTGTTATCCCACGCTCTTTGATGAAAGAGATTGGCTATGACCATACTCTTTTGATCCCCATGCGTACGACAGCCAGTTATTTCTTTAAAGCTATTCCTGAGTTGCTCTATAACAAGATCACCAAGGAAGGCACCAAGGATGAGGTTGATAACCGTCGGCTGCGTACGGCGCTTAAACATGGTGCCGTTGATGCATTGCTTGGACCATTAGGTTCGGGTCCAGTGCCGACTGGTCTAAAGCCCTTTGCCGAGATTGCGCTTAATCGCAACTTCTATACGGGTAGTGCGGTCACACCTCAGAGCCTGAAAGATCTAGCTTCTTTCCGTCAATACAACGGCGCAACTTCTGAGTTGGGCAAATGGTTGAGTTACGCTAGTGGCTTGGGTTCACAAGAAAATCGTTTGTTAAATCCAATGGAAGCCGATCACGTTATGCGCGGCTTGGCTGGTTCTGTGGCTTCGATTGCAATGTGGGGATCCAATATGTTCTCAGGCAATAGAGCATCCTCAGAGGAACGCAATAACATCCTTTATGGCTCATTTATCGCCCCTGAAGTTCCAAGAGGTAGAGAAGACTTGTTCTACGATCTAAAGAGCCGATCTGATACTGCGTTGGGAACGTTTAAAGATTTAATGAAAAAAGATCACCGAGAAGAAGCCAAGCAGTGGTTTGAAGCAAACAAGGGTGTTATTCAGGCTTCAGGGTTTACGGCTGTTGCTGGCAAGGCTTTGGTTGACATTAACGCCAACATTCGCAGGATTGAAGATCTTCCCGCAACAAAGATGAGTCCAGAAGAGAAGCGTAAGCAGATCAACTTCTACAAAACCAAGAAAGAAGAAATTCTGGAACAGACCATCAAGTTCAGGTTAAAAGCCGGAATGTAATTAAGTTCTTCACTTCCTCAGAAAAGATAAACGTAGGTAGGAATTGCCTATCGTTTATCTTGAGTGCGTCTGCTACACCATCTAGCCCTGCCTTGATGGATGCAACCATGTTGTCAGCGTCTCTATGGCGCTTGTCAGGTGGGTAGAACGTAATCTCTACCCTAACCCTTCCCTCTAGAACTAAACCCCGCCCTAGCTTCGCCTCAAGGCTTAACGCCCAACAGGTATGCCTGTAGCTCTTCTTAAACTTGGCTTTCTTCGACCAATGCAGCGTGGCATTTGGGTTTAACTCTTTTGGAGGCCAAGGTAAATGAACAATATTCATAGTAGATGCATTAAAATGGGTACAACCTATTGACATGGGTAATTATATCGGGCAAAATTAATTCTCTTCAACTGCTAGGAGTCACAAATGATTCTCACAAACAAGTTCAACATTCCTGAAACATTCGTTAATGTTTTAAAGCGTCCTACCTATAGTAAAGGCAAAGCAAACCTGTCAGTAACACAGTTAATCAATAGTCCTAAGATTGTTGCATTGACCAAAAAACACGAAGCCGAGATTGAACAAGACGTAAGCGACATGGTTTGGTCGTTGTTTGGTTCTGCCGTTCACAACATTCTAGAGCATGGGAAAGACAAAAACCATGTTGTCGAAGAACGGATTCACGCCGAGATTGATGGTTGGAATATCAGTGGAGCAATTGATCTTCAGGTTATCAAGCTCGAAGGGATCAGCGTCAAAGACTACAAGACCACTTCAGTTTGGGCGGTCATGAATGAAAAGATTGAGTGGGAATATCAGCTAAACATTTATGCGTGGTTGGTTGAGTACGTCAAACAAGTACCAGTGTTAGATGTAGGCATTACAGCAATCTGCCGTGACTGGAAGGCAAGAGAGTCGGTTAAGGCAGATTACCCTGAAGCGGCGATTAAAGAGTTACCCATTGTTCTGTGGACGATGAAGCAGCGTGAGGATTTCATCAAAGCCCGTATTGCATCCCACTCAGCTTGTGAGTTTGCAATGGAGACTGATGGGGAATTGCCTGATTGCACTCCTGAAGAAATGTGGGAGAAAGCGCCTGTATATGCAGTAATGAAAGAAGGCAACGTCAGGGCTAAGTATGTGATGCCTACTGAGCATGAGGCTGAACTGGCGTTGGCAGAAGTACAAGCAGAGAAACCAAAGGAAAAGTTTTATATCCAAATTCGACCCGGCGAACGCACCCGTTGCGAGAATAACTACTGCCATGTTAATCAATGGTGCAGTCAATACCAAACTTACTTAAAGGAAAAAGCATGAACACGATCAAAATTTGGGCTTCTGAATACAGCATTAGCAAGATTGACCTTTCGGATTTAAACAATCCTGAAAACAAAGACCTATTTCTCTTTAGCAACAGCAACATGAGCGACATTGGTTACACCCTTATCGGCATGGGCGAAATTGAGTGCAGCTTCTTTAGTCGCGCTGAGATTCAAAACAATGCAGTTGAGGCGCTCAAGGGTGAGATTCAAGATGTACGAGCCAAAGCTGAAAAGAAAGTGACTGAACTGCAAGAGAAAATCCAACAGTTGTTAGCCATTACCAACGAGGTTTGACATGAAGACTAGACAAGAATTGATTTTGGAATTTATGTTGGCATTGTCGGCAGGAATTTACGCCACAGAGACACAGTGGGTAAACGCAACCGAGGTTTATAACGATGCTTGTTTGTTGGCTGATGTGTACTTGGGGAATATCTAATGAGCGTTTACAGAAAGCTACAGGCAGCACGGGCAGAGTTTTTGTCTATGCCTGTTAAGAAGTCCGGTAAGAATAAGTTTGCAGGGTTTGAATACTTTGAACTCTCAGACTTTATTCCTACGGTCAGTAAACTGTTTGACATAGCGGGTCTGTGCGGCGTTGTTCGCTTTACTGATACCGAAGCTAGTCTGACGGTCTACGATGCCGATGGTGACGGTTCTATCGTGTTCACAAGCCCCTTGGTCATGGCGGAGAACGCCAAGGGTCAGGCTATTCAGTCACTGGGATCTACACATACGTATTTTCGCAGATACCTCTGGCTACTTGCGATGGATATTGTGGAGGTTGATCTAGTTGACGCAGCAGCACCGTCAGAAAAGGTTGCACAACCTGTAAAAAATAAAGATGTGCAACTTGTGCAACCCACGCAATCTCCTATGAAAACCGTTGCACAACCTGAAAAAAATAAAGATGTGCAACTTGTGCAACCGAAGATTACAGGCAAGGAAGGTGGCTTTCAGATGGTGATCGATGCTCCGACCAGTGAGAACCTTGAGGACTGGTTGAAATTGGTTAAGGAGTCAACCCACTTCCTGTTAGATATGTGCGAGAGCGATGCCGATGTAATGACGATATTTAAAAAGAACAAGGTTCTGTTCGATACCGTTAAAGCAAAAGACCCTGAGTTTTTTACTGAAATGATGGGCAAATTCACCGAAACCAAAAACAAGTTTAAGGAATAACTATGGCTTACGAACCAAAACCAAACACTGGCAGTATTTTTAAGAACACTTTCAAAAAGGAAGGTGACAAGCAGCCTAACTTAAAAGGCGACTTGTTTCTTGATAAAGAGTTTCTCTTAGATCAGATCAAAGCGTCCGAGGGTAACTTAGTTAAGGTACAGGTCAGCGCTTGGACAAACGAGTCTGAGAAAGCAGGTAAGTATCTGTACTTAAATGTCGGAGCGCCGTTTGTTAAGCGTGAAGAAGAAATCCCTTTTTAAGGAACGCCATTGAAAACTTTACAGTTTGAGGCCATTAAGGTTGCGTTAAAGCAAGATAAGACTGGCTATGTTCTCACTCTGTCTATGCATCCCGACGATATTCCTGAAGAGTTACTCAGGGATTTTGTCGGCGCTAGATACCAGTGCGTCTTGGTTAGGCTTAACGGCGATGAGCAGCCGATGAACACGGCAGAAGAGTTTGTAGGTGACAGGGCAATTCGTCTTGCAGGGCTTATGTGTCGGGATCCGCAGTTTTGGAAGTATTTGTATGACGATGAACAGATCTTTAATGAGGAAATGGAACAGGCTACTGAGTGGGTTAGAAACTATCTCAACATTCCTTCTAGAGCAGATTTAAAGACCAATCGTTCGGCACAAATACTATTAGATAAACTTTACAAAGAGTATACGGAATGGAAAAAAAACTAATACCTTATTCGGTATATCTTCCTGTCGAATATCACACAAAGCTAAAAGAACTGGCGAAACAACGTAAGGCTTCGGTTTTGATTCGTAACGCAATTGGAATGTTAATTGACGGTAGTGATTCTTTTACAACTGGCTACAACTCAGGTCTACAAGATGCAGCCAAAGTTATTTATGACTGCGAAGAGGCTCAAATGATTGCCGTTAAAGGTAAAGACTTGGGTGTTGTTTTGTCAGAACGTATAGAGGAGTTGAAAAAATGAGCGAAGATAGTCATCAAATAGTTTTAGATATTTTTGAGTTTTTAAGGACAAAAGAGAACGTAGAAACCAAAGTTATTTTGACTGGACTTTCTATGGTGTTGGCTACGATTGTTGCAGAGGCAGGAGTAGAAGAAGAGAAAGCGGTTTATGCATTTCGCAAATCAATCTCTCATGCTTATAGACGAATGAATCAAATTGCTAAGGGGGTTCACTAATGGAAAGTGATGAACTTCGATCTGCGTTTGCCATGATGATATTGAATGGGATGTTATCTAGGCTTGATCCAAAAGATATTGATCCTGAAGAGGTATGGCAATTAGCGGACAAGATGATTGAAGCTAAAGAGCAAAAACCTACAGTAGGACTTCCACCAATCAAAAGACGAAAAAAAATCGTACAAGGAGAACAAGATGAAATGCAAAGTTAGGATTGGTTGTAACTACGAACCCAAATGGTTTGAACGCAGGATGACAAGCGGTTGGTATTCAGGCAAGAATCCTCGACTGGATAACCACGGCATGGCATTGCAGTCCTGCTTGCTAGGCACAGGCGTTGCAAGTCTGTGGAAAACTAAGTTAGCTGTGTGCGCTGCGTGTGCCGTTGTCACGCTGTACTTTGCTTGGTGCTATGGGGTGTTCGCATGATTAAGTTATTAAATTTACGCATCAAAAACACTCGCTATATCGTGCGTTGCGGGTTCTCAAAATCACGCACTTATAAGTGGCTACCGAGCGTGTCAATTGCCAAGATTTATTACGGGGTGTTTGAATGAACGACTCAGTAATACAAAGATTGGCTGATTTAGAAAAAATTGCATTACAAGCGGGGTTTACAAAAGCCGATTTTAATACTGGAGCTTTGTTTCGCGTGATCGAAAAATTTGATGAACTAACCCGCATTGACCAGCGCATGAAACTGGAAGCATGGCATAAAGAAGAACTCAGAGAAAACCGTAAACGCTTAACAACAATTCGTGATTTAAGGAGTAACAAAATGAATGAATTTAAAATGTCTTTGTTGGATTATTACGCAGGACTTGCTATGCAAGGGATGTTAGCTAACCCCAAACTGCACGATCAAATACTTAAACAAGGGCAGTCATGGATTGAGGAGTCTGCGTGGAAAGTTGCACAAGCCATGATTAAAGCTAAAGAAACTGTACAGCCCTTACGTCATATGCCCCTTAAAGAATTTAAAGAGCTTTCAAATAGAACACGCAATGCGCTCTTATCAGAAGCGATTGAAACGTATGGGCAGTTAGTCGATACACCTGCGTTGTTGCTAACAAAAATAGTAAATCTAGGCAAGGTTGGGCAAGCTGAGATTGCTAAGTTACTTGAGCGTGGCGAAGGATGAGTACATCAAGCGAAGTGATTGAGTGGGTCGGGTATTTCTACCTTGTGATCTGTTTAATTTTATGGGTGATGCTATGAGTGCAAGCTTAACTGGAGTTAGCGTAGCGTCAGTGGTCACACATGCGCTTCACGCAACAATAAAAAACGAAATCAAACAGCGGTTTATTGAATTGATTGTTAAAGACATTGAGCCGATTCTCACAGAGTACACAAACCAAATTGTTACTCAGGTGTACGAAATGAAAGACCCGTATTCGATGGATGGGTTGAAGATTAATGTGACGTTTAAATTGCCGGAGATGAAATGAAACACAAACATTACGATTGCATAGTTGCTTGGGCTGAAGGCAAGGATATTCAATTTAAGGCTTTTAGCCATAGTGAGTGGGAAGATGTTGATATGAAGGGTGAAGAGTGGTATGAGCATTACACATACCGCATCAAACCTAAGCCCGATATCGTTAAACGTTTTTACTTGGAAGTAAACCCGTTGGTTGGGCATAGGTTCTCAGAGGCGTACACAGACAACGACCTGATAAACAAACATAGCTGCATCATGTGTACGTTTGATGGCGAGACTAAAACATTGAACTCGGTGGTGGTATTGAAATGAACGAACGATTAAAAGAGTTGGCTGTGCAAGCGGGGTTGCAACCGTATTACGATGCACAAGCAAAACAAATTGAACGCTTTGCCGACTTTGTGCGCCAAGACGAACGTGAGGCTTGTGCGAAAATTGCTCTTAAATATGAGCCAACTGAACGACAACCTTACGTTACTTATGCCGCAGATGAAATCAGAGCAAGGGGTGAGAAATGAGCCGTGAACTTATGCAGCAAGCGTTGGATGCGTTGGAATATCACACGATGCAGACTAAACCGATTAACCATACGGACAAAGCAATCGAAGCCCTTAAACAAGAGTTAGCCAAGCCTGAGCCACAAGTATGTTGTGGCGATTACGAAAAATGTTGGAAGGCGTGTACGCCAAGAGGTCGATGGTTAGCAGAGCAAGAAATAGTCAAGTCTGAGTCACACATTGTTAAGTGGTCAATACCCGTTGACCCAAATAATTTTGGCGAACCACTTGTACAGGTTAAGCAATCAAACTATAGCGACATTGTTTCTGATGGCGGCCTTGACCCACGCAATAAGTTTGACGCACCACCACGCAAGCCGTGGGTTGGGCTGACGGGAACAGAAATAAATCATATCTTCGCGGCAAATGTTGGATACCCCGAACGAATGTGTCTTGCTATCGAAGCCAAACTAAAGGAAAAAAACGGTGGATAAAGAATACGAAGAGATTAGCCGCAGGTATTTAGAACGCGCCAAAAAGCACACAGAGGAGTTGCAAGCGAAGTGGAAAGAGGCAATGGATAAGGCGATAGCATTTCAAGAGGCGTTTAAACAGGAGAAGAAATGAAAGAACAAAAGTTTTTCAAGGGTGACTTGGTGCAGATCGCTGATGACCTTGGTGCGTCAATGCGCCATTTTGCCAAGGGCTGCAAGGCTATTGTGATTGGCACTTATGCCGAGTTGTGCCATGACGATAACAATGTGGATGATTATCAGCTCTACATCCTACCCAACAGAGGTTCATGCGCTTGGTATCACGAGCATCAACTGACGCTGATCGAACCAAACCGCTATGACCTATTGCCAAAGAACAGCCGAACGCGACTCAACTGGGAAGCGCAACAAGCAAGAGACAATAAAACACAGTTTAAACACCAAGAATACACAATCACTTTAGGAGAAAAGAATGGCTAAGTTACCTTACACATTATTAGTGCCGCCGCTGACCGAAGAAGACGAAGCATGGCAAGAGATAGAGCGTAAGCAACAGACAGACAAAGATATGGCACTGCGTCACCACGCAGCTAACCGAGCTTGTGAAGTGATGCGTGAATTAAGCATTGCCGAACTAAGTCAGATGACCATGCTCAGAGTGTTTGCATTGGGTTATCGTGCGGCTGTGCTTGACGAGCAAAGGAAGAAGAATGGCAACTAAGAACCTAGCAGCACAGCTACGCGCCGCAAAACTACACATAGCCGTGCTTGAAAAAGAAAATGCAGATTTACGCAGGTCATGGATGGAAGAATTGACTGCACGATCTCGTGAAAGCCGTGAGTTAGAGTTGTCATACGCACAAGGAATAAAGTTCAAAGGTGTCATTGAATATTTAGAGGAGAAATTGAAAGATGAATGACATACCGCAGTTTGTAGTACCCAAGAACATAACCGTAGGTAAGGCTTTGCAAAAGGTCGGTAAGGCTACGGTTAGTGCCTTGGTCGTATTGACAGGCAAAGATATAAAGTCGGTGCGTAATGCGCTTAAAATTTTATACACAACCAACAAGGTTCACATTGGCAGCTACGAGTTGACCAAGCGTGGCAAGTTGTCACAAGTATGGCACTGGGGGGAAGGCGATGATGCAAGAGAACCTGTTGTCAGTAAACAAGAATTTATTTCACGACCTGATGTAGCAGCATCTTGGCTTACCCATGTACAGAAATAGGAAGTTACTTGATTTACTTAGAGAATCGCCATGTCAAGCGTGTGGCAAGAGTGACGGAACTATCGTGGCTGCACACAGCAATCAGCTTAGAGACGGTAAAGGCAGGGGTCTCAAATCCCACGACTACAGAACCGCCAGTTTGTGTTTTACCTGTCACGCCGAACTGGATCAGGGAAAATCCATGTCACGCCAAGAAAGGATAGAAATGTGGGAGGAAGCGCACCGCAAAACAATCGGGTGGTTGTTTGAAAACAACTTAATTGATCTTAAATGATGCAAATTGATATGAGAAGCATTCTATGGTATATTTAGCCTATCTACTCCTTAGATCCTTCTCATGTTTACCTAGCAGTTTCGTGAGACTGATTGGATCCCAGATCCACCCTCACTTTGCTGAGTGAGGGGTTTTTTGATATAATTGATGTACGAAATGTTGCCTGTGGCGGGTAATGTTGAAAGCCGTTTTGATGTGTATCTTGTTTTTTGATAAATAGCCCGAAAGTATTTATCAAAGAACGGTCTCAGAAATGAGATGCCGCCACAGATACACTTCAAAGCGGCTTTTTTGTTTTACGCCCGTACTCCATACGATAACAAGCACCTAAATGGGTGGCGTGGAATGAAACATAGGCTCTACTTGCTCCCGTAGGCAAGCCTCGTGAACTTAAATGGGTATCACACAAGACTTGAGGCAAGTGGTGAGACAAACTCAAGTCGAATGAACATTATCTCCGGAAGGACTGGTATCGCATGATACGGGTCGGCGTGTATAGCCCTGCTATCACCCTTGGTAGAACTATGACGGGAGCAATTGCAATAAATTTGAAATTTGATACACTAACCTTCCAACTGCTAGGAGTTAACAATGAAACGTCTTAACATATCCGCCATACGTATTGATGGTGGCACACAGCTACGCAAAGCGCTTAACGAAGACAAGGTTCAAGAGTACGCAGATTTGATGCGTGACAAGGTTGAATTCCCCAACGTCACGGTCTTCTTTGATGGTTCAGACTACTGGCTTTCGTCAGGTTTTCATCGATACTTTGCGACCAAGGCAATTGGCAACGAAGTCATCGACTGTGATGTTCGGGAAGGCACTCTCAGGGATGCCAAACTGTTCTCATACGGGGCTAACAAGCATGGTCTGCCCCACACTCCCGAAGAGAATCGGCAGATTGTCCTAGACATGATTAACGATCCCGAATGGGGTAAGTGGTCAGGCGTTCAGATTGCCAAACACATTGGCGTATCGGGAATGACCATCAGTCGGATCAGAAAAAGCCTAGATGAAAAGCCCGGCGAAGTGACCTATATAAACAAGCATGGTCAAGAAGCCAAGATGAAACCAACGGGCAAAAAGGCTAGTCAAGAAAAGCCCAAAAAAGGCAAACCTGATTCTCACCTTAACACTGTTAAGGTGACCGATGACGATAGGGTTGGCGAGTTAACTAACACTGTGGTCAGTCTTGATGAGGAAAACACCCGACTCAAAGACATAATCTCAGCACAGAAGTGGGATGCTACGGAGATTGAGGTTGATGACATTCACGATACGGTCAAGCAATTGCGCGAACAGATCCGTGTCCTTGAGATAGATAACAAGGCTTTGCGTGATAGCAGAGATATGTATCAACAGAGGAACGCTGAACTGATCCGCCAAGTCAAATCTTTGACCAAGAAGTAAGTCATGGAATTAGAACTCAGAGAGCATCAACATGGAGTGGTCAATGCGCTTCGTCAAGGGTTTAAGGACGGACACAGATGCCAGTTACTCTACGCCCCGACAGGGTTTGGTAAGACCGAAGTAGCAATTTACCTAATGAAAGCCACGGCAGATAACTATAAAAAAGCTGCAATGGTTTTAGACAGAATAGTCTTGATCGATCAGACCAGTCTGAGACTTACAAAATACTCCATCGATCATGGGGTTTTACAGGCAGATCATTGGAAAAGAGACCCTGCCCAAAGGATTCAGGTCTGTTCTTCTCAGACAATTGAGCGGCGGCAGAACTTCCCCGATATTGATTTACTGGTCGTGGATGAGTGCCACATCACCCGTCAGCAGATCACAGAGGTCATAAAAACGAATCCTAAGATCAAAGTTATTGGGCTAACAGCAACTCCGTTTACTAAAGGGCTTGGAAACATCTATTCCAACGTGGTTTGCGCCTCGACAACTGAATTTCTAGTCAATAACAAGTGGTTAGCCCCGCTCAGAGTGTTTATTTCAAAAGAAATCGACATGTCAGGAGTCAAAAAGGTAGCAGGGGAGTGGAGTCCTGACCAAGTTACCAAGCGTGGGATGCAAATCACAGGCGATATTGTTGAGGAATGGATTAAAAAGACCCATGAAATCTTTGGCAAACCAAGAAAGACAATCGTTTTCTGTGCGGGTGTGGCTCACGGCGAGGATCTAGTCGAGCAGTTTGCCCGTAAAGGATATAACTTTGTTAGCGTGTCCTACAAAGATACTGGCGAATACAAACAAGAAGTCATCGATGACTTTGCCAAGCCCGACACGGAGATTCATGGGCTGATCGCTACGGACATTTTGACAAGGGGCTTTGACGTACCTGATGTAATGATCGGGGTCAGCGCTCGACCATTTTCTAAGTCGCTTTCGTCACACATTCAGCAACTGGGCAGGGTAATGAGGTCTTGCGAGGGCAAAGACTTTGCCGTTTGGCTCGACCATTCGGGAAATTATCTCAGATTCAGGGATGACTGGGAGGAAATCTACGCCGAAGGGGTTAAGGATCTTGACGAAATGGTCGAAAAGACCAAGAAAGAACCGTCAGAGATTGAAAAGGCAAGTTCTAAGTGTCCTGAGTGCGGGTCTTTGTGGGCAAAGGGCAGTATTTCTTGTGCGTCATGCGGATATGTCAGGTCAAGGCGCCAGATTGAGGCGGTTGAGGGTGAGTTAATTGAGTTAGGTTTTAACGACAGGTCAGATAAAACTTCAAAGCAGGACTTTTATTCGGAATTGCTCTACATAGCGAGGGAAAGGGCATACAACCCATACTGGGCAAACAATAAATATCGAGAAAAGTTTGGCGTTTGGCCTAGAGGAATGGAAGATGTTAAGCGAGTGCCATCAGTTGAGACTCAAAAATGGGTTCGTCACAGAGACATAGCTTGGGCAAAAACACAAAAGAAAATGAGGGCATAAATGGATTTCGTCAATTTTGCACAGAATCACGGCTTGATCGTGAACCAAATAATTTACGACAAATGGGTGGCAACACCGACACAAGACCATCCACGGTCATCGAACGGGAGGTATAAGTTTTTAGGGGATGTTGGTTGGGTCATCAACTGGGCAACAATGGAAAAGCCTGTTACTTGGTTTGCTGATGGTAAGAATGCTTCGTCAACGGAAGTAAGAAAGCGCATTAATGAATCAAACGCAGAGCGAGACCAACTGGCACAGAAGGCTAGGTCAAAGGCAGAATGGATTTTAGGTCAAAGCACCCTACAAACGCACCCGTATTTGGAGAAAAAGGGTTTCCCTTTAGAGCAAGGGAATGTTTGGGTCAAAGACGAGCAAAAGATTTTAGTCATTCCCATGCGGATCGATGGCAAGATAGTGGGATGCCAACTGATCGATCACGAGGGGGTAAAGAAGTTCTTGCATGGTCAGACGAGCAAAGCAGCAGTTTTTGCTATCCATGCAAAAGGGACTCCGATATTGTGTGAGGGGTACGCCACTGGTCTGTCCATCAGGAATATTATGAAACAGATGAATCTGCCGTATACGGTCTACATTTGCTTCAGTGCAAGCAATATGGAGTTCGTAAGTCGGGGCATCGGGCAGGGGATCGTCATCGCCGACAACGATCCCAACGGTGTTGGACAGGCTGCTGCCGAAAAGACAGGCAAGCCTTATTGGATCTCCCCAACAATCGGGGATGATTTTAACGATTACCATATGAGGGTTGGTAACTTCAAGGCAAGTCAGTCGTTAAAGAAGCTGCTACTTTCCTTAAAAACTTAGCCTCGACCTGCCTGATCCTTTCGGGGGTCAGGTCATGCTTTTTGCCAACTTCACGCAAAGGTCTGCCAGCAACTCGCGTTTTCAAAATACTCCAAATTTTGTCTTGCATGACGGGGTTGCTGCGTTTATACATGAGGTCAAAGGCTTCCCTAGTCGGAAAGTCAACCAGTTTGTAAGGGGCATCGCCCCCCACAAAGACAGGTACTTTGCCATTGCAGTCTTTTAAATTCATTGCCCACCCCCGTCTAATGCAAAAAGCGCTGTGCCGTTATAACCTTTTATCAATTCTTCCCAAATCTTATTTTCTGAGTCGTAGGCAAACACGCCAACTGGTTGTAACTTATCCAACTCATCAGCGGCTTGTCTGAAAGCGCAGGGATTAAATTCGGCGTTACACCGACCACCACAGGCTTCTTTAAGCAAATGTACGTAATCGTCTTTAGTCATTTCAAACCCCTTGCTTTGATTGCCGTGTAGCATTCTGTGTATGTTTTTTGGCGAGAAAATTTATTACCGCCGACAGTCGTACTGTTGTTTTCTACTCTGCCGTACTGGATAGGTTCAAGACACAATGCAGCACAAATTTCACGTTCATCTTGTCGTGCAGCCTCGACAGCATCACGCATGATCTTTAAATAATCTTCAGCGCAACCTTGACGTTCATCAGCCCGTACCATTTCGGCAAAGCGCTCAAGATGATCGTGTCTACATTCCCACTTGTAGTCTGTTACATCATCAAATCCCGCCTGTATAGCAAATTCTTTTAATTTTTCATTCATTCTCAATCTCCTTTGGTTCTGTAATTTCCGTGACGCTATCAAAATCAAAGTGTTCTCTGAAGTCAGCGCCTGTCATGTCGCACAGCCCCTCATCAGCTAAGTCAATAGCTTCGTCTGCGTCATCGGCTTCAACTTCGATAACTAGGTGGCAGTGGTATCTAATTTCGTATTTCATGGTTTCTCCTTAAATTCTTCAGATTCTGTCGTTTTAATTTCAAAATAATAAGAATAATCTAGCGTTTTAGAGTCGTTAGGATCGTCTGGGTTTGCCAATATAAAGACGTTACAAAACACTTGGCTAGGGTGTTCTTCGTCAATCCAAAAACAAAGCTGATAATTACCCTTGTGAACCCATACGGTTTCGCTGTTTAACTCTGTTTCTACGTCTTTGAGTGCCTCAATAATTAAATCCATATCGGGCGCATCTGAATCAGTTTTATCAAATTGCGAATCTGTAATTGAATAGGTTTTCATCGTATCTCCATGATTCGGTAATCGTGCGGGTCGTATTGTTCTTCTACAGCGCCATTAGTGAAAGCCTCATGGTTAGCTGCCAAGAAGTCGGTTAACTCCTCTAAGGCCGCTGTATAAGTCTTAAAGGTCAACGGGTGGCTTTCACCATTGACCTCCTCAGACCAACAGTTAATCCATCCATCAAGAAATGTATAAGTTTGTACTTCAAACATTTTTAACACTCCAAGCCCCGTATTCCTTTGTTAAAGACACGCTCTCTGCCGGACTTTCAACGGTGAGGGGAAAATCGGAGGCTTTTACGATTCGCTCAAGGCGGAACAGGTAAACCACATTGCCCTTTTTCTGCTTCCACATCTCAAGCATATCGGCGTGGGCTTTCTCTGTACTGTCGGGCTTATTTCCCCAGTAACGACCAAAGCTAACCTTATCCCTTTCGTCAGTCGTAAGGATTAGCAACTCATTGACTGCCATATTTTTGTGTAACGTATCCATTATTCTTCATCCTTATCTTCAAATGCATTCCACAATGATTCGTAGGCGTGATCCCAGTTTGTAAAATCACCAAGAGCTACCGCTGCTGTCGCTTGTTGTTGAATCATTGCATCGTCTGATTCTGATAGGTCAATCTCGTTGTTCATCTCAAATTCCTCAATACAGGTAAGACAGGATTGTCTTCGTTACTGGTAAACAACGATCCACCGTCATTGCCTTCGTCATCGGCAGACGCATAGATTGCATTGCCATCGTCAAGCACCATGATGACAGGGCGGTGCGACCAACCCATGCCTTCCATTTCCTCTTGGCTCATATAACGCACCTCTGTGATTGTTCTGCCAAGCAATTGATCCTTGGCAATCTGTAGCCAATATTTGTTTAAATCTTTCATTTTGATCCCTTATAAATTGCATCATTCCAAAGACCGTACGCACCAAGCATGACAAGATCAGCGCCCTCCCAATTGCCTGTACTAAGCGCCTTACGCAGCGCCTCACGATCTGCCCCATTGGCATTAAAGTTTGCGAGGTAAGATTCGTAAAATGCTTTGTCATCGTTATCCATGATTTTCCTTTTGAAATTGATCCCATAAGTCTTTGTCAATGCTGATCCAAACACGGTTATCAAACTCATGCATGACCTCTGCATCTTCTAAAATGTCAAAAGCTAATTCGATTTGTTCAAAGTCATTCATGTCTTCCCCTTACCAAAGTGATTGTTATTCAAAACTTAAAAAATTAAACGGCAGCGGCGTTTCTGAAACAACATCACCTTTGCTGTTGTAGACGGTGATGTAAAAATTACAGTCGTCCTCATCAGACTTGATATGAACGTAGCCGCTTTGTTGAACGATTTCGTTGTTCGGTCTGTTCCACATATCAAACGAAACAACGACAGAACCATCGTCAAGTTCATCTTTGTTTAATTGAATTTCATTTTCGATAAACATTATTCTTCCTCAATTTCGTCACAAGGTTCACAAATAAAAATAGGATATTCAGGGCGTACCTCGCAACGGTTGTACATCCTGAACCCTTCCATTTCGGCTTCAACATGAGTATCGGCTTCGACCTCAATGTAGGCTTCTGTAGTCATCAAAACATTCCATTTAGGCATAGGTCTCACCAACTTGCTTGATATTCAAAATACAGGCGTGGGATTTTCATTAACTCTGTTAACTCGTCCCGTGTCCTAGTCACATCCTCCCAATAATAATCATCAGCTACTTCGCTGCCAAAGAAGAACCCTCCAGTTGGCGGCAGCAGCGTTGAATCCTTTTTCTTCAGCACCTCGTCACAGAGATCACGCAGTTTCTCTAGGTCATCAATGTCAACATCGTAGGCTTTGCAATCGTCCTCACCGTATTGGACGTTTTTGACAAACCAACCATGAATGGCGTTAGCCTTGCGCCAGTACATACCTCGAAAGGTTACTTCTGTGACTTCCAAGTCAACGCCCAAAATTTCAGCAATCTGTCTCGCCTTGGCAGCGTCCTCTTCTTCAGAACCCCAAATAAATTTCTTGGCTCTCAAATACATATCTAAACCCATGTCATTTCTCCTTAGTTGAGTGTGTCAGCGCCATGTTCCAAAGGTGATAAGCATCAACGATGATCCCATCAATATCGGGGTGTGGTCTGTCATGTAAAAAATCAAGCAAACACTGTATGTCAAAGCTACTTGCGCTAAAACAGTGTTGATACGCCTCCGCAAATGCTTCGTCATCGGCAGACAACGGCTTTGCGGTTTCTTCGGGCAGATACCCAGCCAAAGCAACTTCAGGCGTATGGCGAAGTAACTCTTCAATAGACGTTACGTCACCGCTTTCTACGTCTTTTTTCATTTGCTGCAACACCTTATCAATCAGTTCGTGCATTTCAATACTCCTAGCAGTTAATCAAAGACCAAGTGAGCAATTTGCGGACTAGCCGTTACGGCGTTTGCGGACTCATGCACACTTGGTTTCGTCCTATCGGACTCTTCAGTTTGATCCTACGACCTTTTTTAAAATCCAATCATTTAGTGTCTGATGCGCCAAAACCATATTCTCGTTAATTTTCTCTTCGGTCACGCCCTTGGCAGCGAGGTACTGGCGGTACTCGTACTCAAAGACACAGAGCGGGATTGCCATGTCACAGTCTTCTTCAAAATTGCCCTGCCACCCTTGGCGGTTGAATGATGCGTCTAGGTATGCCTTTGGCACAAACTCAAGGCGTTGGGCGCTCAGAATGATCCCGCCGTGGCTTGGCGTGTGTACGATCCAAACCCCTGCCATGATCTCTTCTGCGTCTTCTACCTGACCCCAAAGGGAATAGGTCGGGCGTGGTGTGTGTGTAAATTCTTGCATGGTCTTACTCCTCGTCAATTGGTTCGTCTACATCGGCTTGTGTGTACCCTGTGAGAATCTCAGGGCGATATTTACTCAATACTTCATTCACGCATTTGTCGCAGACCCTTGCAAGATAAATGCCCTGTGCATCTTTCTCAATCCATGTAGGTTCGTTGTGGTCGCATCTCATTTTGTTAACTCCGGTTGTTTGTAGGCATCTGCAAAAGCATTACAGTTTTTGTCGTTAAGCCAAACCTCTGCCAAGGCACGAAGCCCTGCGTGAACGGCTGCGAAATCCTTTTTGGTCTGTTCTGTCTTCTGCCCTTGGTCAATGACATACCAATGAGCGAATGCTATAGCCCCGCTGATAGCATTTAACTGGTCTTTGCTTATGTACATATTTCCTCGCTCTCATGGTCAAAATCAACAACATCCAAATCTCTGTCAAGCACGAATGAGTGCCAATGACAAAGAGCATCTTCGTAGGTCACGCATTTGAATTTAACGTGTCCCTTTGCCCCGTTGTGCAGCCGATAATAAAAGGTGAAGATCATGCTCACTCTCCTTTGCCAATAACGTCATTGCTAATGTCATCGATCAGTTGATGCAACTCTTCCCAATTGCCATAAGCAATTTTTGTCTTCGTGTCGCTGTCCTTTACTTGATCCCAACCATCGGCATAGACAAAACCGAATTCCTTTTCATAAAACCAAATTTTGTTGTACAAATGCTCGACTAATTTCTGTCTGCTAAATCTGTTCATTTTTCAATGTCCTATTCAATTAACATTACTTTTATTTCTTTTTTAATTTCTTCAATATTGTCCGATTCCATAACGTAGTTATCGTCAGACCAGTTGTCATCATTAACGTGATACAAAATGTATTGCTTGCACCCGCCAGTACGGCGTTTAGGGTTTGCGTATTCGCACCACAGTTTTAAGCCATGCGCCACGTTGACTAGCGATGGACAGGTATCGTTGTGCCACGAATCGTCAACGAACCCATCCAATACAGGCAGGGTCGAATCGTAATCAGGAAATTCTTTTAAATAGTGGCTCATGCTTTCACCACCCATATGTAAAGAAGAGGCTCTTCAATGCGCTTAGAATCGATTCTGAGGCCATTTTTACGGTTGTACTTATCAATCCATTGATATGCATCGAACCATGATTCAGCGTCATGCTCTGCAAGCCTTATGTCGTTAAATAAAATGACAACGTGCTTCATGCTGCACCTATGAGTTTGTTGATACGGTTGCAAGTGTCTGCCAAGTTGTAAGACTGAAACACGATTCCACCCGCATATTGCTTGGTATGAAACCGCTTTCCGCCCAGCGCTTTGGCACGAAAAAGAGCAAGGTTATAACGCTGTGTTACGTCAGCGTCACGGTCTGTTGGCATGGTCAGGTTTGTGTAGTGGCAGACATAGCGAGGGTTGCCATTCCCATCGCTATTGACCCGTGTAAAGGCGGTTATGGCAACCATGATTAAGCCTTGCCCAACAGGGCAGCGAATTGTTCGTAAACTCGTTGGCGTGAGCCTTTCAGACCTGTCTCTTCCTTGATGATCGTATAGGCGCTTCTGCCGCTGCGGGTCATGCCCCGCAACTCTAGCTTTAGCATTTGCAGCAGGGTCAGCAGCCGAAAGTGTTCGATTTGATTTTGTCCAAGCATCATTTTTAATACTCCGAAGTCAACATGAGAATGCCGTTAATGAAGAAGAATTCATACGTACCCGCAGGGCAGTCTGTGAAATCAATCTTGCGCTGTTTAATGCGCTTGCAGTCACCGTCTTCCACGTTAATGGTGGCTTTGCCGTTCGCCACAATCAGGTCAATCTTCAGCACATCTTCGGGCAGCGTGGCGTACTCGCTGATGACGATATCCTTGAACCAATGCGCCCCTGCCTTGTCGCAGAAATATTGAACACCATCGGTATGCAAGACCTTGCTAAACGGGCTTGATTTGTAATAGCCCTGAGTGCCGATAAATTGTGATAAATCCATTTCTTTCACTACTCCCATTCCAGTCAGATCGATAGGGTGAATCGTTGGTAAGTTATTCATTTCAGTTTCTCCATTCCAAGTTAAGGGCATCGTTTGCTTGCGTGAGTTGCTGCGCCTGATCGTCTGTGAGACCGTAGTAATGCGGCTCAACACCGAACCGACCACAGAGGCTGATGTACGGGTTGTAAACTTCAAAATCGTTAATCTCGTACCCGATAACGGGGCAGTTGTCGGTATTCTTCGTGATGATTAGCTTCATAGCGCCACCCCGATATTCGAGTTGTGAAAATGTAGTTTTGCTTTCACGCAATCAGAATGCATATCAATAATGTCGCAGCGCATGAAACTTGCTTCTTCTTCAAATTCCCACACACCGCTATCGGTAGGCAGCGCACCGTAGAAATCATTCAGGGCTTGCTCTTCATCGTCATCAAGACCACTACGGTCATCGTTGACGATTGCCGCAACGAAATGTTGCGAGATTCTGTACTCGTAATAATCATTCATTGTCATGCTCCTTAGTTTGCATAAGACCCCTTGCGGGGTTTCGCCGCATCACGGCTCATCGGTTATGCTGTTGCTTCTTCCAAGCTGCTAACGGCTTCTTCTAAGCTGCCTACAGCGCTTTCGAGCGCATCGATAGCTGCCTGTGCAGCCTCGCCCTTGTCGCTGCCTTGGAGGCTCTCAGGCATATTGTCGTAAGCCTCCTCCTCCTCCTCTTTCAGGGTTTCGACCTGTGATTTGAGATCATCGATTTGACCGATCAGTTTGTTGATCGCATCACGGCGTTTGTTGTTCATGCCAATCCTTTAGCGTGGGGGAAATATTCGTTGACCATCTTGGTTGAGAGAGATTGCAATTGCTTGTTGTTGATCTTGGCAAGGTCGCAGCCCATAGCCATGATTCGCATTTGTACGTGGAATGCTTGCATTCTGTCGAGAGCGGGAAACCACTTTAGAATTTGTGTTGTCTTGTCCATGTTGAGCCTCAAAAAAATGTGTTTTCAATATCTGCTAAAGACGGGTACAACTGCAAGCCATTCCAAACCCTGAGCGCATCTTCTAAAGTGTCGAAGCCTTGCTTGTGGTAGCCCGAACACCAGTCGGGCGTACCCTTCCATTGAATGACGTACTCGTCTTTGTCTTGTTTAAACCAACCGAAGTATTCTGTAAACACGGTTAGCCCTTTCGGGCGAAAGAATAAATTGCGAGTGTCGTTTGTGCCTTGCACGTAAATCTGATCGATCAATTTCATAGCGCACCATCCAAGAGGAAGAAGAGAACAAGAATGAGACAGAAAGCGATAGCGTTAAAGCACAGGGTTAACAGGTCATCCATGAGTCACCTCAACGGTAGGTAAGCGAAGCGCCAACTGACGGTTACGGCGTGTCTCAATCGTGACCCAATCAGAGCGAAGAGCGCAGCCCATCCAATCGACAGAATCCTGCCACGACCATGCGTACACGACCTGAGTGTCGTAACCATCCGTAGGCATGAAATAAATGCGGTACGGTGCGAACGTGCGGTTAAACCATTTTTTCATTTTGCTACTCCTTTTGTTTGCATAAGACCGCCGTAGCGGTTTCGGGGAATCACCCCATCATCAGTTATGCTGTTATGCGGAAATCTAAGTTATCCCATTGGCGCTCTTGCGCTTGTGCGACACGCAACTTGCAGCCTTTCAGGGTATCGGCTTGCACGGTCTCGTTTCCTACGGTTGCTACCCAAACAGAGATGATCTTGCCGCTGCGAGTGGCAATCCGTTTCTGTGAATAAATCGTCATTGTTGTGGCTCTGTTCATTTTCATACTCCTAGTAGCGGGGCTTTCGCCCCTGTGGGTTTTACTGTGTGTGAGCCTCTCTGATTTCACGGGCAATATCCATTAGCTTTAAGTAATCATCGCCGCACAACATACGACCATCGTATTCATAGTCGTAGCCGTACATAACATCACGTTGATTTAACTCACGGTTGTAGAGAATCCCCTCTATGTGGCGTGCATGGTCTACGAAGAGAATGCGGGTATCGTCTATGCGAACAGCGGTGATAGGCTGACCCTCTGCGGTGTATGCACGCCCTGTGTTGAAGTGAATCGTTTGGTTCATTTTGCTACTCCTAGTAGGTGGGTTGGTGTTCGATGCAACTGGTACTAAAGGGAATTATATAGGAAAAACTTGATTTGCAAGCGTTTTATTGAAATTTATTGAAAATATTTTTATTGCCTATGAATCAAGGGTTTAGGCGTGAATCCACCAGCGCATCGATTGCCGCTGCCGAAGTGAGTCTCGCAGCGAGAATAGGCTCTGCCGCCGGAGATAGCGCCCGAAGAGAGCGAAGCGAAACAGCCCGTCTTGTTATGCTTCTCAAGCTGTCCTACAATCGCAGCTAAGAGCAACATACTCAACGGATACCGTATGAAACGACTAACGAAAGCTGAGATAGCACAAGGCATGAAGACAGTACCGATAGAGACCATCATCTTAGGCAGCCAAAGCAAGCAAGGTATCAAACTCACCAAGAGACAAAAGGAATTCGCAGAGCAAGTGGTAAGCACAGGCAACAAGAGCGAAGCCTACCGAAGAAGTTACAACCACACAGGCAAGAGGACAACCGCAGCGAGGAATGCACAGACCATCTCAAAATCTACCAACGTGCAAACATACATCCAAGCCCTGACACTAGCGAAAGAGAGCGAGGAATATCTTTTACCCCAACGTCTCAGAGCTATGGCTATCCATAAGCTATCCACAATGGCACTGGATGACACGATGCCCCCCGCACAGCAACTCAAGGCGTTAGAACTCGTTGGCAAGATGACTGAGGTGGCATTGTTCTCTGAACGCAGAGAGATCGTACACAGTCTCGACTCGTCATCACTCAAGGCGAAGCTGATGGATGCGGTACAGCTCGCAATCGCCAGCAGTAAAAGTATTCGGACAACAACCAAGCGGACAGCACAACAGCTACTCGCTGAGATCGATGAACCAACTGA